CCGGATCTGCTACTGCCAGGTGACGCGGACGCGGTTCAGCGGGGTGTCGAGGACGAAGACACCGGGCTGCTCGTCCGCGGGCGCACCGAGCGGCAGGATCTCGAAGGCGGCATCCCGGCCGCGGTACTCGCGGTCCCAGGTGCGGACGGCGTCGGCGACCTTCGTGGCCAGCTCGTCGCTCCCGGGGCCGTGCCCGATGACGCCGAACTCCCAGAGCTTGTCACCCTCGGGGGTCGTCTGCTCCGAGGGGCGCCGCGCTAGGTAGGTGACGGCGCCCTTGTCGACGGCGGCCGTGGCCGAGGGGTAGGGGTCCTCGGTGAGCACCGTGCCCTTGGCGGACTTCGGGAAGAGCATCCGGATGAGCCCGGACGGCATGACGCAGGAGACGAACAGCTCCATCCACTCCGGCGACTCCCCGGCGCGGACCGTCATCCCGGTCCACTCCTCGACGCGCGGCTGGTCGAGAACACCGGCGAGGGCGTCGGCGTCGATCGCCAGGCCGGCGGGGGCCTGGAGGCGCACGGCGCTGTCCGTGCTGAGCGGCACGGCGCGGCGGTCGTCGTCGGCGATGCCCCGGCGCAGCGGCATGAAGGTGTTCATCTCCGAGCCTGCCGACTGCCACCGGCCATCGCGCTTCACGTAGATGATGGAGCGCGAGACGCTGCCGGTGAGCCGCTGCGGGGTGACGAGCCGGCCGCCTTCGGCGAGCTGTTCGAGCCAGGCGTGGGGGATGCCGTGCGCGCCGACGGTGGCGATGATCCGGTCGTACGGGGCGCCTTCGGCGTGGCCGAGAGCACCGTCACGCGTCAGGGCCTCGACGTTGGTGACCCCGGCGGCGGCGAGGTGGGCTCGGGCGCCTTCGACCAGGTCGTCATCGACGTCGATGGTGGTGACGTGTCCGCTCGGACCGACGAGGTGGCCGATCAGGGCGGCGTTGTAGCCGGTGCCAGCGCCGAGTTCGAGGATGCGCTCGCCCGGCTGGGCTTCGAGCTGGTCCAGCATGAGGGCGACGACGGCCGGCTGGGAGGCGCAGGAGATCGAGGTGCCCTCGGGGTCGTACTTCACGTGGACCGGGTCGTTGGCGTAGGCGTCGGCCAGCGGGGCTTCGGGGACGAACAGGTGCCGGGGCACGGTGCGCAGGGCGGCTTCGACCGCGGGGGTGCGGGCGTGACCGTCGGCCTGGATCTGGTCCACCAGGGCGTTGCGGAGCTGTTCGGCGTTGGCCTCGGGGGCGGTGAGTGTGTCGGTGTTCACCGCGCTGACGCTATTGGCCGCGGAGCCCGATTCTGCTGCTGACGCGGTGTTTTCACTCGATCCCATGACTACCTCTCGTGCGATGTGGAACAGGGTGTGCTGGTCGGCGCCGGGCAGACCGGCACGGTTGGCGTGGAAGATGGCGTGGTGCGCGATGACGGCGCGAAGACCGCGGGTCAGAGCGCCCTGGACGGCGAGGTAGGCGAGCGTGGTCCCAGCGCGCTCGAAGGCGGCGACCCAGTCGGCGTGGCCGTCCAGCGGCCCGCCCTCGCGGCTCAGGCCGCGGGCCTCGGTGGTCATCAGGGTCCGCATCGCCGAGATCAGGCGCGTGGACGCGGGCGTGCCGGTACCGGGGCGCAGCGCGCAGACCTTCGCCCACACGTCGCCCTGCTCGAACCAGTCGAGGTTCGCGGCGCGCATCAGGCTGCTCAGCAGCAGGACCGTGGTCTCGCGCCGCCCCAGGTGACCTTCCTGGACGGGGTAGGCGAGGAGATGACGGCTGTCCTCGTGGAAGAGGGCGTGCGCGGCCGTCATGGCGTCCGCCCCGCCGAACGCCTCGGTCTCCGGTTCGTAGATCGCGGTCGTGTGGGACTGCGCGGTGCCGTCGGCCACCCACTCGTCCAGCAGGGTCAGCACGGTCGGCGCCGGCTGGTCGGCGACGTACCGCAGGCGCCAGGGCTGCTTGTTGATGAACCACCAGCCGCTGAGCTGCCCGTCGGCCTCGGCGGCGAGCAGCGCGGGGGCGAGGCGTTCGGCGACGGCGCGCCGTCCGGTGTCGCGGTCGGGGAAGGTGATGTTGTGCTGCTGCCAGCGGTCGGAGCACATCGGGAAGTCCTTCGGTCGGGGTTCAGGCGGTGAGCAGGCAGGCGTCCCACCCGGTGCGGGGCGGCTCCGTGCCGTCCGCGGTGAGCAGTCCCAGCGCTGTTCCGGCGGCGCCGTCGAGGAGGCCGGCGCCCGCCGCGTCCTTCAGCAGCAGGGCGGCGGCGTCGTCCGGGGCGGCGCCGGGCGGGACCAGCACGGTGAGAAGGGCGGGTATGGCGGCGCGTAGCTGTCCGGCCGCGGCCCGCTCGGCGTCGGCGGCGGCCCGCGCCGCGATGTGGACGAGACCGGCGAAGCCGTGGCACAGGCCGCTGTCGGTGGTGGCGCGAAGCTGCGCGCGGTCGGTCAGTGCGTCCAGCAGGGCGGCCTCGGCTTCCGTCTGGAGGTCGCGGTCGCCGAGGGCGAGCGCGGCGAGCTGCTGAGCGCGGGCCAGACCCGCGGTGCCGTAGCACCAGCTCGGCCGCCGCGGTGTCGAGGCCGCGGGTCGGCCGCTGCGCAGTTCCTCGCGGGTGATCCAGTACGGCCAGGCCGTGCCGCGCCCGGCGGGCACCTTCCACCGCTCCAGCCAGGCCAGGATGGTGCGCATCGCCTGATGGTGGCCGGTGACGGTGGTGCCGCGGCGGGCGGCGAGCGCCAGCAGCGTGAGGACCGCGCCGATGCCGTGCGCCATGCCGTGGTTGGCGTGGCCGCCGGGGAAGCGGTCGTCCGGCCGGCCGGAGGGACCGGTGGCTGCCCACCAGCCCGGCAGGTGCTCGTCGTCGTGGGTGATCGGGTCGGTCAGGCGCACGCAGTAGTCGAGGACGGCCCGGGGCATCGGGCCGTCCGGGTCGCGGCGCAGCAGGTAGGCGCCGTACCCGGTCAGGCCCCGGATGGCGTCGAACTCGGCGAGCGCTGGGAGCTGCCCGGCGTCGATCCGTCGGTGGGCGGCGTCCAGGCGCCGCCGGGCGTCCACCGTCACCTGACGGTCGAGCACGTCGAGGCCGCGCCGGTAGGAGCCGGGCAGGTGATCGGCGGCGCACGCCAGGACGTGGGCGAGCGCCGGGGCGCCGTAGAAGGGGTAGCTGTCGGAACCGCTGGTGAACGGCTGTCGGGTCGCCGCGGTCAGCCAGTCGTGGGCGCGCTGCCACGGGGCGAGTCCGGCGGCGGCGCGCTCGACGTGGAGCAGGGCGATCCCGGTGGGGCCGTAGGCGAGGTTCTGCCGATTGGCGTCGTCGGTGGCGGCCACCGGCGCCTGATCAGGATGGGCGAGGTGGTCGGCGATGGCCGTGGCCACCGCGCCGGCGGACTGGTCGGTCATGATCGCCTCCCGGCGCGGGCGGTGAAGGCGAGGGCGGCGGCGCGGGCGAGGTACAGGCAGACCTCTTCCTCGGGGAAGTCCACGGCCACGTGCCGCACGAAGTGCGTGTGCAGCAGGGAGGTCAGCACGCCGTCGGCCGCGATGCCCTCGGCGTGCGGGCCGGACAGATGCGGCTGGTACGCGGCGAGCGCGGCGGTGCGCCCGCTCCAGGCGTCCACGATCGCGGCGCCGCCCGGCGCGGACCGCAGGGCCGCCCAGTCGCCGCGCGGGTCGGCCAGTCGTACGGCGTCGGCGAACTGCGGGCGGGGGACCGGCTTCGGCGGGGTCGGTTCGACGTGGTCGATCAGCCAACGCGCGCCGTCGTCCGGGCTGCCGAGGAACGCGGAGGTGATGGCGAAGAAGTGCGCGGCCACGAGCGGGCGCTGCGCCGGCCGGACAGCCTGGGCGAGCTGTGCCACCAGCGCCGCGGAGTCCGCGCGGAACACGGCCTCGGCCGCGTTCCATGCCGGTCCGGAGCCCCACCGGCCCGTCTCGCGGTAGGAGGTGGGGTAGCGCAGGTCCGCCAGCAGCCCGGCGGCCCGCAGTTCGTCGGCCCAGGTGCTGACCGTGTGGATGGTGTCGGCGAAGTCGTCCGGGTCCGGCAGGGCGATGCGCAGGCGAAGGTGCTGCTGGGGGTCGCGGAAGCGGACGTACCACCAGGGGGGCGAGCCGAGGCGCCGTATCAGGTCGGGCACGTGCCGGGCGAGCAGGGCGTCTTGGCGCCGCGGGTCGCCGTACAGCGCGGCCAGCAGCACCGGCGAGGCGGCCGGGCTCTGGATCTGGGCCGGGGACAGGGTGCGGGCGGTGGTCGGCGCGGGCAGTTCGGGCCAGGCCGGAGGCCGGACCGCTTTGAGGGGGACCACGATCTCGTGGGCCCGGCCCCCGCTCCAGCCGTCCGCCCCGCCCGGGGCGGCTTCCACCAGCACGGCCGTGCCGGTGCGGTCGAGGTGCTGGCGCAGCAGGCTGCGGTAGCCGGGCTGGTCGAGGTCGAGCGGAAGCCGCCGGTCGTCCTGGACCAGGTGCACGTGCTGCGGCAGGCGCCGGCGCTCCCGCCACTCGGACAGCGCGGCGTCCCAGTCCGTGCCGGGGCGGTGGCGGTCGGGGAGGTCGCCGCCCTCCAGCCTCCAGCGGGCTGGGGCCAACACGATGCGGCCGTACCGCAGGCGCGGGAGGAACGGCATCGCCGCGGCGGCGCCCCAGTCGAACCGGGTGACCTGGGCGCTCTGTGCCCGCGACACCTCGGTGATCAGCCGGGCCAGGGGCGGGGTGTGCTCGCTGAGGTTCAACGCGTGCATCCCGACAGCCTCGATGCGCAGACCGCGGCCGGGAGCGGCCAGGTACATCCGCCGCCCGTCGCAGCTCATCGCCAGATCCGCCGGCGTGAGCACCGCGGCGTCGGGGGCGCGGTGCTCTTGCAGGCTGATCACCAGCGGCAGCACGCGCGGGGTTCGGGTGACGTGGGCGGTGTCGGGCAGCAGCGCGGGGAAGGAGAGCTGCGCCGCCACGGTGCCGGAGTCGGCGGTGGGCAGCTCGGCCAGCTCCTCGTGCAGCGGGCCGCACTGAGCGGACGGCAGCACGCCGAGGAAGCGCCCTACGGTCACCCCGGCACCGCGGGCCACGCTGGTCACCTCCACGGTGAACTGCCCCCGGCGGACGTCGGCAAGGCTGGCCGCGTGCAGCCGCACGCCGACCTCCAGGTGGGGCGGCACCCGCGGTTCCTGCGGTCCCCGGTCCAGGGCGGCCACCGTCTCGTCGGTCAGCACGATCTCGTCGCGGCCGTCGAGCGCCGCGCCCTGGGCGAGCCGCAGCAGCACGTCGTCCCGCGGCGACAGGCGGCGCCGGTCCGCGGTCGGGCTGCCGGGGTACCCGTCGGGGTAGCCGATGCCGCTGTCCGCGACGACCTCCCGCAGCGGCACCATCGTGCCGACGCCGAACCGCTCGTAGAACCGCTGGTGGTAGTCGTTCCACGGCTCGGTGCCGTACGGGCGGGCGCAGAGCCGGGTGAGGACCGTGGCGGCGCGCTCCACCTCGCGGGCGACCGCCGCGGTGAGCACCACGGCGGCGTCCAGGCTCAGGTCGAGGGCGAGCGGGTGCCGCCGCAGACCCGGCACCAGAGCGCGCATCCGGGCCGCTACGGCGTCCCGGCCCACCGCGGTACCGCACTGCTTCAGCCCGGCGTGGACGGCGCGCAGCTCCCGGACGGTGGCCGCCAGGAGGGGAACGTCCTCGGCCTGTGCCGTGTCGAGCTGGGCGACGAGGTGACCGAGCGCGTCGGGCTCGGTCGCTGGCGCGTGGAGGTTGGTGATCAGGACCCGTCGCTGTACAAGGCCCGCGAGGAGCCGGTGGACACGCTCGGGTGCCACGGCGGGGAACTCGGCGGCCAGCTTCTCGGCCAGTTCCCCGATGCGGACCGGCGCGTCGGCCGCTCGCAGAACGAGCCGGATCGGCGCCGACAGCTCGACGGCCGCCTCCACAGCCCGGCGGTGACCGGCCGGGCCGTTGTCCTGGTAGGGAACGACGAGACTGCCGTCCCGCTCGAAGGTGGTGTTGTTGACGACGACCGACAGGAGCGGCAGCAGTTCCCCGCTCCTCTCCAACTGCCCGATCAGCCTCGCCACCCACTCAGCGCCCGCGCGGGCGACGACAGCGTGGTTCTGCCCCCAGCGGGCGCGGGGCTCGGCGCCGAAGGCGGCGGTGGTGACTCCGGCGAACAGCCCGAACGGCGTGGGCCGGTGCAGCGCACGCAGGAGGTAGCGCGCCACGGATAACCCGACGCGGCGCACTTCGCGGGGAGAAGGGGAGCGGGCTCCCTCCAGGGCCTCCACCTCGGCGGCGAGAGCCGGGCTGGCGTGCCGGAGGGCCTGCGCGATACCGGGGTCGCGCCAGATGCCGCGCACCCAGGCGAGACGGCCGGCGGTGACCTCCGCCAGCTCCTCGGCCTGGAAGGACCGGTCATCGAAGTCGGGCAGGGGAAGCTGCGGCGCTGGCGGTCGAGCGACGGCACGCACCAAGGCGGTCGCGCCCGCCCTGAACGCTGGAGGTGTAGCCACGTGACGTATCCCTTCGTGCGCCGGGAGGGGGTGGCGGCCGGTGCCGCCGCGCCAGCAGCGCGACGGCACCGGCCACCGTTCAGGACCTGATGGCCAGGTTCAGACGGCCGAGGTCAGTCGGTGAAGGTGACGCAGGCGCCGCAGGAGCTGCCGCAGTTGTCGTCCGTCAGGACGGTCAGCGCGGCGGCGTCGGAGACCTCCAGCAGGGAGACGTTCAGCTCGAACCCGTCCGACTGGCCGCCGGCCGTGGGGTCCTGGACCTGAGTGGTGCCCGCGGTGATGGTTCGCGTCATGACAACTCCAGTTGTCTCGTTGGTTGTTGCGAACAGGTGGTGCTTGCCAGCGCACTGACGCCCGGAGCGTAGCCACGGGGCTACGCCGCGGGTTCAGGTTCTGGCCAACCCGGCTCGGGTTCGAGCCGGGAAGCTCTGGGGTGGAGCGCCGCTCGACGGTCCGGTTCGTCGCCCAAGACCGCCGAGCGGCGGTTCTAGGCGGCCGGCACAAGATCGTCCAGGTTGACGACCGTGTACTCGCGCAGCTCGCGTACGAGCTGGGAGGCGAGGAACCAACCGATCTGGGGATGGCTGTAGGGGAGGGGAACGTCCGTGCTGGAGAGGGGCTGGATGCCGTCGGCGGTGTACTGGTACGGGGTGCCGATGACGCCGTAGAGCGGGAACCGCGTGGCCAGCAGCGCGACGTGCCCCTTGCTCCTGAGCCGGGGGCACCGCCGAGCAGCCATCCGGGCGTGCTCCAGGCACACCGGCGGCTGCGCGGTCTTCACCGGCCCGGTGTAGTCGTCGCGGTCGTCGGCCGTCTCCACGAAGAGGATGCCGTCGCTGCGCTTCAACTGGACCGTGCACACCTGGCAGCGCAGGAGCGCCATCGTGGTGCGCTGCCGGAGCGGGTGCACCAGCCGCCACTTCGGGGACCCGGTGGGCTGCCCCCCGAAGTCCAGCGACATGGAGTACCGCGCCCACAGCACGCCGCGGAGGTCTCGGTCGGGCGCAGCCTCGTCCACGTACCCGAGACGCGGGCGCCGGTCAGGGCCGAGGCGTACGTTCAGGCTGAGGAGGGAGTCCGCCTCTTCGCCTTCGCGGGCGGTGATGTACGGGACGACCACCTCGGCCGCGGTGGCGGTCATGCCGCGTTCCTGGCCGGGACCGCGAGCGGCCGGCGCGGAGCGACGACTTGTCCGTCGGGCAGCAGTTCGCCGGTGTCCTCGAAGAGCAGGACGCCGTTGCACAGCAGGGTCCAGCCCTGTTCTGGCCGGTGCCGGATCGTGCGGGCGGCCTCCCGGTCGGCGGCGTCGGCCGCGGGGCAGGCGATCTCATGTTGGCACATCATGGTCCTCATCGCAGAGACCTCCGCCGCGGGCCCGACGACGGGCCGTACTCGTGTGCACGGGGGAGGAGTTGAGTTCCGCAGCGGGGGACTGCGGGAGTCGGAGAGGCGGCCGGCTGCGGGGGGCAGTCGCAGCCGCCGTAGAAGCGGGCTCGCTCGTCTTCGGTGGCGCGGGCGGGAAGCCGCTCGCCCCACTCCACGACCCAGTAGGGCGCCCGTTCACGGGGGCCCGTGAGCCGGATACGCAGGCCGGGGAAGCCGACGCGTCCCAGCAGGGCCTCGCGGATCGCGATGGCCAAGGCGCCGGGGCCGGCGTCCATGCTGCCGCCGCGGCGTCGGCCGCCGACGGGCACGGCGAGCATCGGGGCGCGGAAGACGCGGACGGCGACGCTGCTGGCGAGGAGCTGCGGGTCGTGCAGGCGCGCGGCGACGAACTCGTAGTCGTAGGCGTCTTCGGGCGGCAGGAGCGTGACGAGCTGGGCGTCGTGCTCGGTCGCGGGCGGCGTCTTCACTCGGCATCATCGCCGGCAAGGAGGATGTCGAGGAGGTCTTGGGTGCAGCGGCCCAGGAGGCGCAGGTGCCCGAGGGCCAGCGGCAGGTCTGCCGGGGCGGCCGGGCGGCGCAGGAGTCTGCGGGCCTTGCTCTCTGCGGGGTTCTCGACCGGTTCGGTGTCGGCGAGCGCCTGGTTGGCGGCCTTGATCGCCTCGATCTCGGCCTCGGTCACCTCGGTGGGCCGCTTGGCCGCCCGCTTCCGGGCCACGGTCACGAGCTGGGGGAGAGCCCTGCGCAGCCGGGGGGTGAACTCGGCGATCTGCTCGGCGGACGGGGTGACGCCACCGAGCGCGATCTCCACGTCGTCGTAGACGAGGTCAAGGGCGTGGTCGTCGCGTAACGCGTCGAGGAGCCGCGTGAGCCGTTCGACGTTGTCGTCCTGGTCTGCTGGCGCCGGCGCGAGGTGCGTCGGGGTGGTCATGCGGTCCTCCGCGGGGGTGTGGGGATCTTGAAGCAGCACCAGGTTTTGGTCCCGTCGGGGCTCACGCCGCACAGCGTGGCGAGCATGCTGACGATGAACATGCCGCGGCCGTTCTCGTCCAGGTCGTCGGCCGTCCCGATACGGGCGTGCTGGGTGGAGCCGTCGTTCACCTCGATCGCGAGCACGTCGGCGACGAGCAGGAACCGGAAGACGACTTGGTCGCCCGTTCCGTGCACCAGCGCGTTGGTGACGAGTTCGCTGATCGCGGTCTGCGCGTCATCGACCAGGCAGGGCAGGCCCCAGTGGCGCAGCTTGGCCGCGCTGATCCGCCGGAGGTAGCCGACCCACCGGCCCTCGTGCGGAGCGACGGGCTGCCCGCCGGCTCCGGGATCGCGCCGCAGGTTCAGGGTGAAGTCGTCCCGTACGGCTTCTGGGCCGGCGGTCACGTCCTCGATGGTCCCGACGATCATCCGGTCACCGCTCTCGGCAAGCGTGTCAGGCCACAGGCGTCGCTCGGTGGCGTTGTCGCGGTCCATCCGCATGCGGGGCGGATATGTGGTGCTCTGGCTCGTCATCAGCGGCCTCGGCTTCGTCGGAGTGGGGGTAGCGGGGTTCGTCCTCTACGGGGGAGGAGGACGAACCCCGCCGAACCGGCGAACCGGTCCACACGAAGGCAGGCGTCACTGTGCGTCACAAATGATCATGACCTGATGGACAGTCACGTCCGCCGCTCGACTAGCTTGCTCCTTTTTCGCTTCCGTGCGCAACACTTTCGTCGATAATCCAAAGAGGCGAGAACAGACGTGCGCATGGCCAACGATGACGCGGGCGTGCCAGACTGCGCCTATGACGCAGAAGAGAGCGACGCCGTCAATCAAGAGGCGACGTGTGGGTGCCCAACTGCGCCAGTGGCGCGAGGCGGTTGAGATGCCGTCAGGTGATGTCGCACGGGCCATGGGCTGGAGCCAGCCCCGCTTCTCTCGCGTCGAGCGTGGCTACTACCGCATCGGTCGCGACGACGTGCTCGACCTGTGCAAGAAGATCGGCGTCGATGACCCGAAGGGCGTCGAAGAGGTCGCTCGCGTCGCCGAAGAGCCGGCCGGGAAGGGCTGGTGGGCCTCGTACGCCGACAAGGTCAGTGAGGCGTACCTGGACTTCGTAGAGCTGGAGGCTGAGGCGGAGACGATCCGCATCGTCCATCCCAAGGTGATCCCGGGGCTGGTGCAGTCACCGCTCTACGTCCGGGAGATGCACTCGCGCGCCCGGTCGAACGACTCGGAGTCACTCATCGCCATCCGCCTCGCCAGGCAGGAAGTCCTCAGCCGAGCGAAGTTCCACGGCGTGATCCCCGAGTCCGCCTTCCACGCTGAGTTCGAGTCCAGCCCTGGCCTCATGGAAGACCAGCTCCGCAAGCTCATCGCCGCCACCAAAATGGAGAACGTCACCCTCCAGATCCTGCCGTTGAAGGCGCACCCTTCCATCGGATCGAACGGAGCAATGACCATCCTTACGTTCCGGCACCCGTGGACGCCCGTCGCCAGCATCGACAACCCGATGGGCGGCTCACACACCTACGACCCGGCCCAGGTCGCCTACCTGGAAGCCGAGTTCGAGAACATCTCTTCTGCCGCGCTTCCCGTGGACCAGTCACGGGATCTTCTTAACGAGTACCTGGAAGGACTGCACAAGTGACCACCAACAACGGACGCGCTCTCACTGCACCAGAGCTTGAGGGGGCCGTCTGGACGAAGTCTTCCTACAGCGGGGACTCGCAGGGGCAGTGCGTCGAACTCGCTGCTCTCAAGACTGCCCCGTTCGCTGGCATGCGAGCCGTCCGGGATTCCAAGAACCCGAACGGCCCCGCGCTCGTCTTCTCCGAGTCCTCGATCGCAGGCTTCCTCGCAGACGTTCAGGACGGCAAGTTCGACTGCTGACCCCCGAACATCACGCGTCGAGGCCCGGTTCCCCCATCCCAACTGGGGGAACCGGGCCTCGATGTACTACTGCTCATGAGCCAAGGGCAGCGTACCCCGGGTGATCGCTACTCCCCTGGGTAACGGGCAGAAACGAGTGGCTGCGGCTCTCAGGTCTCCGTCTGGGCGGGGTCGTCCGCCTGCGGCTCAGCTCTGGCTTGTGCGACTGCTGCTCGGGCGGGCCCGCCGTACTGCGGCACCTTGTCGAGCGGGTCGCTCGTGCCGACACCGTGGCGGCGGTCGTAGACCGTGTCCGCCGTGTGGGAGCCGTCCGCCCAACGGCCGGCCCGGTTGCGCTCGGCGAGCGGGACGCCCTTCTCGGCCATGTCGGTGTTCGCGCCGGCCCGCCACGAGTGGGAGGTGACCTTCTTGCCGTCGATGTACGGCACGCCCGCCTGCTCGGCGAGGAGCTGGAGCCGTTCGTTGAGCGAGCCCGGCCGCATCCGGGTGCCGCGCTTACGGTCCGCTGGGTAGGAGCGGAGGCCGCCCTTCACGGTCAGGGCGCGGAAGGTCGGCTGGTCGGGGCCGTCCGCGCCGAGTTCGCGCAGCACGGCGAACCAGGCGCGGGCGCGGCGTACGAGCTGGAGGTCGGTGCGGTCGTTGATGAAGCGGCCGGCGCCCTTGCCCGCCTGGTCCGTCTTGGATGTGGCGGTGGTGACGTGGATGCCGGTGTCGTAGATCCGCAGCCGCTTGTTGAGCTGATCGGCCAGCTCGGACTCCCGGTGCAGGTTGGCGTAGGCGAGCACCACTAGGAACGCGTCGCGCTTGCCGATGTTCGTGCTCTCATCGATCGAGTCGAGGATGCGGACGGTGTACTCGATCGTGGCCGCAGCGGCGCGGTCGACTTCGCCGCCGGCCTTCACCCAGTCCTTCTTCCAGGCCCGCAGGCGGCCCTTGAAGCGGCTGGGGTCGGGGCGGAGGTCTACCGGCTGCCAGTTCCAGATCCGGGACATGTACTGACCGACGCTGTCCGGCTTGAACTCCCCGGTCTTGCCTCGGCGGATCAGGTGCAGGCCGTAGGAGGTGTACGTCGCCGTGGTGCACGGGTACGGCAGCCGCGGGGGGTCCTGGGTGGCGCACCAGGTCATGAAGGCGCGGATGGTGGACTCGCGGTTGGTGATGGTGTTGTCGGCGAGGTCGGGTTCGGAGAGGTCGGCGACGTCCTCGGCGGACAGCCGGAAGTCGGCGTCCGTCCAGGCCGGCTTCTGGTCGGCGAGCGGCGGCAGCTCGTCGGGGCCGAGCATGGTGTGCTGGGTGATCAGGTAGCGGGGCCCCTGCTCGGCCGCGGCCGGTCCGGGTTCACCGTCCCGGACCAGCTCGGCGCGTACGACCTCGACCTCCGTGCTCACGTCTCCTCCGGCGGCTCGTACTCCGGGTGGTCGGGGTGGTCGATGAACGGCGCGGCGAACTGCTGCACGACCATGCGGAGCGGCCCGACCAGAGGGGCCTTCTCGTCGGCGAGCTGCGCCTTGAGCAGGTTGACCAGCATCAGCTTGCCCAGGAGGTCGTCACGGGTGCGCTGCGGCTGGTTGCGGACGATGTGCATGGCCGTGGCCTGGTCCACGAAGTGCCCGTCGCCGGTCAGGATCGGGGCGAACACCCGACCGCCCATCCCCTGCACGCCGAACCGGCGCGCGCCCGGCTCGGTCAGCTCCCACCAGCCGTGGGGGGCGAGGGCGCCGGCGGCCTCCAACTCCTCGGTGACGCGGGCCTCCAGGAAGGTCGCCCACTGCGCGGCCGTCACCGCACCTTCGGCGGTCGGTCGCTCGGGTCGCTGCTCGGTCACCGCCGGGCCTCCGCGGGGAAGTCCGGGTGCTCCGCCCACCGCTTCGCCTCGTTGCGCATCCACTCCAGCTTGCGCACGGCGCCGACGATGTCCCGGTTCTCCATGCACGCTTCGGCATACCCCAGCGCGTAGCCCAGGGCCTCGTGGAACAGCGGGTCCACGACAGGCGTCTCCGCGGCGCGCGCCTTCAAGAAGGTGTGCAGGGCGGCGAGTTGGGCGCTCATGTCCGCGTACGCGTCGACCGGGCGGTCGGCGGCCGGCGTGCCGGGGCCGGGAGCGGGCGGGGCCGTCGTCGGCTCCGGCCGGTGCCCCTGCGGGCTGTATCCGCGGCCGTTCACGCCTGCTGCTCCTGGTGGTTGAAGGGGTGGTTGCACTCCGGCGAGGGTTCGCCAGCGGGGCTGAGGCAGGTTCGGCACAGGTCGATGCCGGGGCCGCCGAGCGGCGTGGCCGCGGTGCCCTGCGGGTCGGTGTCCAGGAGCATGGTGGTGCTGGTCTTCCCGTCGCCGCCGGGCAGGTTCCCGGGGGCGAGGACTCGGCCGAACGCCGCGATCCACTCGTCCGCGTCGTCGGGCACCGGCATGCTGTTCGGTACCGGCTTGATGATCGTGTACATCTCGGCCGGGTGCTCGCCTCGCTGGAGGCGTGCCACGAACTCGGCCGGCGGTACTCCGCGCGAGCCGACCTCGTCCGGACCGTCCGCGCGCTCGTTCCCGCTCATCTGTTCCCCTCCCCGCAGGTACCGGCTATTCCAGGGAGAATAACCGGAAAGGTAACCCTAAGTTGTTGTCAGCGTCCCCACCCTATCGCGGAGCAGTGACAATCGGCAGGCGAAACGCACAGCGCTGTAACCCACCCTCGTAACTACCCGATGACATAGACTGCGGGTAGTTCATTGGGTGGGTTCTGTCGAAAGGATCGCAGTGGATTTCGTGATCAGGGGCGCATCGCCCGCATTCGAGGAGGGATTGCTCGCGCTCATCGCCGAGCACGCGGATGATCTGACGATCGAGGCCGATCGGCAGTGGACCGTCGAGCGCGCGAAGGACTTCGTCCGCATCGCCACGCCGGCCGCCCGCACGCTGCTGCACGACGTCCTCAACGGTGGCGGATACCGGGCGGCGGCCGACCTGCGCGACATGAACCGGGACCTCGCCGGCCCCGCCATCTCCCTGACCAAGACCCTCACCAAGGGGGTAGTCGACGGACTTTGGCCCTCCGGGATGCCCGCGCCGGTCACCGCCGACTACGGCCGCGAGAAGCCGCAGAACAAGAAGGTCGAGGGCTACCGCATGGCGGCCGACCTCATCCCCGTCTTCACCGCCGCCGTGGAAGGCTGACCCCGTGCACGACGACACCCTGAGCCACCACGAGTTCGACACCGAGCCGTTCACCGCCTCCGAGTTGACGGCCATCATGGGCTACCGCAAGGCCATCGAGGGCATCCCCGACGCCATCATGGAGACGACACCCGCCGAGATGGGCGCCGCGGCGACGGCGTTCGGCCCGGCCGCCGCGAAGAGCCTGCTCACGGACCACGGTGATGCCCTCAACACCTGGTTCCTCGCGCTCGACCAGGCCCTCGCGGAGCTGCTGACCTGCACTACCGAGTCCACCCGGTACTCGACCGCCGCCGGACGGTTCCTGACGGCGGAGGCCGCCGCCTACCACCGCGCGCGCCAGCACTTCGAGCACACCACGACCGTCTTCCTGCTGGGCCGCGACACCACCCCGCTCATCGGGAACTACCCACGGTTCACCAGCACCCTCAACCTGGGCATGCAGAGCCTGGACGGGCCTGAGTAGAGGTCGCCACCGTACTGCACCACCCCGGTCGCACGAGCGAGCGCCGGGCCTTCAACGCTCCGAGAGGACAGAGGACATGCACTACACCGAGGACCCCCTGATGGAGGGCCCGCGGCGCAAGCACCGGCTCGTGCTGGAAGCCGTCGGTACCACGCGAAGCCTGTTCGGCGCCGAGCGAAAGCTGTTCGCGGCCGGCTGCGAGGCGGGCGACTGGATGGACCCCCGCCAGTACACGGACACGGCGCACTTCGAGGGCTTCGACCAGCACATGGCCGAGGTGCAGCAGCAGGTGCACCGGGAGACGGAAGCCGCCGCAACGGAGCAGGATGACTGCCCCGACCAGGAGGCGTGACCCCGTGTTCCGTATTAGCGCGAAGGAGGCCGCGCGCTACCCCGGCCTTCGGGCCCGGCTCAACGCCGCGCGCTCGCCGAGGCAGAAGCCGACCAAGGCCCGCTCCCGGTCCACCCCCAGCGCGACGACGTACGTCGAGTGGGACTCCGGGCGGGAGATCGGGGCCGCCCGGCACTGGGTTCTCGACCTGCCCGACACCGAGCTGATCAACGCGAACGACCGCGGTCACTGGAGCCGGCGGCAGCGGCTCACCGCCTCCATTCGGGAGGCCACGGCCGTGCTCGCTCGCCAGCAGCGTGTACCCCGGTTGACCAGGGCTCGCGTGGTCTACGTCGTGAAGCCGAGGACGCGCACCAGGGTCTTCGATCCGTCGAACTGGTCGCTTTCGGCGAAGGCGGCCGTGGACGGCCTCCAGGACGCGGGCGTGTTCGAGGACGACAACGCCGCGGTGGTGACGGGCGTTGACCCCCGTGCAGGAGAGCGCCAGAGCGGCGCGAACATAAGGATGTCGCTGGTCATCATCGACCAGGGGGAGGAGAACGCAGGTGCTTGACGAGAAGACCGCGTGGCAGCGAGCCGCCGGGCTGTACGAGGAGGCGGGCCTGCGCCGGCAGTTGGTGCCGACGTACGCGGACGCGCTCCTCGCGCTGCGGGACACCGAGATCGCGTCGCGCCTGCGCGAGGCCGGCTTCGAGAAAGCCGCAGCCCTGATCCAGCCGGACCCGGACCTGGTGGACGCCGCGTGGGGCGAGGAGCCCGGCGAGGAGACGCCCGAGGACGCTGTCCCGGACGGTCCGCCGCCGCGCATCAAGGTCTACGTGGGCATGGCCGCGGTCGCGGGGAGCACGGAGACGTACGAGCTGGGCGCGGAGGAGATCCCCGCGGGGTGGCACCGCATGACGGAGGACGAGAAGTCGGAGGCCATGCAGCCGATCGTCCAGCACTACATGGACAACGCCGTCCAGGCCGGATGGGGCGAGGTCGAATGAGCACGCTCACGCCGATGGAGCGCCGACCCGCTCCCGTGGACAACGCGGTGAAGTCCGGGGTGCCGCACGGCGCCCCGGTGCTGTGGGGCGGCGAACTGGCCGCGCTGCTCCGGGACGCCTCCTTCTACAACCGTCCCGACGTTCGTACAGACAAGCAGGCGCACGTGGCCGTCTTCTCGACGGGGCTGACCACCCGGGGCGGCGGGTCGCTCGGCGACCTCGGGGCCGCCTGCGACCCGGGCAGGATCATGCTCAACGACGACCTGTTCCTGGAGGCGCACCAGGTTGGCAAGCCGGCGCGGTGCCGACGTCGGGCGTGCCAGGCGCTCTTCGCGGTCGCGGAGCGCCAGCACGGCGACCTCGACCACATCCGCTCGTACTACAAGCTGGAGCACCGGATCGGCGTCCGCGTCGACCTGGGGCTCCGGGTCCGGCACGAAGGCCGCCCGGGGGCGATCATCGACACCCGCGGGCAGTACCTCGTCGTCCGCCTGGACGACGAGACCGTGCCGGTGACGGTGCACGCCACGTCCGGCATGGAGTACCAGGGCAAGGACGGCTGGGTGCGGGCCGTGCCGCTGCCGGACCCGTACGCCGCGGTGTAACGAACGGGCGGGCCACTCCGTCTATCCCGTGCACGGCCCCCTGCGTCGGCGCCCGCCGACACCTAGTCATGCAGGGGGCTGTGCTCTGGGGAGACATCGTGAGCACAGCCACCACCACCGATCGCGCTGAGCTGCTGCGCGAGGCGTCCTTGACGGTCTGCGGCCGGCGAGAGGGCAAGACGAGGGCCTGCAACTCGTGCCTGCGGAAGGCCGACGCCGCCGTGCAGCTCATCAAGGGCCCGACGCTGAACACGCGGCTCCTGCCGCGCGTCGCCGACATCGTGTGCGGCTCCGCCGGACAGCCCTGCGGCGACTGCTGGGAGAAGGCCACCACCCTGATTCTGGAGCTGCGCGGATGACCTTCGACTTCCCCGCGCCGATGATGGTGGAGGGCGACGTCGTCCACGACGGGGTGAAGTACGGCAGCAGGCAGCAGGTCTCCGGCGTCTCGTGGCCGATGGTCCCGCCGACGGGATGGCGGTACGTCTCCCGGACGGTCAAGGCCCTGCTGTACGGCGCGGGCGCCGTCTGCGAGTACTGCGCCGAGGTCTCCGTCAGCGCGGGTCCGTGCGCGCGCACCACGCCGTGCGCCCCGGTCCGCCTGACCATCCTCACCGGGCGGGAGGCGTTCCCGCTGACGAACGACCTGCTGAAGACCTACACGCCCTTCGACCGGCTCCGGCTGATCGCTACCACCGCCGAGTACCGCCCCTTCCAGCCCTACGCCCAGCGGGAGATCGCGGCCCTGAAGTGGACCGCGACCGAGCCGGAGAAGCGGCACGAGCTGATGCGCGAAGTCGTGGCCGAGCTCCACGTTCCCGCGGCCGGCATCCGCACGTTCCTGTGGGACGGCACCGAGGAGATCCCCTACCCCTACAACTGGACTCGGGCGTCTGCCGATCAAGGCCGGTAGGCTTCTCCCATAACTGAACACCGGCCTTCGGCCGGCCGACTGCGGCGCACGAGCGAGCGCCCGCGGTCTCAACGCTCCGAACTCGACCAGGAGGGCATCACCATGCCTCGCGTCTCCGCGATCTCTTCCGGCCTCGGCTCCCCGTCCTCATGTGACGTGACGAACACCTGACCTGCGGTTTTCTCCGCCGTCCACGTCACGTCACTTCCCGGGGAGACTGCTGTGCCTCCGCACGACTCGATACTCGCGCGCGCCGCGCTCGGCACCGCGCACGCGCTGGGCAAGGCGTGCCGCTGGTGCGCGCGCCGCCGCTTTGAAGTTGCCCCCGCAGCCGCCTCCGCGAGCCTGACGGGACTGTCCTGGCTCCACCATGTCGATGGCGTCAGCATCCCCGAGCACGGCGTGTACGGGCTGGCGACGCTCGCCGCCGGCGCGCTGACCGCCGGGGGGCTGAAGCACAAGCACAAGGCCCTCGCGACGGCGGGCGCCGGCAGCATGGCCGTGATGGCGGACGCCTGGGTGGGTGCCGCTCTCGGCCCGTCCGTGCCTTCGCTGATCGCCAGCACTCTGGTGACCGGCGGGGCGTACGCCGCGTACGTGCCGTGGCTCGTACGCTCCCGCCGGGATCAGCTTGCGCTCCAGGTGAAGGCCGCGAAGGCGGGCGTGACCGCCGAGGGCCTGGGCACCAACACCCTCGCGCCGGGCCTGACCGGGGCCACCCGCGAGGAGACCGCGCTCATGCAGGCCCTCGTCGCGATGCTCTCCGTGCCCGCGGTGGACGTGACCGCGCTGGAGTACACCCGGTTCGGGTGGCGCGCCGTCATCGTGCTGCCGCCCGGCCGGGACACCTCCCCGCACAAGGTGATCGCGAGGCGCGACCAGCTCGCCACGAACCTCGGGCTGCCCGGGAAGCTGCGCCTGGCCAAGGGGGAGCACGACAACGAGCTGGTGGCGTACCTGTACGAGTCCGACCCGCTGGCCTCGCCGATCCCCTGGCCGGGCCCGTCGACCAGGACGTGCACGGAGCCGGCCGTTCTCGGCGTGGACGCGTACGGCCAGCCGGTGCTGATCCCGCTGCTGTACAACCACACCCTGATCGGCGGCGCGACCGACAACGGCAAGTCGGGAGTGCAGAGCGTCCTCATCGCGTACGCGGTGGCTTGCGAGGACGCCGAGGCCCTGCTGATCGACATGAAGCCCGGCGCGGTGGAGTTCGGGCCGTGGCGCCGGAGCGCCCTCGCGCTCGCGGACACGCCGAGCCGCGCGATGCAGCTGCTCAAGACGGTCTGGGCGGAGGTCGAGCGGCGCGGTGCGCTGCTCGCCGAGCTGGGCGAGAAGAAGTGGATACCGGGCAAGCACGGCCCGGCCTGGTTCGTGTTCATTGACGAGCTGGCCGAGTTGATCCGTCGCGTGCCCGCGGCGGCGAAGCTGATCGAGTCGCTGCTCCAGGTCGCCCGCTTCGTCGGCATCACGCTGGTGTGCGCCACCCAGTCGCCGAGCAACCGCGTGTTCGGCGGCTCCACCGACGGCCGCCAGCAGTACCAGGTGCGCATCGGCCTGGGCGCGAAGGAGTCCACCACCTCCAACTTGATCTTCGGTCCCGGGGCGTACGGGGACGGCTGGTGCTTGGACGAGCTGGACCTCGCGGGCAAGTTCCTGCGGTGGGACCGCGAGCACCAAGAGCCCGTCGATGCCCGCGCGTACTGGATGACCGAGGACGACGTGGCGGCGACGAGCCACCGCTACACCCGCGAGGAGGAGTCGACGGAGGCCAGGGAGCACCCGGAGCCGTCGCCGGACCCCGACGACGACCCGACGCCCCCCTCGCGCCCCACGCCGCCGTCCGGCGGCCCCGGGGGCGGTCGCCCGCTGCTCCGTGCGGTCCCGACGTTCCCGGACGGGTCGGAGATCGCGGACGAGCGGCACGCGGCGCTGTGGCAGGCCATCGAGAAGGCTGGCCCGCGCGGCATCACCGTGGACGACCTGGTCGCGCTCGACCTGCCGCAGTTCGCGGCGCGGTCGTCGGTGAACGGACCGCTCGGGCAGTGGCGGCGGAAGGGCTGGGTGGAGGAGGCCGGGAAGCACGGGCGCGCGATGGCGTTCCGTACGGCGCCGCGGCTTCCGGTCGCCAAGGTGTCGGCGGACGTCGAGGACTCCGAGTCGGTCACGGTCGGTGGGTGAGGCGGGGTCAGCCGCCCGGGACGCTGCCGTGCGCGGGGGCGTAGAGACCAGGACACCGGCGGTCGCGGGAGGCACTTCCCCCGCGACCGCCGCGGTGCGTTCTGCGTGGCATGATCTCCGCCATGACCAAGGGGTGGGGGAGGGCCGCGGCCGTGCTGCTCGCGGCCGTGACGATGGCGGGGACTGCGGCGTGCGGCGGTGACGCCGGCGCGGAGAGCAAGCCGAAGGCGACCGCGTCCGCAGCGAAGAAGCCCACGGAGCCGGTGAAGGCGCAGTGGGACAAGGCGATGGAGTGGTGGGCGACCCACGACATCGGGTGCGTGAACGGTTCGGCGGTCGACGCCGACCGTGAGGGCTGCGCGGTGCGCGTCCAGGACTACGTGGATGACGTGCGGAAGATCCGGAAGGCGATGAACGCGGACCCGGCGGCGCCGAAGGGCTTCTACTCCGAGGCGTACGCCATCATCGACCGGTTGGAGTCGTACGCCGGCACCCCGTCGGGGGAGGGCGACACCGAGGGGTGGCTGGACGCCCGGCCGCTGATCTGGGCCCAGGGCCAGGCCCTGGACGAGTGGATCGCGGCGCACCCGTTGCAGTAGGCCCGTCGGCGAGTTGTGGCGTTCCGGCCTTCGGGTGCGGGCCGGAACGCCACCATGAGGGAGCGGGCTCGTTGCGCAGGACGGCGGCGCGCAGCCGGCCCGCTGGTATCAACCTTGATAGAGGAGGCGGCGTGACCGAGGGGCCCGTGGAGTCGGGGGAGCGGCGGGAGAAGTGCACGTTCGCGATCGACGTGGAGCACGCTAAGCGCTTCACGGACCTGCGCAAGGAGCAGCGCCGGGCGATGGCGGAGTGGGTGCACGACTTGGTCGAGGAGAGCAACGGGGGGATCACCCGGGACGAGGCCCGGCTGGAGGCCCGGCGCCGCCGGTCCGAGCTGTGGCCCACGCTCGATCAGTACGTCGAGCGGGCGGTTCGACAGCGGCTTGCCGAGGACGATCTGGCTGGCCCGTGGGAGCCGTTGACGGCCATGGAGGAGGAGTTCGCGACGCTGGCCGGCCGGGGGATCGGGAAGAACTACCCGGGCTTCCTGATCACGCGCACGTACGAGCTGCCCTTGCCCTTGCTCAAGCAACTGCGGACGGCGTCGATCCGGGTGAGCGAGGAGCCCTTGAAGGAGATGGAGGAGCTGGGGCTGCTGTACAACTCGCTGGACTACACCCCCGAGGAGTACGACAAGCGCGAGGAGCTGGTGAAGCGGGTGATGTCGGCCCCGCGGATCGTGCGCCAGGCCCTCGAACGGTACGGTCCGTGGCCGCCGGACGAGCACCCGCCGTCCTCGATCGCCGCGATCGGGACGCGGGCCCTCAATCAAGGTTGATAGAAGCGGAGCTGAGCGCGGCGCAGGGGCCCGCCTGCGCCGTCAGCACTATCAAGGTTGATAGGAGAAGGCCGGCTACGCGGCGCGGATACGGTGCTCGGCATGAGCTATCTGGATGACGAGCCCGTGCAGGCCGCCTTCGACGTGATGACGCTGGTGGACGCCGTGGACCGGTGCGCAGCGCAGGCCCGCGTCGGTGCGCGCCAGGCGGAGAGATTGGTGGGCGTCGCGCCAGACTCCTTCCGGGATCGGCTGGGGCAGGAGCTGCGCGAGCGGAACGAGGTGCACACCGACGTGGACACGTGGCTGAGGATGCGGTCGATCACGGTCTCGTGGGTGGCCACGAGCGCGCCCGGCGCCGTGGTGGACGAGGCCGGGTCGGCGGCCGAAGTCCTCGAACCGCTGGACGGCCTGAAGCTCTGGCCGGCGGCCGAGATCTGGTGAGCCGGGGCGAAGACCGGATTGTGTACTCAGCCCGGAATCGCCCGTGGAAGACTGGCTGCCCCAACGGGACAGCATCGAAGGGCACGTGATGACCGACCAGCCCCGCCTCTCCGAACTCCTCGGCGCCACCGATCGAGAGGCCGTGATCGCCGAGGACTTCGCGTACGTCCTCGACCGGATTTCCGCGCTGGTCGGGTACGCGGAGGATGGGAACTGGCGGTCCGTCCACGAGAAGATCGGCTCCTTGAGGTCCGCCCTGGACACCTTCGAGCGCAAGATCAGCGAGCCGGTGACGTACGAGGACGGCGAGAAGGGGTCGGTGTACCACGATCCGATCGTGGACTCGCACCGGACTGTGCAGCTCATCATCGCGTTCGCGCAGCGGCATGGCGGGCGGCTCGGGCCGACGCTCTTCCCCATCGAGAAGTTGGAGAACGAGCAGGCCGTCGAGCAGATCCGCTCCGACCAGGAGCGCACCCGTCGCTTCAAGCAGGAGCTGTTCGGGGACGACGCCTGATGGCGGTTCCGCGGCGGGCCGAGCGGCTGCGCAAGGTCGCCTGGAAGCTCACCGAGCAGTACGGCCTGCCGCGCGACCGGCAGATCGAGGCCGAGCTGGACGAGTACGCGCACCCCAAGCGGTGGGCGTTCTTCTGGAGGGACGGCCCCACCGAGACCGCGGTCCGCCGGGCCGCGGCGAAGCTCGACAGGGAGGCCCTGGACGGAGTCGGCTACCGGCGCGAGTACTCCGACGCGGCTTGGGCCGTCGCCGCGATCCGCTACGTCCGCGACGGCGACCCCGGCGAGGACGCGTACAGCGCCGGCGTCAGCGTGTACGACGCCCGCCGGCTGCTGGACACCCTGAAGAACCCGGGCCCGAGCGACGACCGCGAACGCGCCATGGCCGACCGTCTGGTGAAAGCCTCCGAGCGGCACGCGTCGTGCTTCGGTGACGGTGACGCGATCTGCCGCGAGGTCACTGAGCGGGGGTTGGCCCCGCTGCTGCGCGGCGAGGGCGCCCCGCCGCTGACGCCGATCGAGGCCCTGACCGACCGGTACGCCAGCGGCCGGGCGAGCGCCTTGTGGACGCGCAGGCTCGTCCCGATGACGCCGCTGGAGGCGTTCGCCGCGGTGCAGGCGGACCCGAAGGCCGGCCCCGACCACATCGAGGCGGCGCTGTCGCTGCTGCCGGAGCTGCACGCCGCGCTCGACGCCGCGGCGACGGCACTTCAGGCGAGACTCCCAGCGGTGTGATGATCACGGAGTAGAGTGCGTCCTAGGCCCGGTACCGCATCCCCCGTCGGTACCGGGCCCTTTCGTTGCCCGGTCGCCGAGCGCGCCGGGACGCTAGCCCTCCCCAACCCGCACAGTCCTTCCCGCCTGCCGGTCCGGCAGGCTTCACTACGGAAGGACTCTGCATGACTTCTTGGACTCCGAAGCTCACGAACGTCCAGGGCACGGACGGCACCACCAGCGACGGCGAGTTCGTCGATGCGAACGGCGTCGTCACCTTCACCGCCATGATCGTGGCGCGTAAGGAGACGAACTCGGCCAGCGACGCCGGGTTCGGCCTGACCCTGCCGGTGCCGGCCAAGGTCACCGGCGCCCGCACGGTGTTCCAGCTCTCCCTGGACGGCCGGAGCGCGGACCACGGCGTGTGGACGGGCGAGGCCCAGATCTACGCGGGCAGCGACGGCAAGTCGATCGACCGTCTGCGCGTGACCGGCACCTCCAACGGTGCGGCCGTGCAGAACATCACCCACCTCTACGGCGACGCCGAGGGTGTGACGGACGCGGAGATCATCACCGTGTCGGGGTCGTACATCCGCGCCTGATGAGCGCGGTCTGACGGGCCGCCGGGCACCGATGGGGTTCTTCCCCGTCCGCCCGGCGGCCCGTCGGCGTTTCCGAACTCAGGCGGTCCGGCCACGGAGGACGATGACCTGCTGCACGCCGCCGCGGTCTTCCTCGCGCTGGCGCAGCTCGTCTTCGACGGCGCGGCGGAGGGGTTCGAGCCGGGTCGGCATCGGCGACCACTCCGGCACTTCGGCGCCGATCTGGGGCGCGCCGCGCTCCTCCAGGAGCTGCTCCATCTCGTCGTTCAGGGCTTCGGCCGCCCGGAAGAAGACGCGCTGGACCCCGCGGGGCCGCAGCCGCATCCCGGGCGGCTCGGTGACCTTCGTGCCGTCGGGGAGCTGCCGGGTGTTGTGCTCCAGGGACACCCACAGGTGCTTGACGGCGTTCTGCTCGTGCTGCCGTTCCTGCTGGTGCCGTCTGGTGAGCTGTTCCCGCAGCGGAAGGTAGGCGTTGAGGGCGTCGCGGGTGGCTGGCGACAACTCCCACTCCTCGATGGGGGGCGGCTCGGCCATGCGGCCTTGGCGGGGGCGCTGTATGCGCACCGTGGACAGGTCTCGGGCGAGGTGCGCGACGTGCTGCTCGGCGAGCGTGCCGGAGCTGGCGGCCGTGTCCAGGACGATGCCGTACATGGCGAGGAAGCGGACGCGGAACGGTTCGCTGATGTCGCGCTTGACCTGGCCCTTGAAGTGCTCCAGGAGCAGGGACCGGGTGACCGGGGGCACGACCGGGGCCAGCGCGGGGGCGGGGGGCATCTCCGGCCGCATGAACGGTGTGCGGGTGTGCTGGGCGATGATCTCCATCGCGCGGATGCGGGCGCGGATCTGCGCGTCGGACTCGGGGGCGGTCTTGTCGTCGCCGCGGATGCGGCCCTCGCTCGCGAGGCGCAGGAACTCGGTGACGGACGGGCCGGAGAGCAGGGACGTCAGGTCGTCGTACGCATCGGGCACGAGGCCGTGCTTGGTCAGGGCCCGCTCGAAGGCTCCCTGGAGCGCCCGGAGGTGCTTCTTGCGGGAGGAGCCCATCTGCTCGCTGGGAAGGGCGCACAGCTCGTCCACGGCGCGCTTGAGGGCGGCCAGGGACGGCGCGGCGGGCGACTCGGCAGCGGTGGACATGCCCCCATGATGACGGGTCGCCTCTCAGCCGGCCCTCGGAGACCGCAGATTCGGCCGACGAAGTGCGCGGGCGCACTCCCGGGCCGGAGCCCCGTGGGTGCGCCCGCGTCGTCGGTCACTCGCCGGCGGGCTGCTCCGGCTCCGGCTCGGTGTCCTCCTCGAAGGTGACCGGCACGCGCTCCTGGTACGTGAGGGACCCGGCCACGTCGTACTTCTCCGGCAGGGCGGCGCCCATGCCTTCGAGGGCGCCGATGAGCAGCGCCTCGCGCTCCTCGGCGGTGAGGTCGAGCAGTGCGTCACGGGGCCCGCTGATGGTCACGAAGACGTTGACGTACTGCTTGTCCGGATCTCCCCCGGCGCGGTAGACGGCGGTGTCGAGGGCGACGGCCTTCTGCAAGGCTCCTCCTTGGGTGTGGGCCGACGGGGCGTCGGCGGGAGGCGTACGGTGCCGGGCCGGGCGGGCTTGCGTCTCAGGCGATGAGGCCGCGGCGGCGGACGTGCGGCTCGTAGACGGCGAGGAGGATGCCCTCGGCCCGGTCCGGGCTCTTCATGCCGCGGGCCTTCATCTGCTTCTTCGACTCGACCACCGAGTAGCCGCCGGCGTTGTTGCCGAGGTTCGGCGTGGTGAGCTGGATGGCGGCCTGGCGGTCGACGCGGAGCCGGAGCCGGCCGGAGCCGGTGGCCGGGTCCGGCTGGAGCAGGGCCCGGGAGGCGAGCCACATCTCGTCTCGCTTCCGGAAGGGCCGCATCACGGCGCCCGGGTCGTCCCGGTCGGGGGACTCGGAGACCATCACGCCGATGATCTCGCTGTTGTGCTTGCCGTTCTGCCCCCAGACCTCCAGCATGCCGACGGCGCCGTGCCCAAGGCCGTTCTTGTCGATCTTGACGTGCACCTTCGCCGTGGAGCCGAGGGCCTGCGCCAGGCGCTCCGCGGCGTGGATCTCCTCCAGGATCTTCGCGGCGACCTTGACCTGGTTGTCGTTGGCGGCGCCGCTGGAGTGGTGGCGGTGCTCGATCGCGTCGCCGACGATGCGGTAGATCGTGAACTCATCGCCGCCGTCTGCGGCCACGTCCACGCCGAGGCGGACCCAGGCGCCTTGCTTGACGGTGTGCGTGGCCGTCTCGCCGGGCAGGCCGAGGTCGCACAGGCGCGCCCAGCCGGGCCCGGTCGGGTCCTCGTTCTGCTGGGCGTCCTCGACCCAGGTGATCGGGATGACCTTGCCGCCGCCGCCCTTGGGGAAGCGGGCGTACACCTTGGCCTGGACGTACGGGTGGTCTTCGCCGTACTCCCTGATCGTGCGGTCGACCCAGTCCATGTCTGGGAGGTGGATCGCGAGGGAGTGCTGCGGGACACCCGGGGGGCAGTCGTTGCAGAACGGGACGCGTTCCTTGGTGATCGCCGGGGAGTCGAACGTGGCGATCGGCACGGTGACGGTGGTGGGCTCCTCGGGGTCGTCGCCTTCCTCGCACAGGCCCTCGAACCAGGACCGGGGGTCGTCGGCCGGCGGATTGCCGATGGCGAGCATCCGGGCGTCACCGGTCAAGAGGTTGTTCGTACCGGCGCCGATGCTGCGGGCGATACCTCCGGCCTCGTCCACGACGATCAGCAACTTCGGCGTGCCGTGGATGCCCTGCATGGCCGCCTCGTCGCCCTCGGGGGCGGTGAAGCCGTAGGCCACCACGACGTCGTTGCCGTAGGCGTCGGGCATCTTCCACTGCGTCGTGTCGCACCACCCGGGCAGGCCCGCGCGGGCGACCGTCTTCCTGATGTGCGGCCAGAGCTGGTTGCGCACCTGCCGGAAGCGAGTCGCGGTGGTGACGATGACCATCGTCCCGGGCGGGTTCACCGCGCCCGCCCACGCGACCAAGCGGCCCGCGATCCACGTCTTGCCGACGCCGAACCCCGCGGGGACGGCGATCCGCTTGTGGAAGGGGACTGCGTCAACGATGTCGCGCTGCTTGCTCCAGATCGACTCGCCCAGCACGTCCTCGATGAACCCGCTCGGGGAGTCCGCCCACAGGCCGTAGAGGGTGCCGGTCTCCCGCTCGACCTCGGTGAGCACGTGGCTCAGGTCGTGGGTGTCGAGCGTCTTGAGGACGGCGCGCCGGGCCGGCACGGGGGCCCGGAGGAGCAGGTCGGCTTCACGGGAGGCGATGCGGGAGCGGACGCCGGAGCGCTGCTCGACGGCGGCTTGCGCGGCGGCCACGGCGGGGGTCGGGGAAGTCGGGGCGGCCATGGCGCGCACCGTGCACGCCCTGCTCGCCTACCGTCCCGGGCCGCCTTGATCAGGGGCAGTACCCGCAGCCGGCGGTGCCGTTCTGGCACTCCTCGGTGAGGTGGTAGTCGCCGCGGCATCCGCAGTCGCAGCCGCCCAGGAGCCCCTTGGCGAACAGCCGCCTGATCTTGGCGAGGAACAGCCGGTCGGGCACCGGGCCGGTGACCTCCTCCAGGGCGGCCTGCACGTCCCACGACATCCGCCAGGGCACCGCCCCCGGGCCGCGGGGCACCGGCACGCGGCGTACGGCGTCGCACAGGACTTCGTCGGGGATGTCCTTGCACTGCATGCGGCGGCCAGCGATGAACCGGACCGTGGGGCGTTCGGCGGTGTCCATGCGAGTCCTGGAACGTCTGCGGCCCCCGTCCGGTCTCAGTGCCTCCGCTGCGGCCACCTGGGGGAGTTGGTGGGAGCGGCGCCTGATCGGGGAACGGGGGCCGAAGTTGAGGGTGGGGCGGCCCCGGGGGGGTGGGGCCGCCCCGGGTGGGTGCTGACCTACCTGGAGCGAAGGGAGGGGACCCCCTTCACCGCCATAGACGGAGTGAGTCCGCCAGGTGTTACAGGTTCAGCGGAAGATTTTTCAGGCGCTCTCGGCCGCGGGCAGGATGCGGCGGACGATCTTGTCGTCGCGGTCGATGGCCTCGGCGATCCGGAGCGGCCCCCACCCGTACGGTTCGGCGTTCATGACGGGGATCAGCTCGTTGCGGATCTGGATGGCCGCGGCCTGCCGCGCCTTTGCCGCCTCGTACTCCGTGGCGATCTTGGGCAGCTTCCGCTCGGCGTTCTTGACGAACCGCACGCCCGCGGCGCGCGCGGCGGCCGGCTGCTTGTCCCGCTTGGGGAGGTCAGCGACGCTCGGCACCTTCAGGACGCGGGCCAGGACCCGGTTGCAGGCGTTGCGGTTGATGCCCGCGGAGAAGTAGACGCCTTGCGCCGTGGTGTAGAAGGCGAGTGAGCACATCGCGGCGTCGCGCTTGGGCAGCAGCTCGGCGACCTTCTCCTCCCAGAGGTCCACGGCTTCGGCCGCGCGGCGCAGCCGGTCCTCGGGTGCCCCGTCGGCCGCGGTGAGTTCGTCCACGATCTCCTGCCGGGCCTGCTCGCGGATGGTCGTGAAGTCGGGCCGCTCCAACGGGTCGACGCGGACTCGGCCGCCCGCGGTGCGCAGCATCTCGCCGGCGTCCTCCAGGTGGGCGATGGCGGCACTCCGGCGGGCGGCGGCGCCCTCGTACCGGGCGCAGATCGCGGCGGCCTTCTGGACGACGTCCTTGTGGTGCGGGATGCCGGCGTTGCGGGCGGCCTCCGCGCGGTCGGCGGGCCAGCTCGGGGGGTTGATCTGCTCCTCGCGGTCGAGGTCGTCGTGCAGCAGGGTCATCGTCAGGCGCCGCAGGTGGGTGCGGGCGATCCCGAACTTCTCGTGGAGGTCGGGGGCGTACTCGTACAGGGCCGCGGAGGCGACGAGCTGCTGACGCTCCTCCTTGAGCATGGACAGTTCCATGAACGCCTGGTCGCGGATCTCCTCGGCGAGCGTGCGGCGCTCGCGCGGGTCGGTGACCTCGGCCAGTTCGGCGTCCACCTCGGCTCTCGCGTCGGTGCGGATCTTGTCGTAGTCGATGCTGCTCATGGTGTGCCCGTTTCCGGGTGCGCGCCCTGTGGGCGCTGGTGGCAGGGGACCCCCCTAGCCGTTCGTCCTTGGCGCAGAACTGTACACCATGTCCGCGACGGGGAGCTTGGCGCGGCCGAGATCGCGGAGCGCGCGCAGCACCAGGAGGTCAGTGCCGGGCGGCCGGCCGGGGTCGAGCCGGACCCGTGGGGGGATCGTCGGCGGGGGAGCGGCGGTCATCGCTTCCCCTGGTGGCGGCGCTTGGCCTCACGCATCGGGCGGTATTCGGCGGCCGAGCACAGGTAGGTGAAGTGCAGCGTGCGGGACGCGACCGTGATCGTGATGCCGTACGGCCACCGACGGCCACGCATCAGCCCGAAGCTGATCAGGACCGGGTGGGTGTGGCGCCAGCCGCCGACGCTGCACCGGGGCAGGAAGTGCCCGCCGAAGGTCCGGTACCAGGAACCGGTCGTGTGGAGGGTGAGGGTGGGGCCGAGTCGGGCGAGACCGACGGTGTACCGGAACAGGCTCAGGGTGGCGCCGACGGTGCGGGTGCGCTCCTGGTCCATGTCGTAGGTGCGCACGGGCCCGACGGCGAAGCGGGAGCCGCCGCGCCACATCAGCAGGTGCCAGCACAGGGTGAGCTGGAGGGTACGGGTCTTCATCGCGCACCGCCGGTGACGCGGATGACGGTCCCGTCGGACCGTCGGACGGTCTCGGAGGCCGGCTCGGGGGTGACGCGGGAGCGGCTGCCGTCCGGGTGCAGCGCGAACTCGGCGCCGCCCGGGTAGCGGACGGTCATCTCGCCGGGGAGCATCGGCCGGCGGACCTTCCAACCGTGGCTGTAGGACTCGCGGGGGTGGTCCTCGAACCAGGAGTTGCACGTCGTGCACACCAGGAGCAGGTTCTGCGGCTGGTTGATCCACTCCTCGCGCGAGGAGCCCATGCCCCGGTTGACCCGGTGGTGGATGGTCAGGTTGGCCGGGGTGTTGCAGCGGACGCAGCGCCCGCCGTCGCGCACGTGCACGAGGTGGCGCACCGCGTCCGTGGGGCCTGTACGGCGGCGTCGAGAGGCCACGGCCGGATCTCCGTCCTGCGCCCGCGCGCTGGGCCGCCGGTGACGGCCGCGAGGGAGCGGCGGGAGCGAGGACGGGAACATGCACGTCCGGGGCGGCTACCGTCCCGGGCGGTGCGGGGCCTCGCTGCTGGTGTGGTGCGCGTACACGGCCCCGGCCAGCGTCTTCATGGTGTCGGTGACCTGCTGGAGATCGGCAGCGTCGAGGGCGGCCAAGGCGTCGGCCGCGGCCTTCCGTACGGGCTCGGGTACGTCCTCGCGTGCGGCGATCTTGTAGGCGATGGAGCGGCGAGCGGTCCGCTCCTCGGTGGCGACCCCGTCGGCGATGTGGGGGAAGACGGCGGCCTCGTAGTTCGCGGCGGTGATCAGGACGTACTGCGCGACGCCGGCGGAGTAGCCGTGCTGCATCGCTGCGTTCCGGGCGTCGTTCAGCGTCTTCTCGTAGCCGCTGATGCCGCGCCCACGGTTGAGGAAGGCGCCTACGGCGGTGAAGGCGGCGGCGATCAGGCCGGCGAGGAGGCCGGTGTTCCAGGCGTCGATCAGCCACCCCAGAAGCCCGCCCAGCAGCCCCATCAAGCAGGCCATACCGATGGTGATCAGTATGTAGGCGCGGGCGGGCGTCAGAGGACTCATGCCGTGCAGTGTGCCAGCGGACGGTCAGCCGGTGGTAGCCGCTTCTTCCTGCTCCTGGCGCTCTCGGGCGGTGGTGATGGCGTCGAGGAGTTCGGCGGCGTACGGGACGGGCACGTAGCCGACGTAGACGCGGCCGGTGTTGGTGTCGTTGTCGCCGAGGACGATCTCGTACTCCCCGCCGGTCTGCTCGTCGTCGTAGTTGTACGTGCCGGGCCCGGCGTCCTCCAGGGGCCCCTCGGCCTGGTCGAACCAGGCGATCCCGAAGACGGCGTCGACCGCTTCGGCGATGACCTTGTTCGGGACGTCGTTCAGCTCGACGGTGGCGCGGGTGTCGTCATCGACGCAGACCCGGCCGTCGCCGAGATCGTTCGGCTTGCTGATGTTGAGCATGACGGGGCAGCAGTAGGTGGGGGTCTTGGTGTGGTCGAGGCCGGGCAGGGCCAGGCAGAGAGCGTTGACGGCGGAGTTCTGGAGTTCGTCCCAGGCGTCCTTCCACTCTGCGAGGGCTTCCTTCACGGTGGGCTTCATGTGCTCGTGTCCGATCGTTCGTGCCGGGGAGCCGACGGGTTCGGCTGCCCGGCCTGGAGCGGGGTTCGAGCTGGAGAAGGTGCCGGCTGAAAGCGCTAGCGTCTCGGCGTGAGGCCGCTTGTCGGCCGAGAAGTCTCCTGGGCCACGACGAGGCCCGCAGCAGTCCACTTCGGTCCGCGGCGGGCCCTTCTTCGTCTTCTTCCTTCGGTTGTGTTGGGTTCTTCTTGTTTACGTGCGCTCCAGCGCATGAGGCCAAATGCGGTGTCGCGTACGTGGCCTGATGCGGTGTAGCGCACGTGGGTTTCACCTCATGCGCTACACCGCACTAGGAAACCCTGATGCGCTCTGGCGTACGTGGATTATTTGCGCAGGTCAGACACGGTGCGGCTGTCGCGCTCCGAAGCGGTCGAGGATCAGGCGCTTCAGGAGCTGTCGGCGGCGCGGTTGCCCGATCACGATGACCGGCTCCACGGGCCCGCCCTCCCCGATCTCCGGGAGGGTGACCACACCGCCGCGCGCGGGCTCCAGCTCCGCGGCCGGGGCCGCGGCCGGCTGCTTCCTCTCCTCGTCCGCCTGGTCGACGCCCGCGCGCAGCTCCCAGCACAGCCGCTCGTGCTCGCTCGCGTACGTCCCGGCCGCGCTGACCCGGGCGCCGAGGGCCAGCCACCGCGCGAACGTCCGGTACGAGACCCCGATGCCCTCGGCGGCCTGCACGCGCGTCGCCCCCTCGCGGATCGCGGCGACGAGCTGCTTCACGTTCTCGGCCGTCACCACGAACGACCCGCCCGTCGGGTTCGTCGGCCCGCCCTGGGCCGGGGACAGCACCGGCACGACCACCTCGGGCCGCGCGGCTTCCACGCGGGCGTGGAGGATGCCGCACAGCCGCTCGTACTCGGTGCGGGCCGTACCGTTCGCGTGCACCTCGCGGCCCCGGGCGAGCCACCGCAGGACGCTGCGCTTGTCCACCCCCGCAGCCTCGGCCGCGTCCCGCAGTCGGCCCTCCTCGCACAGGGGCGTCACGGCCTCCAGGATCGCCTCCGTGAGCAGCGCCGGGCGGCCGATCGGCTTCTTCCCGGCGGGCACGCCTCGGCCCAGGTCCTCGTCGCTCACGATCCTGTCGATGGCCTTGCGCTTCCGCTCGGCGTTCTCCAGCTCCAGGACCAGGCGCAGCGTCAGCAGGTCGAGGCCGCTCGTCGCGCTGCCCTCGTTGTCGCGGACTCGGCGGCCGTGGGTGATCCACCCCTGCAACGTCGACAGGGGCACGTCGAGCTGCGCGGCGACCTCCGGCCGGGTCTTGCCCTTCTGCACCGCCTTGGCGATGCGGGTGATCGTCTGCGTGGTCAGGCGGGTCGGGCGGCCACGGGTCGGAAGAGAGGTGTTCGTCATGGCGCGGAAGGTAGGCACACCGGCCCATTAGTGTCCTGGGGTCCCCGGGCGGGACTCCGGCCAGCAACGATGCCGGGGACGGTAGCGGTCGGCGAACCGCATGGTGCACGGCCTCCGGGGCGCGGCAGAGCGCCCCCACACCGTGGAGGACTCCGTGCCCCGATCGACCCCCGGCGCAGCCCCGGGGAGACCGAGACTGCACCTGGTGCCGGTCCGGCAGAAGGACGCCAAGGCGTTCGTCACCGAGTGGCACCGCCACCACAAGCCTCCGGCCGGCGCGGTGTTCTGCGTCGGCGCGGCCGACGACGACGGCGTACTGCGCGCGGTCGCCATGGTCGGCCGCCCGGTGGCCCGGATGCTCGACAACGGCCAGACCCTCGAAGTCACCCGCACGGCCACGGACGGCACGGTCAACGCGAACTCGCTCTTGGACGGCGCAGCGTGGCGCGCGGCGAAGGCCCTCGGCTACACGCGGCTCGTCACGTACACGCAGGCCGGGGAGAGCGGGGCGAGCCTGCGCGGCGCCGGGTGGCGGGTCATCGCGCAGCGGGCACCGCGACGGGGCTGGAGCTGCCCGAGCCGCCCCCGGGAGTCCCACGGCACGGACCGGATCGCCCGGACGCTGTGGGAAGCCCCAGCAGTCTCCTGAGTCCCACCAGCCACGAAAACGTCAAGTAACGCCGTCGAAGACCGTTCTTCGCCACGAGCGGACTGAGGGAGCAGACAGCAACGGCCCGCGCGCCACCCGGCGCGCGGGCCTTCCTCGTTCCAGATGACCCGGGAGGTCAGACCACCGTGTTCGCAACCATCTTCATCCTGCTGTACGCCGCGCACCTGGTGTCCGACTACACGCTCCAGACGGATTGGCAGTCGGAGCACAAGGCGCTGCGGACCCTGGCCGGCTGGTGGGCCAACCTGTCCCACGCCGGTACGCACGTCGCCGTGTCGGCGCTCGCCCTCGGCGCCGGGAAGGCGCTGCTCGACCTGCTGCTGACGTGGCCGGACGTGACGGGCGTCCTCGTGTGGGTGGGCTTCTCGCACGGCCTGATCGATCGCCGCTGGCCGATCCAGTGGTGGATGGAGCACACCGGCAGCCGCTCGTTCTTCCAGCGCGGCGGGGCGCCGCTGGTCGACCAGACCGCTCACGTCACCGCGCTGGTGATCGCCGCTCTGGGGGCCGCCGCGTGACGGGCGGGGCGCAGCGCCCGGTACTCGGCGATCAGCTCGGCCACCTCGGCGCCGGTGAACCCGTCGGCCTCCTCCAGGGCGGCGTCCGGGATCGGCTCGTCGGCCGGGTAGCCGAGGGCGGGGCGGCCCGCGAGGTGCCCGCACAGGGCGTCCAGGCGGTCAAGGAGCGCCGCTCGGCGGGCCTGCTCGGGGTTCAGCGACCGCAGCCACCAGTAGCGCTCATGGGGCAGCTCACCGATGCGCGGGGGGAGGGCCCGGCGGATCGTGTCGGCACGCTCGGCCAGCGCGTTCCACACGGGCAGCCGCAGCGCAGCGACCAGCGTCGCCGGGTCGGCTTCGACGGTCGTGGCGGTCATGCTCTTCACCGTCGCACCCGGCACTGACAATGCGCCGCGCCCCGTACGCGGAGGTCCGTCGTACGGGGCGCGGCGTTGCTGCGGGCGGCTCAGCCCTCGGCGCCGCCGAAGAGTCCGCCGGTCGTGCCGCCGTTGCCGCCGCCGCTGTCGTCGCCCGGCGGCGGCGTGGGGGAGACGGGCGGCGGGCTGGACGGCTCGGGCTGCGTCGGGCCGGCTGTGGGCTCCGGGTCGGGCTCGCACTCCGGGTCGAAGATGTTGCAGCTCGCCGTCGGCGACGGCTCGGGCGCGGGGGCCTCGGGGTCTCCGGTGAACACGGCGAACGCGGCCAGGACGGCGCCGACGACGATCAGGGCGACGCCGACGGCCAGGGCGCCGAACCGGCGACGGGACGGGCTATCGGACATGGGGGGGCCTTCCTCTCGGGGACGAATCCGCGGGAGGGTGGCCCACCCGAACAGCTTGTGACCCGGGCTCGATCAGCGCCGGACGGACGGCGCCCTCACGGCGGGCGGCGCGGCCGGAGCCTTGGGCGCGGCGGGCGCCTTCGCGGCCGGGGCCTTCGGTGCGGCCGGGGCCTTCGGCTGCTTCGCCGTACCGCCGCCCGGCTTCTTCGGGGACGTCGTCTTGCCCGAGCCGCCCGGCACGGCCGCGTGCCCGGTGCCGACGCCGGGCGCAGCACCAGCTCCGGCCGGGGCGTGCAGCACACACGGCCGGGCGCCGGAGGCCACGATGTCCACCGCCCCGGACCGGGAGGCCGGGCAGGTCGGCAAGCTGTCGTCGTCATCGTCCGTGAGCAGGCTCAGCGAGAACAGCAGGGCGAACGTGAACAGGGCGGCGGATATGGCGACCGTCAGGCGGTGGCGGTCGACGGGGCGGTGCGGCTTCACGGAGGGGCCTTTCAGCGGATGGGGCGGGTCAGGGGAGGGGCTGGACGTAGGGGTCGCCAGCGCCGTGGTGGGGGTTGCCGGGGAAGTGGCCCCACTTGTCGGAGACGACGACTTGCCACACCGGCGCGCCGGGGGCGACGCCTTCGAGGCGGCCGGTGTCCTGCACGAGGCGCAGCCGGGCCGCGTACCCGTCGACCAAGACGTCGTCCTCCAGCTCCAGGCCCTCGAACGGGGCGCGGAAGTGCCGGGCAAGGTGATCGGCGGTGTGCACGATCAGGGAGTGGGCCAGCTTCAGCGGCAGGCCGAACGCGGCCACCTCGTACCCGTAGCGGGGCCGGTCGGCCAAGCCGAGGGAGTACGCGAACGGCGGTTCGTCGCTGTTCGGGTTGTGCACCCAGATGACGCTGCTGTCCTCGGGGAGCAGCGGGAACGCCGGTTCCCGCAGCCGCCAGTTGGTGTTGTCGTCGTAGACGTCGTGGCTGATGCTCACGCGGTCCTCCGTACGGGAACGGGGCGCGGCCGGGGCTGCGGCACCCGGGCCGGCTGCGGGGCAGGGGTGGCGAGCACGCGCGTGGACACGTCCGTCATCCAGGCCCGGAACGCCTCCGGCGCCCGGTAGCCGGCCCGCTCCACCAGCGGCCACACCTGGGCGGCCGTGGCGATCCCGAGCAGTGCGTTCGGCGAGGCGGGGAGCAGCGGGCCGGGCGGGAACCGCACGCCCAGGGCGGCGGCCACGTCCCGGACGAACCACACGGGCTCGCCGCCCCGCACACGCACCCGCACCGGGGCGTGGTCGTAGTGGAAGACGCGGGTCACAGGGGGAACCTCCAGGTGGTTCGGTGCCGTCGCGTAGACGGAGTGGGGGGCCGGAACCGTTACACCCCGCCGCAGCGGCGCGGCGGGGCGCAGCGGCGGGCTCAGGGCGCGGTGGGCGGGAGCGTGAACCCTTCGGCCTCCAGCCGCCGGACGAGGTCTTCCAGGTCGGCGCCGTCTCCCTCGGTCGCCTCGGTGACGGTCTCGGCGATGATCCGGAGGATGCGTTCGTGCGGCTCCGGCGGGGCGACGGGCCAGGACATCTCGCCGATGGGCTCGCGGATGTACCGGCCGATGATGACGGCGTGGTGGTCCGTGTCCGGGCCGTGCGGCTCCAGGCCGCACGTGACGTCGATGCCCTCTTCCTCTTCACGGCCGGGCGCGCCGCACACGTTCTTGGCGCTCACGTCAGCGACCACTTTCCGGAGCGCTCGAACTCGCCGGTGGTGAGGTCCACGATCAGGTGGTCACCGTGGGACGGCCAGTCGGCGCGGGAGTAGTCGGCCAGCAGGTCACGGAACCGCTCGTCCAGGGCGGCGTACTCCGGGTCCGCGCCCTCTTCGTCCTCCTCCGTGAAGTCGGAGAACGGCGTCACCGTGCCGTCCGTGTCGTGGAGGTAGACGGTGTCCTCGCTCCAGAACACGCCCTCGTCGTAGTTCGGGTCGGTGACGAACTCGACCCGGGCGGCGGGCGTCTTCTCCCCTTCCACGAACAGGGCGCGCAGCACTTCCAGCAGCTCCCCCTTGATGCGCCGGTCTCCTTCAACGACCAGGGCGTTGCCGAGGGTGTACAGCTCGTCCCGGCTCCAGTGCGCGACCAGGGCCCGCACGCGCTCCGCGTCGGCGAAGAACGCGGCGTCCAGGCGTACCTGGGTCACGGTGGAGGCGGACGGGTCGAGGCGGGGGGCGGCGGCCGGCTCAGGGGCAGCCGTGCCGGGCGTGCGGGTCACGCCGACGTCGATGGTGTCGCCGGGGTACAGGTTCACGGGGGTCCTTCCAGGGGCGGGGGCCGCCCGGCGCGCGCCGGGCGGCGTACGGCGGTCGGGTCAGGCGAAGTTGGCGCGGATGATCGCGGCGATGTCCTCGCCGACGGCGCGCAGCTCGTACGGGTGGGAGGGCGCGCCGTTGGGGAGGTCGACGGTGACCCGCTTGCCGTCGGGGTCGTCGTGGAGCGCGACCACCAGGTCGTCGTACTCGTCCACGAACACGCGCAGCGTCGGGACGCCGGGGCCCCAGAGCTTCCCGTACGAGCCGATGTACCCGGACTCGGAGCCCCAGCCCTCCCCGAGGACGGTCGCGGCCTCCACGGCGTACTCGCTGACGGTGTACGTGTACTCGGTGCTGCGCGTGACCTCGGCCGGCTCGGTGAACGGGGAGGGGATGACGACGCGGAGGACGTCACCGACCTGCGGCCGGTCGAAGTCGCCGAGCTCCACCAGGGCCTCAGAGACGAACGACCGCTCGAAGTCCTCGCCGTACGTCTGCCCCTTGGGGGAGTCGGTGAAGTAGGCGGTGGTGTCCCAGGTGGCCCACGCCGGGCCGTCGTCGTACTCGGTGGTGACGCGGAAGCTGATCGCGGCCGGGCGGCGCACCTTCGGCCGGTCATCGAACCACTCGGTCAGCGCGGCGCGGAGGTCTTCCAGGAGGGTGCCGTACTTGTACCGGGGCGGGGTGACGTCCTTGGTCCACAGGCGCGCCTCGTGGCAGCCGCCGCACGCCGTGAGGTCGAGGGTGTTCAGCTCCTTGCAGACGCAGCGCCACACCAGGCCCGTGAAGGGCCCGAGGTCGGTGAGGGCGTGCTGCTGGGAGAGGAACGCGGCGCTCATCAGGCGGCCGAAGACCTTGGCGGCGAAGTTGCGCGGCATGGTCGCGGAGTACATGGGGGTCCCTTCGGTGGGCCGCCCGGCGCGGTGCCGGGCGGCAAGGTGGAGCGGTGGTCAGGAGGTCAGTGCGAGGGGCGCAGCGGCGTCGAGGGCGGGCGCTCCGGCGGTGATCGCGGGCGCCTCGGGGGCGGCGGCCTGGTGCTCGGCCTGCTCGCGGCGCAGGTCGTTGTACGCGCCCCACTCCGGTATCCCGGGGTGCGACTCGTCGGCGATGAACAGCACGTCCGGCGCCTGGTCGTCCGGGTCGTTCCAACCGCGCTGCTCCTCGTACCACTCGCGCCAGAACGGCAGGGTCACGAGGGTGCGGCGGGCGTCGTCCAGGTCGCTGCCGCAGACGACGAAGGAGTACGGCTTCTCTCCGTCGTGCCGCTCCGGGCCCGCCCAGGTGAGCGTGAACGGCGTCCCCGGGACGGGCGGCCCGGCCAGCTTCCGCAGGTGCGCGGCGAGCCGGAGGAGGAAGTCCTCGGACTCCAGGGCGTTGCTGAACCGGGTGTCGGCGTACCCCTCGCGCTGCTCGTCGTTCTCGAACTCGGAGAGCTGTTCGGCGTGAGTGGCGGTCAGGCGGTCGCACCGGGCGAGCCATGTGTGGATCTCGCCGATGAAGTCGATGGTGTCGTTCATGCTCCGGGGCTTTCTGCGGGGGCCGCGCCCCGGGCCGGCTGAGGGGCACCGGGGCGCGGCGGGAGGGGAGGGGGGGTCAGTTGGCGGCCGGGTAGACCGGGGTGACGTCGGGCTGCTCGGCGGCGTAGTCCCGCTCGGCGCGGTGAAGGATCTGCTCGGCGTCGTCGGGGGCGAACAGGAGCAGCACGTCCGTCACGAGGTCGCTGGCCTGCCACGTCTCGGGCTCGTTCGCCTCGGCGGGCCCGCACGCGGCCACGTACGTGGTGAGCGCGGCTTGCGCGCCGGTGGCGTTCACGCCGTGGCTCCGGCGGCGAGCCGGTCCGCGTGGTCTCCGGCCTTCTCGGCGTACTTCGTGAGGGGGCAGCGGGGCGAGCCGTACGCCCACATGTCCCTGATCGCCTGCCGGGCCTCCAGTTCGGCGGCCTCCGCCTCCGTGACCTCGGTCTGGGCGAAGACGGCGCGGATCTCGTCCAGGCGGGCCGTCACGGCGCGGGCGACGCTGCCGAGGAACGGGCCCGACCCGCCGGTGATCTCCCGGAAGCGGTCGTTGGCCAGGTGCATGAACTGGGTGGTCGGCGTGCCGTCGGCGCTCGTGAGGGTGGCAAGCATCTGGGGCGTGGCGCGGAACAGGTCGCGGGCCATCTCCTTGACGGCGGGGTGCTGGTGCAGGGCGGTGACGTCCGTCAGCTCGATGACGGCGGGCGCGGCGATGGAAGACACGGGGGCTCCGTTCAGGGGCGTTGCGTGGCGCTGTGCGTTGAGGGCGGGAGGGTGCCGGGCGGGAGCGGCTTAGGTCGCGCGCTCCCGCCCGGGAGGGGCCGTCAGGCGTCGCCGCGAGCGATGGCCTGGAGGTCGGCGAGGCTCAGTTCCGGCAGCGGGCCGTTGGCGGTCGCGCGCTGGGCGAACTCGAACGCCTCGCGCTCCCGCTCCGGCGTCGGCTCGTACTCCTCGCGCAGCGCTTCGATCGCGGGCGCCTCTTCGGTGAGGAACTGGAACCAGGCGGCGTGCGGGCCCTCGGTCTCCCAGCGCTTGCGGGCCAGGTGCAGGGCGTGCCCGGCGCTCACGGCGTCGGTGAAGCCGTACCGGGACAGTCCGGCCCCGTCGAGGCGGCGTTCCACGACGTCCCAGTCGTGCCCGGCGCGGAGCTGGGCGGTGCGCTTCACGGAGACGACGGGCATGTCGGCCCAGCGCTCCCCGGTGAACGGGGACTTCGTGGCGAAGAGGACCTGCCACCCGCCCGGGTCCTTCTCCAGCACGACGGGCGGCGTGCGGTGGGACTCCTGGCGCAGCAGGTCACGCGCTTCGGTGACCAGCTCATCCCAGCGGGACAGGCTGAGCTTCCCGGCGGTGGCGAGCCGGTCGAGGTGCGCCCACACCTTGTTGAAGCCCTCCGGGGTGGCCCACTCGTTGGGGTCGGTCTCCCAGTCGTGCTTGAGGTAGGCGCCCGGCTCCGCGCCGATGTGGTCCCAGATGTCGGCGGGGGAGAAGCGGGGGCCGCCCTCCGCGATGGTGTCCAGGGCGTTGCGCTGGTAGGCGTCCACGACCGCGAGGGAGGCCGGGTGCAGCGCGGCGAAGATCCGGGCGGCGTCCGCGTACTGCAAGGTGCGCTCCGCCGGGGACAGCTCCTTGCGGGCGGGGGACTTCTCCGGGGCGGGCGCGGGGGCGGGGCCCTGTGCCGGCTGGCGGGCCTCGGCGCGCCGCTTCAGCTCGGCGGCGACGCGCTTGCCGACGGTGGTGAGGATGCACCAGTTGAAGCCGCCGTTGCGGTTCTTCACCTCGCGGATGAGCTTCCGGCGGTGCAGGGCGTTCACGGTGCGGTCGTGGACGGTGTACGGCACGCGCCCGTCCTCGGCGGCGGCGGTGGCGAGGATCGCGTCTCGGGCGTTCTTGTTGAGGCCCTTGATGATCTCGTTGATGTACGCGGACACAGTTGTCCCCTTTGGGTTGAGTTCGGAGCGTTTGTTGTCCGGCTCGCTCGTGCCGTCCAACAAGGAAAACTGTACACCATGTCCGCCGATGGTCAACAGGGAACAGCGGCCCCGACTTCACGCAGGTGAGCAGCAGCAGCGCCCCGCGCACCGTCCCGGGACGGCACGGTCGCACGCCACCCGCACGAGCACGCGGCCACCGACGAACCGTCGTACATCCACCCGCTCTTCACCCCGACCGGGCCACCCGCCCAGCTCCCCCAGCGGTCCGCCGCACGCGACCAGCCGCGCGGCTCCGACGTCCGGGTCACGTGCCGGGCCTCCGGCGCGCACAGCAGCCGCAGCGCCGCGTCCGCCACGGCGGCCACCCTGTGTGTGTCCCACTGCTCCCCCTCCAGCCGGGCCGACAGCTCCACCCCGGCGGCCGAGGTGACCGTCAGCCGGCCGTCGGGCCACACCCGCGCGGACGCCCCGGGCACGCTCCACCCCACCGACCCGTCCGACTGCCGGGGCACCCCGTTGGCGTGGTTCCGGGTCATCCGGGCGACCAGCCGCACCGACCCCGGGGCCGCGCCCGGGTTCCGGTGGTCGGCCGCGCCCGGGGCGTACTCGGCGAGCGCAGCCAGCCACGCCCCGGCGTACGGGTACGCGGCCGGGCGCAGCGTCACCAGGGCCGCCCGGTCCCGCCCGTTGCCCGCCAGGACGGCGGCCCGCACGAACTCATGGCCGGGCGCGCCGCCGTACTTCCTCAGCCGCACCGGGCCGTGCGGCGTCTCGAACTCGGTCGTCTCACGGGGGGCGAGCAGCAACAGGCCGGGCATGACGGTGTCCTCCAGGGCGACAGGGGTGAGCAGGGGGCGGGGGTCAGCAGGGCTGAGGGTGCACGCGCGCACGGGCCCGCTCCAGGACGGCGGCGCGCTGCTCCTCGGGTATGGGCAGGTAGTGAGCGGCGTAGTCGTACGGGCCGTCCCCCGGGGCCCGGAGCCGGTGAACAACGAGCGCTCCGCCCGGGTACGCGGCCGTCGGCTCGCTGATCTCGAACCGGACGCGGGTGCGGCCCATGCGGCGGACCCACACGTACGTCGTCCCGTCGTGCTCAGGCACGGCGTAGCGGGCCGGGCCGATGCTCAGCCGGTAGCGGGTGCACGCGGTTGGCACGGCCGGGTGGTCGTGCTCGCCCTTCCAGTGCCCGCACAGGGCACAGCACGGCGTGCGGGCCGGGCGCTCGCACGGCACGGCACGGAACACAGGGCCGAGGCGCCCGGGGACCATCCCGCCGATCTGCGGCCACGTGAACGTCACGGCGTCCGTGTCCGGCTCCAGGGCGGCGGCGCCCCCGCAGTGCAGCGCGGAGGCGAGCAGCGAGCGCACCAGGGCGCCGGAGACCGGGACGGCGGTGGCCGGGCGGTCGGCGTTGCTCAGGGCGTACGCGGTCCGGAAGGCGTCGAGCGGGCGGGCGATGGCGTACGGGATGGTGGGCAGTGCGACGGCAACGGCGGCGGGCACGGTGGTCTCCGTTCGGGGTTGGGCGCGGGGCGCGGCGGGCGCGCCCCGGGCCGGCTGAGGGGTCAGGGTTCTTCGCGGCGCAGCGTGACGCGGTGGGCTTCCTCGCGGCCCTGGTCGTACAGCTCGATCAGGCCGTCCGGGAAGTGCGTGGTGGTGGACAGCCGGTACTCGGCGGCGCCGAGGGCGTACGCGGCCTGTCCGGCGGTGTGCGGCGCGTCGTCGGCACCCCAGACGGCCCACGGCCACATACCGCCGAGGAGGTACCGGCCGTGCGCGTCCGGCACCACGATGACCATGCGGCCCAACGCGTCGTAGTCGTCGGTCCACTGGAGCGTCAGGGTGCCGTCGGCGGCGAACGCGTAGCTCATGCACAGGTCGTCGCGGGCGACGTCGGCGGCGACCTGGGCGACGGTCTCCCTGGTGAACAGGTGCGGGGTGTCGTCGAACCACAGGGACGTGATGGGCAGTCCGACGTACGGGCCGAGTCCGGTCTCCGCGATGGTGAAGAGCTGGATGCTCAGGCGCGTTCCGTCCTCGTACGTGGCGTGCGGCATGGGCGGGATGCTGGTCATGACGTGTCGGTTCCTTCCGGATGGCGGGGAGGGTGCCAGAGGGCGGGGGCTTGCGGCCCGGGGCGCGGCGGTCACGCCCCGGGCCGGCTGCGGGACTCAGCGGCGGCTCATGACGCCACGGGACGCGCGGGGCACACGGGCCACGGGCGCGGCGGCGGGGCGGGGCGCCGGTTCGGCCGGGGCGGCGCGCGCGTGCTCCGGCTCCGGCTCCTGCTGCGCGTCCCGCTCCACGGGCGGGGCGTAGCGGGTCATGATGCGGGCGATGGCGGCGGCGGCGTTCGCGTCCTCGGAGAACAGATCCCGCTCCCAGTACTCGAACGGCAGACCCCGCTTCTTCTCGTACTCGCCGAGGTACCCGAGGTCTCCCCACTCGGCGCCGAGCGGGAAGCCGGACAGGCACGTCCAGCCGTAGCCGTTCAGCGTCTCCGGGTCGATCTCGGTGACGACGATGTGGCCCCACGGGGAGTGGAAGACGATGCACGGCGCCTTGTCGGGCGCGGGGCGGGGCGTACGGGGCGCCAGGGCCCGCAGCACGCGCGCGCCCGGGTAGAAGTTGTGGCCGCGCAGCTTGCGCTGCGACTCGAACATCGGCATGTCGGACAGGGGGTGAAAGCGGGGGATGCGCACGGACGTTCCGTTCTGGGGTCGGCGGCCCGGGGCGGTCGTGCCCCGGGCCGGCTGAGGGTCAGCGGCGGGGCGGGATGGCGGTGAAGCCCCGGTTGGCGGCGGCTTCCTCGGCGGTCGTGCGGTCGCGGTTGCTGGTGCCGATGAGCCGGTGACCCGCGTCGGTGATCAGGTGCGAGTCCAGTCCCCAAGGGCGGTCGAGCACGACCAGGACGTCACCGTTGTCGTCGGCCCGCGCGAACCCGGGCTCGGAGTTCACGGACTCGGCGGTGATGCCGAGCTGTCGGGCCAGGTCGGCGCGGGCGGCGGCCAGGGTGGAGCCCCGGGCGACGAACCGGCCCAGCTCCAGGCGGTAGCCGTCGCCACGCTTGAGCGGGCGGCGCACGGTGACGCCCGGCAGGGGGACGGAGACGGTTTCGACGGTGGCGGGGGCGTATCCGGTCACGGCGGTGGGCGCCTTTCTGGCGAGAGGGAAGCGGGGTTGGGGCCCGGGGCGCGGGAGGGCGCGCCCCGGGCCGGCTGGGGGCCGTCAGGCGGCGGCGGGCACGTCGTGCGAGAGGCCGAACGTCATCTGCGCCGTGCGCTGGTCCCCATCCCAGTGGACGAACGCCATCGGTGCGCCGCTGTACCAGTGGAGCCACAGCTCCAGCACCACGCCCGCGGCGCCGTATCCGGACTGGACGGTGTCGCCGACGGCGAAGCCGTACACGCCGCGCTCGCGCTCGATCTCGTCCGGCGCGGCCAGCCGCATCACGGGGTCGGTGACGACCGGCCAGCGTCCGGCCCACGCGATCGTCAGGGCGTCGTCTTCGACGGCGGTGACGGTGCCGCGCTGGATCACGGCGCGGGGTTCGGTGCCGTGCCGGTGGTCGGAGTCGTCGGGCAGGTGGATGAAGCTGCGGACCACCCGGTCCCCGGGGCGGTACTCGGCCGTGTGGCGCCCGTACACCCCGGCGGGAACGTGCTCGCGGGGGATGACCAGCGCGACGCCGTTCGAGGGCCACACGAGGGATTCGCCTTCCAGGGCGGTGTACCCGCCGGTGCTCACCGGGAGCGCGGGGAAGGCCGCGCAGCTCTGCATGGCCCAGCGCAGCCGCGCGGGGTCGGGCGCGCCGTCGTACGCGCCGAGCACCAGGTCACCGGGGCGCACGTCCAGGTTGGGGACGATGCGCAGTTGGCTCATGTCGGTGCCGGTGGGCGGCATCTCGTAGACGCCGTTGTCGGGCCGGTCCGCGACGATCAGCGGGTAGAACGTGACGTCGGTGACGCACATGGGTGTCCCCTTCGGGTTGGTTCGGAGCGTTTGTTGGGGCGGCTCGCTCGTGCCGTCCAACAAGGAAAACTGTACACCATGTCCGCCGGTGTTCGGTAGGGACCCCGGGCGAGTCCCTACCGGGACGCAGCGTCAGGAGCGGGCGCGGACGGCGGCAACGTCGCCCGGGTGTCCCGCAGCCGGCCCGCAGATACGGTTGCCCATCGTGCGGCAGTCCCACCCCGACTCGTCCTCGTCCACGACCCCGTCACGGTTGTCGTCGCCGAGCGCGTCAGCCTGACCGTCCACCCACCCGTCCACCCACGCGACCGTGCCCGGGTCGTCGCCGTCGGCCCGGACGTTCGGGTACGTGGGCGTGCGCCCGTCGCCGAGATCGGCCACGCCCGCCGTCCACCCGGCGTTGTAGGTGGCCACGATGTCCACGGCCGCGCCCTGAGCCGGCCGTGGGGCGTCCGGGTCCCTGCCCGTGCAGGAGGCGAACGGGCCCGGGTCGCCGCGCCACTCGACGCCGACGGAGCACCCGGGCGTGCCGACGGTCGCCCCAGCGTTCGCGCCGTTGTAGAAGGTGGTCGCCGACGCGGCCACGAGGAGCAGGCCGGTCGCGACGGCGGCGGCCACGGCGGCGCGCGCCCGGCGGGTGAGAGAGCGGGTCATGACGGGGTTCTCCGATCGTGGGAAGGGCGGGGCGCGGCGGGGGTGCCGCGCCCCGGGGAGCAGCAGGGGCTACGCGGGGACGGCGGCGGCCGTGCGGCGGGTCAGCATCTCGGCGGCCCGCTCGCGCGCCGTGGGCAGGTCCGGCGCGGCGGGGGACAGCACCTCGTACGTGTGGGTGCGGCGGCGGTCGCCGTGCCGCGTCCAGCCGTTGACCGTGCTCCAGGCGTGACCGCGCGGGTTCCGGCAGGGGTGCGACTCCTGCCGACTCGGGTCGGTGGCCCGGGGCGCGCACACCGTGCAGTCCCACCCCAGCGCGTGAGCGTTCCCCCCGCCGTACGTGCCGTCCGGGTTGATCACGGCCGCGATGTAGACGCGCCCGATCTCCACGGGGGCGTTCTCCGGGAGCGGCAGGCCCATAGCGCGCGCGGCGTCCAGCTCGGCGAGCGCCCGGCGGTACTCGGCGTGCGCCGCCTTCTCCCACCCCCACAAGCGCGCGTCCTCCATCACGGCCCGCGCCTCCCGGTACCGGTCCAGCGCCACGACGGGCGCCGTGACGTAGGCCAGCAGACCGGCGGGGGTGATGCACCAGCGCTCATCCGGGTCCAACACCAAGTCGCGCGGGGTGATGACGCTCCCGCACGGGCAGTGAAAGCGACCGTCCGCCCCAACGGCGAAGTGGTTCGTGCAGCACTCGGCGCAGACGATGACGGTCACGAGTTCGGGCAGTTCGGGGGCGCGGTCGATCGCGGGCATGGCTGATCTCCAGTCGGGGCGTAGCGGGGTGAGCGTGGGAGGGCCGGGCGGCCGGTGAGGGGGGAGTGCCGACCGCCCGGCCGGCTGAGGGGCGCAGCGGTGAGCTACGCGGCGGGGGCGTACTCGGCGGTGCGCTTGTAGGTGTTCAGCGCGATCTCCAGCGCCGGGTCACCCGGCTGGTACTGGAAGACGTCCCGGAGTCGGCCGTTCACGCGGCGCTTGGTGGTCTGCGGGTCGGTGCCGCCGTGGGCCGTGCGGTACGCCTTCGCGGCGTGCTTGCCGAACGGGGAGGCGTAGCGCTTCACGAACTCCGGCTCGTAGCCCCGGGAGCGCAGGAAGGGCTTCACGGTGTGCGGCCGGTTCACGCGGCGGCGGTTGCGGAGTCGGGCGGTGAGTACGCGGCGGTGGGCGCGGCGGGTGGCGGCAGCAGACACAGAGGTCCCCTTTGATCCGGAGCGTTCGGCGTGACGGTCGCTCGTCCGTCACTGCCGTTCGGTGCAAGCACCACTCTACATGACCACAGCTCGCATGTGTACACCCTGTCCGCCAAGAGTTGAGCGAGCCCGTTCCAGCTCACTCCCTATAGAGGGGTTGAGAAGTGGGGGGTTGCGCATCGCCGGACATGGTGTACAGTTCCTCTTGTTGGTCGGCACGAGCGAGCCGCACCGACACCAACGCTCCGAACCCAACCCGAAGGGGACACCCATGTCCGTCACCCTGGCCAAGCCCAGCGACACCGCGACCGAGAGCGAAGAGGTCGACTACATCGCCCCGGCCCGCGTGTTCATCGCGGTCGCCCAGCTCCCCGACGGCCGCGTGAGCGGCGTGGACCTCTACGCCAACGCCCCCGCCGCCGACGAAGTCCTTCCCGCCACCGTGTGGACCGTCGCGGTCCCCGACGCGGACGACGTGTACGGCTCCGCCGCCGCCAAGGTTCTCGACCTGGCGCTCACCAGCGGCTACCGCGACACCGACGGGCACGGCTGGGCCGAGGGAGAGCGCACGGCCCGCGCCTTCCACGGCGACCACACCGACGAGCGGGCGTTCCTCCGCACCGTCGAAGCGCTGCTCATCCGCGCGGGCTACCTCGACGCGCACGCCGGCCTCGTGCACTGCCGGGGGTACGGGCTGCGCGTCGGTGACGACGACGTGGTCATGAAGTGGGCCGAAGGCTGGAAGTGGGCCGCGCTCGACTCCACCGACATGGACGGCTGGTGCTTGCAGCCCGGAGTACTCGCCCCCGCCGACGCCTCCCCCCAGCGCGTCGCCAACGCCATCATCCTCAACCTCGCCTGCCTCGGTTACCTCCCCTGGACGGACATGCGACTGCGCGACCGCGCCCGCGTCTACGTCCGCACCTTCGGATGGCGCGCCCGGCTCCAGCGCATCACCTACCGGGCCACCCGCTTCCGCCGCACCGTCCGGGCCCGCATCACCCGCTGAACCCCGGCTGGGGCGCACCGCACCCCCCGGTGCGCCCCAGCCGGCCCCGGGACCCCCGCGCGCGCGTGGGACGGTCTCACGGGTTCCACGAACGCCCCTTTGCGCTGGTCACAGCGTTGCCCCCTCGTCGCACGGTTGACCCCGTTCGGGTCTCGTCCGGGGAGTCTCGGGCCCCTTCCTCTCCTTCTCCCGCCCTACCCCTTGCCTGGAGTTCTCGTGTTCTTCGCTGACCCCACGCCGTCCACCATCGGTGAGTTCCGTCTGTGCGACCCCCGTGAGGCGACGTTCGCCGCGTACTCGGTCGACGCGTCCCCGGTCTCGGCTGTCGTCCCCGGTATGGAGTCCCGCCCCATGTCCGGCGGTCTGCTGCGCGCCCAGTTGGTCAACGCCCGGCAGTGCGGCGGCTCCATCGTCCTGGACGACCTGAGCGGCACCGTGGCGTTCACCTACGCGTCCGGCACCTTCCACCGCATGGTGCAGGTGGCCACGCCGCTCACCTCGTCCATCCCCCTGTGCGGGACGTGCGACCAGTGGGAGAGCGAGCACCGCAACCCGAACGCGGCGGCGTGCGACCGGTTCGACGTCGATCCCCGTCCGGGCACGGCCGCGAACCCCCTGTGTCTCCGTGAGGAGTGCGGCGGCTACCCGCGTACGCACCACGGGCGCCCCTTCACGGTGGCGTGCCACTCCTTCGAGGGCTGACGGCCGGTCGTCCGGCGTGTCCGCATCGAGCCGCGGCGCCTTGGTCGCGGCCCGGTGCGGGGATGCACGAGCGCCCCGCCCGCCTATGACCCTTCGGAGGTCTGCATGTCCAGCACCACCCCTGAGAACCGCGAGCGCCCCGTGACCCGGCGGGAGTTCCGCGCCGCCGTGCTCACGTTCGCCGCCGCCATGGTCGCGTGCGCCCTCGCGATCTTCTGCCTCCTGGCCCTGGAGATCACGGGCTGATCCGTCCGCCGGCCGGGGCGCGCACTCCCGCCGCCCCGGCCCGTTCCTCCCGCTTCCGCTGCTCCCCGCTCTCGTCCGCGCCGCCGCCCGTCTCGGCCGTGTGCAGGACGCGCCGTAAGCGAGTCCGCCGGGCCATCATCCGCGCCCGTGAACCACTGAACCTCTGGAGTTCCCCGTGACCGTGACCAGTCTCCCCGTGTCCGCGCTTCCGTACATCCCGTCCGCGTTCTCCCCGGGCGACCGCCTCGACTTCGCGGGCGACTTCGCCACCCGTGACGACAAGGGCCGCTGGATATGCGAGCGGCCGGAGTGCGCCCACGGCCTCACGGACTCGGACGTGCGGCGCCTGTACACCGACACGGAGACCCTGACCCGGTTCGGCCTGCCGCTGCTCGCCCCGGGGGAGGTCTCGGACGACGAGCCGCTTCCCGGCCGTGCGGTCGCCCCGGGAGAAGCGCCGTTCGAGCGGGACCGGCCGTACCTGGTGTGCGGCAACCTGCTGGGCTACTTCCACCCCATCACCGAGATGGACCCGGGCCCGTGGGGGACCGCCCAGGGTGCGGCGACGTTCAACGGCCCCAAGCGCCCGGGGGAGCACGAGATGACGCTTACGGCCACGGGCGTGGTGTGGGTCCGTACGCCGTCGCGGTTCGGTGGCCACCTGGTCACGTACGCGTTCATCCCGGCCGAGCTGCCGTCCGGTGACGACCTGGTGGACCTGATGTCGGTCGCCGTACTCCGCGCCGCCTTCCCCGCCGACGCCTACGCGCCGCGCGTTCCCCGCCACGCGTTCTGACCCCGTTCCCCGGCGGGGCGTACTGCCCGCGTGCGCCCCCGCCGGCCCGCTCCCCTTCCTGCCCGCTGACTCCCGGAGGACTCCCGCCATGACCACCGCCGTCGCCACCGACTACCGCACGCCCCTGATGACCTTCCGCGCCGCCGTACACCGTGTCCGGCAGTCTCCGGAGCCGTCGACCCTCGCGGAGCTGTCCCGCGCCGCCCTGGCGCTCCCTGGGGGCCCGCGCGGCACGGTCACGGACGACGAGAAGTACGTGGGCCTGCTCCGGACCCTGGAGTTCGCCGAGGAGTCGCAGGTCTTCCCCCGCATCGACCACATGGTGACCACCGTGGGAGACCTCGCCCGGATGACGCCGAGCTGGTTCCGCCCGCACGAGCCGGAGGGTACGGCGGACGTGGTCCGGCTCCTGGCCATGTGCCACGAGCGGCAGCCCGACATGGAGTCCAGCCCGTTGAGCCCGTGGACCCGCGCGGCCGAGGCGGGGACGCGACTGCTCGGAATCATGCTGCGGCGGACGGACGCGCGGCCGGCCGAGGCCCTGATGGTGCGCACCGCCGAGGAGTTCGCCGCGCGGATGCGGACCGCCGTCGCTCACGCTGCGGTCGCCACGGCCACCCACTTCGCGGAGTACGCCGCGCGGGCCTACGGCCTGTTCCCCATCGGAGGCCGCATCGCCCGGATGAACGGCGGCTACGTCGAGTGGTCCCGGGTCTTCGGCACGCGCCGGTACACCTTCGAGCTGGTCGAAGGCGGGTGGCTCGAAGGCTTCCCCCACGGGCGCGTGACCGTCCGCCGGACCGGTTCGTACGAGGTCTTCCGCACGTTCGCGCTGACCGCCCGTACCCGGCGCAAGGACACCGACCGCTTCACCGCCTCCCTGTGATCCGCCCGGCGGGGGCGTGCGCTCCGTGCGCCCCCGCCGGCCCCCACACCCCCTCTCCCATCCCTGAGCCCATGGAGGACTCGACCATGAACACCGACGTCACCACCGCCGTACAGGGGTCCGTCACCGCCGCCATGCGGGAGCTGCTGACCGCCGGGCAAGAAGCCGTGCGCGCCGCCGAGCACCGCGGCTCCCCGGAAACCGTCGCCGGGCTGGACAAGGCGCTGTGCGCGCTGCCGCTCCTCGACATGGACGACCAGGCCCACCGCATCCTGAACCACGCGCTGACGGTCGTGACGCGGGCCGAAGACGCCGACGAGTGGACGCTTCTGGCCGACGTGGAGCACGCCGTGTCCCGCCTGATGCACGAGCCGGACGGGGCGACGCTCGAACACCCGGCAGTGCTCGCCGTGGGCAATCTCGCGATGCGGTGCAGCACCCGTGAGAGAGAGACGGGCATGGCCGTGGGGCGGGCGTGGAGCCGGGGCTACATGGCTGGCATGGAGGCCCTGCGCATGGTGACGGGCGCCATCTATGGCGAGCGGGACGGCCGCGCCCTGGACAAGGCCGTGACCGAGTTCCTGACCGCCGTACGGCGCGCGATCCCGTACGCGGCCCTGTACGAGACGCGCCGTGCCCTGGTGGAGTTCGCCCGCTCGTACGGACTGTTCGTCATCGGGATGCGGCAGACGCTGCCGCCCGGCCGGTGGGAGTACGCCCGCCGCATCGGCACCGCCGTCTTCCTGTTCGAGATCGTCCCCCCGCTTGTGGAAGGCCACCCGTACGGCTCGGTCGCTGTCCGGCGCACCGCCGCCGACGGCACGGCGGGCCCCGTCCGGTACTTCCCGTTCCGCTCCATCGAGGCGCACCACGCCGCGAACGAAGCCCTGTACGTCATCTGACCGCCCGCCGGCCGGGGCGTTCCATGCCCACGCCCCGGCCCTGCCCGGAGGGAACTCCCGTGCTCTACCTGCCCAAGAAGATTCACGTCTGGTTCGTGCCGCGCGCGGACCGTGCCCTTCACCAACTGCTCATCGACGCCGACCAGCTCGACGGCACCACCCTGGTGAACGTCCCGCGCGGCCGTGACGGGACTGCGGAGCTGCCGCGCATCGACGTCCTGGAGCCCGTGCTCCTCGGCTCCAGCTCGGGCCAGTTGCGCCGCCCCAAGGAGTGGGCCGCGAGCACCATCCGCTTCCGCATGGCGAGCACGAGCGGCGGCGCGCTCCCGGCGCACAGGCTGCGCGAGACGACGCGCGTGCACGAGGTTCCGGCCGCCGAACTCGGCGACATGGCCGAGGTGCTGCGCCGCGCGGGCAATGAGCAGCGGGTCGTGACCGTGCCCGTGCCGCCGTGGGTCGCCTACGTCCGCTGAGCCCCGCCGCCCCGGGGCGCTCGTTCCCCGGGGCTGGCCCGGCGCTTCCTTCCCTCGGCCGTGCCCGTCACGGCCGTGCGCAGGGCGCACCGTGCCCCCGCCGTATCCGTACTCACTGCTTGGAGACCCCGTGTCCACCATGACCTTGACCGCCCTGGCCGTGCAGCCGGCCGTGTTCCCCCCGCCGTCCGTCCCGGTGGTCTTCACCGACGGCGACCGCTACGAGTGGCCGACCGGAGACATCTGGACCCGTACCCGGGGGTGGTGGGTGCCGTCCTCCGCAGGCGACCCGCGCGACGACGGCACCGGGTACTGGACGGACGCGGAGGTGCGCGCGAGCCTCGGCCGCGCCATCGAGGCGTGGGACGTGCGGAAGATGTTCGTGCCCGCCCGCCCCGCTGATCTGCCGCCCGGCCCGTTCCCGGTGATGCCCACCAGCCGGCCCACGTCTCAGTACGTCCTCGACCACCAGGCCGACCGGCTCGTTCCCCTGCGGGACCTCGTCGCCGCGTTCGACGAGGACACCGCGTACGACATCCCGGCCGTCCTCACCGCGCAGGAGACGGAGCGGGTGGTGGCGGAGATCATCGCCGATCACGAAGACGTGCGGATGAGCCGTGACGAAGCCGCGGGCCGCATCTACATCCGCTACCGGCGGCCCAGCGAGTTCGGCATCCTGACGGCCGCCGGTTTCCCCGACCACTACGACGTCGAGTGCCTGCACGTCTTCGTACTCACGAACCAGGCGGCGTAGCCGTGTCGAACGTGAAGGAGCGCGGCCGGCTCGGGGACATCCTCATGCGGGAGTTCGGCGAGTACGTCCAGGCGCTCATCGAGGCCGGGCACGACTGGGAAGCCGTCTGGGCCACGGCCGTGTGGCCGCCGGACAGCCAACTGCGCTGGCTGCAAGGCCGGTTCCTACTCGCGCGGGAGTGCGCGGGCATGGCCAACCACCGCTTCACCGACGACGAGATCACCCAGTTCGGCCGTGAGCGCCTGGCCTACCTCGCGCTCTACCCGGACGGGCCGCCGAGCCTGATTCATGGGTGAACGCTCGTGGGCGCGCGCGCAGCTCCTGTTGCGCGCGGACGCCCTCCGGTACGAACTCGCCCGGCGGCTGCGCGGCGCTGTCGAAGCCGACGGGGCGGTCGAGACCCGGCACGTCCGGGCCGTTGTGACCGTCCACGCGGTGCGCGCCGGCGCGGTGCGGGTGACCGTCCGTCGCCACGACCGCGCTCGTCCGCCGGTGACCGTCGAGATGCCTGCGGACGGGATCGACGTCCGCGCCCTGGTCGCGGTCGCCCGCGTCGTCTCCCGGACACCGTGGCGGGCCCTGCTCGCCGCCGTCCGCCCCCGCTTCCCCTTCCCCCTTCGCAGAGATCAGGAGTGATCCTCATGACCAGCACCACCCCGCACGCCATCCGGTCCGTACGGCTCGCCGCCCGGGTGACGACGCTGCTCGCCAGCATCTTCCCGGAGGCCGGGCCGGACCTGGCCGAGGGCTTCCGCGTCATGTCGCACGACCAGCAGGAGCCGCGTCGGATGTTCGTCCGCTGGTACGGCGCCGAGCCGCCCCGCCCGATGGCGCTGGGCGTCGTCGCCTACCGGGTGCGGATCGCCGAGGCCCTGACGCGCGCCGGGTACGCGGTGACGCTGCCTCCGGACGGCTGGGACGTCTATGTGGACGACCGGCCGGTCGACACTTCCGGGCCCCGGTACTCGGTCGTGTCGTCCAGCCTGCCGTTCGGTGACCAGTGGTTGGTCATGGACCAGTGGACGCGGGTGCACACGGCCACCGCGGCGACCGAGGAGGAAGCGAAGGACGAAGCAGCGCACCGCGAGCGGCGGCACGTGCTGACGGACGCCCGGCTCGTCACCGTCTCCGACCCCGACCTGTGGCCGCACCTGGAGCGCGCGGACGAGCTGCTCGGCGACGGCCTGACGTGGCTGCGGCAGGAGGTGCACGACGTGACCCGGTACGGGGACCTCGTGGAGCACGAGCGGATAGACGCCCTGGTGCAGACGGCGAACGCGCTGCGGGCCGGCCGCGAGGTGGCCCAGCAGGGCCGCATGGTGACGTGGCGCGCGCCGGAGCGGTACGAGGTGCGTTGGGTGCCGAAGAGCAGTACCCCGACCGTCGGGTACTTCCCCGGGTTCCAGCGGGGCCCGGTGCAGGACGACGCGATTGCGGTGCTGGTCGCGGCGGGGCTGCGCATGGTGGTCTACGGCGAGCCGATCGGCGAAGGCGCGTGGCAGTGCGAGCAGAACGGCGTGATGGTGACGGCGGCCGAGCCGACCGGCGAGCGGGCCGCCGGGGTGTCCGTGGACGCGATCGGGCGGGGGATGGAGGAGCAGACGGAGCGCGTGCCGGAGGTGCTGCGCGCGGCCGGCTGGACGGTCGCGGCTGACCGGGGCTGGACCGGTGCGTGGGCGGCGTTCCCGCCGGCGGGGTAGTCCAGCAGGGGTGTTCCCCGTGGGAACAGTTCGGCCCGGCCGGTCCGGGCCCCTGTCCCCACGGCGGACCTGGTGTACAGTTTTCCTTGTTGGACGGCACGAGCGAGCCGGACAACAAACGCTCCGAACCAACCCGAAGGGGACAACTGTGTCCGCATCCCTGACCACTCACCAGCCGTTGACGGCCGCCGCCGTCCTGGAGGCCGCGCGTACCGTGCTCGGCGCCGGCTGGATGACGTTCCCCGCCCACAACGGCCACATCGAGGGCAGTATCCGGTCCCACCAGGGCCACAAGGTCGTGCTGCGCGGCCTGGCCAGCGGCAACGTCTTCGCCGTGGGCCTCCTGCCCAACGGTGTTCGCCGCGAGAGCAGCACCCGCCCGCAGGCGCACACCGCCGCCGGGTACGGCAGCGCCCTGGGCGACCTGATCAAGAGCACGCTCGTCCCCGCGCACGACGCCGCCAGCCCGACCCTGCGGGCCCACCGCGCGGTGACCAAGGTCCTGCCCCACCCGGCCCGGACGCACTGGGAGTACGGCACCGTCACGACGACGTGGGCCCTTCCCGGCGGCGGCCGAGGCGCGCACTGCGCCGAGCCGCGCGCCGACTTCGCCGAGGGCACGCCCGGCGGCCCCGGCACGGACTCCTACGTCCGCTTGACCGGGCTGACGGCCGAGCAGGCGACCACGGTGCTGCGCGCCCTCCACACGGGCAACCGCGACCCCCGGCAGCACGAGCCCGTGCACGGCGGTCTCGCCCAGCAGATGAAGGCCGCCGCGCCCGGACTGCGCCCCATCGACACCTACAACTGGCCCCGCCTCGGCGGCCGGTGCACCACGTCGCTGTGCGTGGACAACCGGGTGAAGGTGGAGCTCCACTACGGCGCCCGGCCGAACGTGGCGAACATCGTCGTCACCGGCCCGCTGCTGGCCAACCAGCTCAACGCGGTCACCGCCCTCTGATCCGTCCGGCCGCCGCGCCCCGGGGTGCGGCGGCCGGCCTCCCGCCGCGCCGGACGCGGTGTACACCCTCCGTTGCAGGTCGGCACGAGCGAGCCGACCCGCGCAACGCTCCGAACCGAAGGGGACCCCAGTGTCCACGCCCGACTTCCTCGCCAACCTGCCCACCGCCCCCCGCCGTCAGGCCCTGCGCATGCTGGAGCGCACCCGCCTCGCCGAAGCCGTCGAGTACACCGGGCAGGAACGGACCATCGCCCGCAAGGTCGTGCACCGGCTGAACCAGCAGATCGACGCCACCCGGGCCGAACGGGACAAGCTCAACTCCTACAGCCTGCTGTACCCGCCGTCCGAGGAGATCGACGCCCAGCGCGCCCGGCTCACCGAGGAGTACGCCCGGCTCATCCGCGAGCACCGGCACGCCTCGGCGCTCCGGGCCGCCGCCGACGTCGTCCACGAATCCGCGGTGCTCGAACAGGCGTGGGCCAACCGTCCTGACCCGAGCAAGACCGACGGCCGGCTGTTCGCCAATGTCCTCTGCCCGCCCGTCGGCCGGTTCGTCAACGCCCCCGGCTACACGGTGACCGTGCTCCACCCCGACCCCCACGTCCGGGACCGTCAGCTCTGGCGGGAGATGCACCACGGCACGGTGAAGCGCAGCCGCGCCCGCTCGATCCTGGAGAAGTGGGCCGAGCGGGACCAGGCGTACATCCTCCGGGACGCGCACGGCCGGTTCTACGTGGCCACGCCCACCCAGCGGCTGGAGCTGGTCCCCACCGACATCGCGCCCCCGCACACCGAGGGAGACGCCCTGCGGGCCGCTCTCGCCGTCTACGGCTTCCCGGCGTACGACGACACCGAAGGCGGCTTCTCGTGGCTGTCCGTGCCGCTGGAGCAGCACGCCTGCCACGAGGAGACGCACGACGGCCCGCACTTCCGGATCTCCTCCGGGGAGCGCGCCGACCGGCCCGCGTCCCAGAACGACGAGCGATGGGGCGCCTCCCTCTACGACGCGCTCGGCGAGCACGTCACGACGCTCGACGGCGCGCCCGACGGCTCCACCCTCGCCGAGGACTGCGCGTACATCGCCCGCGCCATCGCCGAGTACGCCCCCGCACAGCTCTGACCCGGAGCGCCACACTGCCCGCCCGCGCCCCGGCACGGGCGGGGAGGTGCGGAACCCCGGTTCCCCCTGTCCCGAACCACCGAGAGGTCACCATGCCCACCACCCTCCCCATCGCCCCCGACGACGCGGTGATAGCCGCCTGCAAGGCCATCGGTGTTGCCGCCTTCTTCGACCCCGGGGACCGCGTGGTCTACGCGCACCCGACCGACGTACCGCAGTCGGAGGCGCTGAACGGCCTGCACATCATGATTGCCTTCGAGGAGGCGTGGTTCCCCAGCCACGAGGCGCCGCCGGTGCGGGTGTCCGCCTGGAAGCCGGACGGGTCGCCCGACTTCCACGACCTCGGCACCGTCTACGCCTCGGACGGGGCGTACCCCACCACCGAGGAAGCCGCCCGGTGCGCACAGGCCGCCGCCGACTGGCTCGCGGGGCGCCTGGCCGGCCTCGTGCTGCTGGAAGCGCTCGCCGAGTACGGCATCACCCCGGGCGACGGCATGTCCGTCACCTACTCCGGCCACAGCGACACGTACGACGTTCTTCTGCCGCTCCCGCGCGGTGAGTTCGCCCGGCTGGTCGTCGCCGACCGGGACGGCTCCGTCCGGCACGTCCCTGCCGCGCACACCGGCTGGAGCGTCATGCTGCACGACGAGCGGGGCGACCTGGTCGGGGACCCGGTGTACATCTCCGGCGACGGCACGCCCCTGGACTGCGCGGAGGACTCGGCCGCCGCCGCGGCGTTCATCGCCGACTTCGTCACCGCCCCCGTCTCCCGGCACTGCGACTGCTACGCCCAGGAGGGACACGGGCGGCGCCACGACCGCGAGTGCAACCGGTACCGGCGGCCGTGATCGCCCGACTCGCCACCTGGTGGACCGTCGGCGTGGACAGCTTCGCGGGGGACAACGGCTACGACGTCGCCGAGGTCCCCCGGGAGCTGATCGGATACGTCACCGCGTCCATCACCGACATCAAGGCGCTCGAAGAGGCCGAAGGGTGGGCGTACGACGGCGGCATGACCCGCCTCCGGGTCCTCGACGGCCGCGTGCACATGGCGCTCGCCTGGCGCCTGGAGGTCGACCGCGAGGCATGGGCGGCCGTCCGCGGCCTCGACCCGCACGCCGGCCTCCGCCACGACTTCGCCCAGCACATCGCCCGCGAACTCATCGGCCTGCCCTCCGTGTGCGAGACCGACGCCGCGATGACCGCCCGGTACGCCACCGGGCGCGGCACCGTCCACCGCACGTGGACGTGGCAGGACCGCCACCCCGACGCCCGAGGCGACGGACCCCCCATCCACCTCCCGGCCGTTCCCGGCCGGGTCCACAGGAAGACGAACCCATGACGACGGACCTCTCACCGACCGGTGCGCGCATCCTCCACGCCAACGAGAACGGCATGGTCGGCGGACACGCGGCGGCGCTCGCCAGGCTCGAAGCCGACGGGCTGGTCGTCCCGCAGCGCGACGAAGGCGGCACCCACTGGATGACCGAGGAGGGGTGGGCGGCCCTGAACGCCTGGCGCGAGGCGAACCCCGAGCGCGCAGCGGCGCCGGACCTGCCGACGATCCCGCCGAAGCTCCCGGGCAAGCAGCACGACGCGATCGTGACCGCCGCCGGACGCCCGGACCAGCGCGTGCCGGGACGCGACGACAACGACGTCTTCGCGGCCGGTGAGGCGTGGTTCCGCGGCCCCACGCTGCGCGCCGTCCAGGCCGCCGGGTACGCCACCACGTTCGGCCGGTACAGCTCCCTCTACCTCACCCCGGACGGCCGGGCCTACGCCCGGCAGCGCGGCGGCGTGGACGTGCGCCGCCGACGGCTCGTCATCTGCGCGTGCGGGAACGAGAAGAAGCCGCACCCGGGCTTCAACGAGTACGGCAACGTGAACGCCGGCTACCCGGCCGGGGAGCTTTACACCGGCCAGTACCACCGGTCCCTGCGGCTCGCGGCCGACGCCCTGACCGACGCCTCCCTGACCCACATCATGTCCGCGCGGCACGGCCTGGTGGACCTCAAGCGCCCGCTCCTCCCGTACGACGTCACGATCGGCGACGAGGGGGCCGTCACGCCCGCGCGGCTCGCCGAGCACGCCGTGAGCCTCGGCGTCCACGACGCTGACGTGATCTTCCTCGGTGGCCGGGAGTACGCCGAGCTGCTGCGCCCGGCCATCCCCCACCTGTACGCCCCGCTCGCCGGCGGGATGGGCGAGCACCGCGGCTTGTGCAAGCAGGCCCGCGAGGACTCCGCGCTGCGCGAGGCGTGGTGGGCGACGGCCGCCGAGCTGCACGAGACGCAACCCGCGAAGTGACGGTTGCCTGTCCCCGCCCGCGCCACCTCGGCCGGGCGGGGGCGGGGAGCCGATCAGTTCCCGGCCCCACCCCCTACGACATCGTGGAGACGATGATGACCACACCCGAGTTCGCCCACTCCACCCCGACGGCCGCGGGGCCGGACGTGGATCTCGACTGCGAGTTCCTGCCCGGCGACCTGACTCCCGCCGGGCTGGTGTCCATCGGGCTCACCGCCGGCCCCGGGCGCAGCCTGTACGCGGTCAACGCCGACATGGACGTCGCCGAGGTGCTGCGCCACCCGTTCCTGCGCGAGCACGTGTGGCCGCACCTGCCGCTCACCCCCGACGGGTTCCTCATCCGTAGCCACCCCGACGTCCTCAGCTACCAGGAGATCCGGCAGCGGGTCGGAGCGTTCTTCGCCGAGCTCGGCGACGACGTCACCCTGTGGGTGTACTGCGGCGCCCAGGACGTGATCCGGCTGCACACGCTCTGGGGCAACGACTGGTCGGTGATGCCGGACACCGTCCCGCAGTGGGCGGACGACTTGGCCCGCCTGCGCCGGAAGGCCGGCGGCGCGAAGCTGCCGCAGCACCCGGGCCGTCAACACCACGCCCTGGAGGACGCCGAGCACCAGCGCCGGGCCCGCGCCTACCTGCGGTCGCTGGCCAGGCAGGCGGCCGACATCCAGCGCTCCGCCGGGGCGGCCCCGGCGTGGGACGACGAGTGCACGTGCGTCATCAACTGCGCGGAGGACCCGAGGACGGCGTGCTCCCTGTCCGGGCGGCGCCACGTGCACCCGGAGATCCCCGGCATGCCCGGCGTGTACGGGCCGTGCCCGGAGCACCCGGACGCCCCCGGCGACCACTGAGGAGCGGTGTCCGGCGTCCTGCGGCGCTCGGGCATGCTGGTCGCAACCGACCGAAGGGACACCCGCGGTGAAGGCCGAGGACATCCGCCTGAGCTACACCGACCCCATCACCGGGGTGAGGGCGCCGCGTGACGCGGGCCGGCAGTACGTCGAAGTCGACGGTGTGCTCCTCGTCGTGACGCACGTCTACCGCAGCCGCGGGCTCCCGGACTGGTCCGCCGAGGCGTACACCGATCACCTGGAGAGCAGGGCCCACCTGGAGTGGGCGAAGGGCGGCAACGCCTTCGGCTTCGCCCACATCCGCCGCCGGGATCTGCTGGCACAGATCGCCGCGTACACCGAGATCAAGGACTGGGCGGAGAAGCGGGCCGCGTGGCTGGCCGTGCCGCGCGACCGGTGGAGGCCCACACGCCGGTACACCATCGAGCGGCGGGGCGTGGGGGACTGGTGGGCGGCCCCCAGGTTCCCGGACCGAGACCGGGAACGCGGCCCGTACCTGAGCGAGGAGACGGCTCGCGCCGACCTCGGTGACGCCGCACAGTAGGACAGCAGCAGCGAAGGGCCCCGGTTCATGGAACCGGGGCCCTTCGGCGTACGGGCACGCCCCGCCTCACCCCCGTGGGGGCCGGGCGCGCCCGGGTTCATCAGGCCGTGAGCGCAGGCGCCTTGGGAGCGGCGGGCAGGACGGGCGCGAGGAGCTTCGCCACGGAGATCAGCTTCCGGTCCGACAGGTACGGGCCGATGATCTGGACCGAGAGCGGCAGGCCCTCGGCGGTCTGGCCCGCGGGCAGGACGATGGACGGCAGGCCGGCCGGGACGGCGAGGTTGATCCATGCCGTCTGGTCGTAGTAGGAGCGCTTCTCGCCGTCCACGGTGATGTACCGCTGATTGGTCGGCACCGAGGTCTGGTCGAGGACCGCCGCAGTGGGCGCGGCCGGGGTGACCAGGATGTCGTGGGTGCTGAAGTACTCGGCCCACTTCGCCCGGAGCTTCTGCCGGTCCTCGTCGGCGCGCGACCAGTCCCGGTGCCGCATGGTGCGGGACTTCAGGTAGAGGGCGCTGGGGTCGTCGTCGGCGACGGCGTCGGCGGCCGTGACTTCGCCGGCGAACGCCTCGTCGGTGGAGGACGCCGCGCTGGTGGCGTACATGAGGCGGGTGAACAGCTTGTCGCTGGTCGCGAAGTCGACGGGCCGGGCGGAGTCATCGACGGTCGCGCCGGCCTTGCGGAAGGCGGCGGCGACCTGGGCGACGAGCTGGCGGGTGGCGGTGTCGACGCGGCAGTAGGCGTCATCGGCCCACAGGCCCACGCGGTACTGGCCGAGGCGGGTCTTGGTGGGGGCGGGCAGGCAGATGCTCCATGCCGGGTCGTCGGCCGGGGACGGCGCGGCGATGACGTCCAGGAGCAGGTCGAGGTCGGCGGCGTTCCGCGCGATCGGGCCGAGGGTGATCATGTCGGAGCTGGTGAGCCAACCGGGCGGGCGGGGGATGTGGCCGCGGGTCGGGACGATCGGGGAGGCACCGCGGGAGGTGCGCAGGGCGTAGACGCCGCAGTACGCGGCCGGGAGGCGCAGCGATCCGGCGAGGTCGGAGCCGACTTCGAGGGAGGACAGGCCCGCGGCGACGGCGGCGGACGGGCCGCCGGAGGAGCCGCCGGCGGTGCGGTCGTCGGCGAAGGGGTTCTTCGTCTTGCCGAAGATGGGGTTGCTGGTCTGGATGTCCTGGCACATCGTCGGCACGTTGGTCTTGCCGATGATGATGGCGCCGGCCGCGCGCAGGAGCGCGACGACGTCGGCGTCCGCGGTGGGGACGTGGTCGGTCAGGTCGGGGGACCCGCAGGTGGTACGCATGCCCTTGGTCTCCAGGGCGTCCTTCACGGTCATGGGCAGGCCGTGCAGGGGGCCGAGGGGCTTGCCGGTGTCGGCGAGGTGCTTGTCGGCCTGGTCGGCGGCGGCCCGCGCGCCGTCGGCGTCGAGGGTCACGACCGCGTTCAGGCCGGGGTTCGCCGCGGCGTGGTGCTTCAGGAGCTGGTCGAGGAGGGCACGGCTGGATATCTCGCCGTTGCGCAGGGCTGCGACCTGCCTGCGCGCCGAGGCGAGGTGCAGGGTGCCGGTGCCGCCGACGGTGGTGGTCTCGCTCTGGGCGGCGGTGGCCGCGCGCGGCAGGCCGAGGACGCTGGCAACGGCCGCTGAGGTGGCGAGGAGGCTACGGCGGGACATCACGTACGGGCTCCATCTGGGGTGCTGGGGGTGGAGGAATCGGATGGAGTGTCTGGCGGCGCGGGGGAAAAGTACGAAGCGACACGCAGGAGGTGCTTCTGCTCGGCCTTGATCGTGGTGAGCTTGGGCTTGAGCGGGGCGTCGGCGTACTCGGCCGGCTCGGCGACCGGCTTGCCCTGGGCGTGCAGGACGATCGCGTGGCGCAACTGGTCGGCGGTGACCGCTGCGGCGAGCCGTGATCCCTTGAGCGGGACGACGAGGAGCCGCCGTTCCCGGCTGCGGCGCGCTTCTGCCTCGGTGCGGACGGCCGGCGAGAGGTAGGGCCGCAGGGCGACTTGACCGTCGCGTATCTCGGTGCGCTGCCGGATCAGCGGGTAGTGGATGCTCTGCCTGTTGCGCAGGAACTCCCGCTGCGGCGCCTGCTGTTGGAGGACGATGCTGGGGTCCATGCGCACCATCGCGGCCCACAGCTTGTTCAGCCGGGCGTAGGCGTAGTGCTCCGCCGCGAAGGCGTACGCGGCGCCGACCCGGGCCGCGATGATCGGGATGAAGTAGCCGATCTGCGTGAGCGTGGCACCGATGTCGCCGCAGGCCCACGCGAGATCGTTGAGGTGGTCGACGCTGAACCCCGCCTCGGCGCCGATGACGGCCGCGAGGCGCTGTCCGCTGTAGACGAGCGTGATGACGGCGCCGACGGTGACCAGGCGCAGGCCGACCGCGATGGACCGGGTGGCCGCGGTGCGCGAGTACTTCCAGCAGGACCAGGCGAGGTAGGTCTCCGCCGCGGTGTACGTCCCGAAGTACAGCAGGACGTACGCCTGGTAGAAGGGGTCGTGCGCGTAGTACATCGCGAAGTCGGTGGGCCGCTGCGAGGCCGGCGTGAGGAGCGCGAAGAGGACGGCCATGCCGATGATGACGGTGACGCCCGTGATCATCAGGTGGTTGGCGCGGCGGCGCGCTTCCTCCGGGGGCTTGGACCAGTAGGCGAGAACGCCGCCTTGGAGGGCCAGGACCAGGATCACGAAGCTCTGGGCGATGGGTACGACGATGTTCGTGACGCCGAGCGCCCCGTCGATCCGGACCCACACCCAGGTGATGGAGACGGCGTAGCTGAGGGCTGACGCGAGGAAGGACCAGGCGAGCGCGACCAGGGCGCGGTCGCGGCGGTCGCGTTTCAGGTCGCGGAGCAGGATGAGGAACCCTGCGCCGGCGATGATCAGGCACAGGGGGTGGAGGAGGTCTTTCAACGTGGCCTTCGCAGGAGCGTGCGGGATATCGGATCGTCTCGGTGGGCCGAGCGACTGGCGTGGACGTGCTCCTGGAGGAGGGAGCCCAGCGTCTCCGCCTCTGCCTCGTCGGGTTCGGCGTACCGGGTGCGCCCGAGGAGCATGCGGATCAGGCCCGGCGTCATGTCGGGCAGGAGTCCGCCGAGGGTGCCGACGCCGGCGAGCAGGCCCTCGTCCACGGTGTGGTGGCGCAGCAGGATGTGGCCCAGCTCGTGGCCGATGATGCCGTCGGAGTGGGGGACGCTGGTCGTGTCGTCGAAGAAGATGTGGTCTTCGGTGTCCATCGCGAGCCACAGGCCGCACATGGAAGTCGCGTCCAGACTTTCGGGGAGCGCCTTCGGGTCGGTCACCGGGACCAGCTTGATGGGGCGGCCGGTGTACTCCGTCACGAACGGCACCAGCGCGCGGATGTTCTCGACCGGCGGGAGCTGGAGTTCGGCGATGAAGTCTCGGAGGGGTGCGGTGTCGTCTGGGGTCTCAGGCTGTTCGGCTGTGGCCGCTGCGCGCCTGCGCTTCCACATGGCGGCTCCTTCAGCAGCCGAGGGGCTTTGTACGGTCGTCTGCACCAGTATCAGGCCAGTGCATCTGGGGACTCCGGGAGTCCTTCCATGGCGCGTGCAGCGTCGACCATCTTGAGCAGGGCTTCCTTGCTGGCCGGAGAGAGCCCGGCGGCGCGCATGGCGAGATTCTTCACACCCTGGTCGTGCAGCTGCTGCACGAGCTGGAACTGGTTGACGATCCGCTCCGTGACGTCGTCCTCCACGAAGTAGCTGGCCGGCACCTCGAAGAAGCGCGCGAGAAGCCGGGCGACGCGGATGGACGGGTTGTCGCCGGCCGGTCCGCGGAGTTTGCCGATGTACGCCGCGGTGAGCGTCCCGTCGCCGTAGCCGGAGATGGTTTCGGCGACGTGGGCATTGGAGAACTCACCGGTGAGACGGTTCGTCTTGGCCGGGTCGCCGTCTCTTGGGCGTAGCACGTCGAACAGGTAGTTCAGTCTCTCGGCGAAGCTGGAGCCGGGTCCGGGGGCGGGCACTGGCGGCCTTTCACCCTCGGGGTCCTGGGCTTTCCGATGGGGCATGGATGCGACTGCTCTCGATGGGGGGTCTGCTAAACAATAGTTGACTATGCCACAGGCACCCGCCTACGTTCGATGTCACTCAGCCAACTATTGTTTACTGAGTGTGTACGGGGGCTTCGGCATTGACCTGCCGGTTTCCCCTCGTTGCATTGCTTTCGATCAGCGCCAGCCGACGGGACGGAACGCAGAGTGACCACCGCACCGGAGCCTTGGACTCCGAATAGCACCGCCTACGAGCGGGAGGCCGTCACGACCACCACGTCGGTGAAGGCCCCCGCTGACTGTTCCGCCCTCTTCCCCGAGAAGCCTGCCCTGCCCAACGGTCTTGCCATCTCCCGGCGCATCCGCTTCCCCGTACCCGCCACAGGCGCCGCCGCGCTCCAGGCCCGGCAGGTCGCTCGCCCCGCGCTCAAGCTCATCCTCGGCGCCGGCGACCAGGCCGAACGCCTCAGCCGCCGCATCGAGACGTGCCTTGCCGAACTCGTCGCCCTGGCCTACACGGTGACCACCGGTGACGACCTCCTGTGCTCGGTGTGGACCGACCGCGATCACGTCTTCCTCGCCGTCGAGCACGAGCAGGCGCTGCCCAGCGTGCCCAGCGACACCACCATGGGACTGAGCGTCGTCAAGGCCATCGCGGACGACTACGGCACCCACCGCACCGACAGCGGTCACCAGACCTGGGCCGCCATCGTCCGAGGCTGATGCGCAGGTGTTCCCACGGGGAACGCTCCCCTTCACGCCGCCCACGCCGGCCGAGGGACGGGGTGGTACGGGTCCGATACGTCCCATCCCTCCCATGCCGGGTCGATGATCTCCCCGGTCTCCACGTCGACCGCCCCGGCCGGTACGAGCCGCAGCACCGCGTCGACTCGCTTGGCTCGCCGCTCGGTCCTCCACCTGCGGTAGTTCAGCCGCTCGCGCACGTGCCGGGCCCTGCGCCGGGCACCCGCACCGGCTGTTCCGCGGGCCTCTGCCGCCTCCTGCAACACCTCCTGGTCCGGCATCACCCCGGCAGGTCCCGCCAGGGCCGACACCAGGTAGAAGAGCCCTTCCACCTCCTCGGCCAGGCCGTCCTCCACGAGGGCACGCAGGCGCCGGTCGACGGTAGTGCGGTGCAGTCCGGTGGCCGCTTGAAGCTCCTTCTGGCTCTTGCCCTCTTCCTCCTCCAGCAGCGTCAGCAGGCGAGCACCGTTGGTGCCGTGCCCGTAACGGTGGAAGGCGTCGTGACCGGCAAGACGAACGAGGGCGCGGGTGTCGGTGTGCGCCGCTGACACACGGGGCCCTGCCCCCCCAGCACTACCTGCGGCTGGTGGGTGTGTCACTGCCGCACCATCTGCTTCACCCCGATCAGGGATGGACAGCCGCCACTTCGAGCCCGTCTCGGACCCAGCACCGGACTTCTCCAGCACCAGCCAACCGGCCTTCTCCAACCTCCGGTTGCTCAGCACCGCCGTACGCAGCGCGCACCCCATCAGCTCGGCCTGCCGGCGTGCAGACAGCTCGTGGTCCAGGCCGCCGCCGCGCTCGCACAGCTCCAGGCGGACGCTGAGGTTCTTCAGGTCCGCCTCCCCCCCGCCCCGAGACGGCCACACCCCGCGCTCCACGGCCTTACGCACCCGCTCCACCGCCTCCCACGCGCTGTGGCGGCAGGTGATGGGCTCCTCCTGGCTGACCCACGCACGGGCCTTCGTGAGCATCCAGGCGAGCTTGCCCTCGGCGAACTCCGGGCCCTTGCGCCGCATGAGGCGACGAGCCCACTCACCCCCGGGAGTCGGCGAGTAGAGCAGCGCACGGTAGAAGTCCGCGGGCATCCACTCCCGGCCCGGCTGCGAGGCGCCGGCGGCCAGGGCCATGGTGAGCCGGTAGCCCTCTTCGGCCTCGTTGCGGCCCGGGTAGCGGCCGTCGACGTCGCCTTCGAGGAGCAGCCGGGCACTGGCCGCGGACAGGCCCTTGGTGATGGACGCGGCGACGTGCGGCGCGATGCGGCGGCGATGCGTTTGCGATGCTCCGCCGAAGCGATCCCGATTGAATTGTCGGCGCGTCGCCGGGATGGACTGGCCACGCGCGAGGACGTGCGGCATCATGACTCCGTGCTTCCGGGGCTCCCGAGGGCACAAAAAGGCCCTCAAGGGGGTCGGGTGAGTGAAAACCGCACATATGTGCGGAACCAACGGACCTCGTGCAAGGTCCGAGTAACGAAGCGGCCGGCAGCTCGACGCCACATCGAGTAGGCGGCCTGGAGGACTGGCTTGGACTGGAACCGTCGCCACAACGGAACCGGCGCCTGCGAGCCTCCACCAGGGACTAGGTCATGACGACCTCCGCAGGGGGAGAGACGGACACGCGAATGCCACGATCGCCCAACTCGTAAGGCAGATCTCCGTCCAGGGGGACAGGGCACGACCAGGAACGACCACCGAACGCACACAGGCCCACCGGATGCCGGCGCACGACGCGCCGCCCGGTGGGCCTACTCGTTGCGTGTCCCCGCCCTCTGGCGGGTACATTGGTGGTCATAGAGACCAGTCCTCGTGTTAGGTCTCCGGGAACGGCCCCGCCGGGTACTCCGCTGCGAAGGTTTGGACGCCTTTGACTTGCAGCCGAGTGGCGGGGCTTTTCCCGTTGTGCGGTCTTGTGGGCTACCGCCGCGCGCGTTCCGGCATGGAACTCGCATGATCGCAGACGGTAATCGTGGGGACAGACTAGACCTTCTCGTCCCCCGGGCGGGTCATCTTGGCGGGCGTGCCGTGTCGGTGAGGAGTAGTCAAGTCGTCTCCCTTCGCCGGCCAAACTTCCTGGCGTACCGCTCCGACGCCCCGTCGGCCTGGTACTCGGCCAGCTCCTGATCAGGGTGGTACGTGACCGGCAGGTCCAGCTCGGCGTCCCAGACGGCCCAGTCGAGGGGCTCGTTCCTGTGCCGCTGGCCGTCCTGCGGGCGGTGCCGTGCCTCGTACCGCGGCCCGGGGGGTCGGCGGTCGCCAAGGGGGCCGGCCGCGGCGAAGAGGCTGCTGATCCGCTTCTCGGTATCGGGCGATGCGGGCAAGGGCTCAGCTCGCATGGGGGAGGAGGGGGGCAGCGGCCACTCGTTCGTGTCGATCCCCACCTCCGCGAGTTCCGGCAGCGGCGTTCTCGTGCTGCGCGCCATCAGGTAGGTGCGCTGCTCCTCGCTGGTGCCGGTGCGCCGTTCGCCGAGAGCGACGTGCACCTCCACCAGGTCGTCCACGATCTCCTTCGCCGCATCGAGGGCGCCGGCTCTTCGGGCCTCGACCAGTCGAAGAAGCGCGTGCTCGCGCCACGCCGTGATGCTTTCCGCCTCCGTCATCCGTTCGTCCCGACTCATATCGCTGGGCAGCGTGGGGACTGCCCGTGGGGTCGTCCGCAGATGATGACTCGCGGACGTCTGTCTTGGTTGCAACGAGCACCGTCTTGATAACCGGCCCCAGGCCCTCCTGTGCTGCTGAGTCTTTTCAACGCGCAAGGGCCGGGCCGCGCTGCCGCGCGGGCACCTAGGAAAAGCGGGCCTGGGGCCGGTTATCAAAACTTCAGTGGTCGGTGCCATCTGGGACTTCACGGTAGTGGAGCCCTCGCCTGGGGCCCTCACGGGGAGGGGCGCAGCCGGGCGGACGGAAGCGGGTGCCGGGCAACCCGCATGAACAGGGGCTCGTCGCCCTTGCGGTTGATCGTGATCGAGCCGCGGCGGCGGCCGGCGCGGAGCACTCTCTCCGTCTCCTCGGCGGGCAGGTCGAGCGCTCGCGCCAGTTCGTCGGCGCTCAGCCACCGTTGCCACGGCAGCCGGTTGATCCGGTGTGCCACGGGGGCGCCGTTCATGGCGTCCTCCTCCTTGCAGGGTTGCACCCGGGTTGCTCATCCCCAGGCGTGACCACACACCCTAGTGCACACCACGTCCGGACGGGAGCATGCGACGTGGATCACGGCATGTCGGCGCGGATTCCGGACAGGGGAGACACGAGCGAACGTCTTGTAACAGTTACGTAACTGGACTACCCGATGCACAGGGTTCGCTCAGCGGACGGCAAGGGATCTTCGTCCTGAATTGCCCATGTCCGAAGTGGGATGAACCGCGTGGTTCCTATCCAAGGGCACTTTTGCCACACAGGCACGGTTTTCGATCTGACGTGCGATTTCATAGTGGCGAATCGCTTCACGGCTGTCGGAAGATTGGCTTCCAGAGGCCGATCAAGACCGAAGCGAGGCGGTATGCCCAGGACGCCCAGCACGAGCGAGACCACGTCGTGCGACGGCGAGCACGGGCACTCCCTTGAAGCCGCCGCTTCCCGGGCGGCCGGGGACCCCGGCGACAAGGCAGCCCTCGCCGAGCTGTTCAACGGCATGTACGAGCCGGTCGTGCGCTTCATGCACGCGCGCATCCAAGACCCGGTCACCGCCGAGGACTTGGCACAGGAAGTCTTCGTCAAGGTCGTACAGAACATTCACACGTACACCGGCGGCGGCATCTACGCCTGGATCTGGTCCATCGCGAGGAACGTCTACTCCGACTACTTCCGGCCGATGCGCAACCGCGGCTTCGAGCAGCCCACCGGGGACTTCTGGCACCTCGACGCACCGAGCACAGAGATGGGCCCGGAGGAAGCCGCGGAGTGGAAGGAGCTCCGGAGGGCCATCAAGGGCAAGCTGGACAAACTGTCCGAGTCGCAACACATGGTGCTCGCCCTGCGCATCACCTGCGGGTACTCGACCGCGCAGACTGCGGAGATACTGGGGAAGCCAGTGGGTACGATTCGTGTGTTGCAGTACCGCGCGCTCGCCAAGCTCCGCGGATTGATGCCCGACCGTGACAGCAACCTGGCAATGTATCTGCTGTCCGCCTCCGACCCGGAGGGGCAGGGCGAGCACGCAACGCCCGTAAGGCTGAGGGAGAAGAACAATGTTGGGTCGCAGGGATAGCGCCGTCGCAGCGCAGCTTGACCGCTGCCTGTCCGGCGACGCCGAACCTGAAGGACCCGAGATACCCGGCCTCATGATGGCCGCTGCTTCTCTCGCGCCGCGCCGCCCGATCAGTGAGTCCGGCCGCCAGCGCGCCTTCGACGCCATGATGCGCGAAGCCGACCGCCGCGCCCGCCCGACTGCGGGCACCCACGTAGACGACCTCACCGACCCGGGCATCCACGTCCGCGTCGCACAGGCCGGCCCGCACCTCCGCCTCCGCATCGCGAACATCGAAGAAGTCAGCGATGAGGGCATGGAGGAGATCGCCGGCCGCATCGCTAACCGCCTCGGGCAGAACGCTCCGGACCGCAATCAGTGACCGGAGACACCCAGCAGCTCCGCATCCTCGAAGAGGACATGGGCGCGGACGCCATCACGTTCGAGAACTTTGACGAGGGCGTCACCTACCTGTTCGTCCGTCCCGGGCAGTCCTTCGAGAACGCCGTTAAGGCCGTGCTCAAGGCGTGCCCCGAGATGAAGATGCCGCAGGCGCAGGATCTCGTGCGCACCTACTGCCCGAACATCATCGAGATGAACGAACGGCTCGGCGTCGACCAGGTCGTACCGCGCTTCGAGGCCGCGCCGGACGCCGGCGTCGTCCCGCCCGTCCCGATGAAGGTGACCGGGCAGCACCGTCGGCCCCGCCCGCCGCGATGGGCGAAGATCGCCGCGGTCGCCGCGCCCGCTCTCGCCGGCGGCATGTTCCTGGCCCACTGGCTCAACCCCAGCCCGAAGGACCCCTCCGCGACGACGTCGACCCCGGCGATCAGCCAGGACGACAAGGTGGCCGCCGGTACCTACCGCAACCCCACGTTCGAGAAGATCGCCGAGGGCGGCCAGATGAAGTGCGACCCGATGGGGGCGTACGAGGCCAAGTGCGTGGACGCGGACGGCAAGGTGATGTTCAGCGAGGCGTCCGTCGGGACGTCGACCGCCTTCACCTTCTCCTACGACATGGAGAAGATCGGGTTCCGGCTCTTCCCCGACGTGGACTCGGCCGCGGCCTGGGCCGCCGAGGACGCCAACCAGGACCTCTACCAGAACGTGAAGCAGTACGGCCGCGTGGTGCTGTGGGGCACCGACGGCGCCCGCCTCGGGGAGTGGGGGAACATCCTCGAAGAGCAGGAGCGCCGGCAGCGGAGCAACGCGCGCGCCATGGGCGACGCCCACCCCGCTGCGGTTCCGATGGGCTACACCTCCGCCGAACCCCTGCCGGACCGGCTCGCGTTCCTGGCCTTCGGCACGCTCGGGGTCACCGAGGAAACGATCCATCAGGCCGTCCATCAGGACGACGCGCAGTCCGTGCAGCTCCTGCGCGCCGTCGACCTCGTCCTCGGCAACGCCGACTCCAGCCAGCTCGGCATCATCCCGTCCGGTCCGACCGACGCGGTCGCCATCGTCGCGGACGCCACCGCACCGCCTGCGGAAGACGCCACGGACACGCACGGCGAGACCAACCCGGTGCCCGTGAGCCCGACACCCGAGCCCCCCGTCACCACCCCGGACTCCGGGGCGAAGGGTGAGCCGACCACCACGGCGCCGGCCGGCTCGTCTTCCGGCGGTACCGAGACGGCGCCGCCCCCCGAGACGAAGCCCGTGGTGGAGCCCACCGCGCCCGAGGAGCCGTCGGAGCCCCCGGCCCCCGCGCCCAAGCCGGACCCCGCTCCCGAGCCGGAGCCCGAGCCGGAGCAGCCGGAGACCGACTCACGGCCCGGTGCCGTCACGCCCGTTCCGGAGCCCGAGCCCACCGCGCCCCAGCCGGCCCCCGAACAGCCCGTGACCGAAGAGACGCCTCCGCCGTCCACGGAGGTTCCGGTGCCGGAAACGCCTCCGGCCCCTCCCGTGACGGAGGAGCCGGAAGACGATGGGCTGTCCCTGGAGGTGCTGCCCACTCAGTGGGCGGCGGCCTAGAACGGCGGCTGCGGCTGGCCGCTGGCCCACGGGTCAGCGGCCAGCGCACCTGATGCGGGAGCAGAGGGCGACCGCTGGGCCGACACCTTGGTCACCTTGGCCGTTGCCCGGGACAACGCCGGACCGACCTCCTCCACGTCCAGCTCATAGACCGTGCGCTTCACCCCCTCCCGGTCCTCGTAGGAGCGCTGCTTGAGCCGCCCCTGCGCGATGACCCGGGTGCCGCGGGTCAGCGATTCGGCGACGTTCTCCGCGGCCTGCCGCCACACCTGGCAGGAGAGGAACAGGCTGTCCCCGTCCTTCCACTCGTTGGTCTGCCGGTCGAACGTCCGCGGGGTGGACGCGATGCGGAACTTCGCGACGGGGGCGCCGGACGGGGTGAAGCGCAGCTCGGGGTCGTCCACGAGGTTGCCGACGACGGTGATGACGGTTTCGCCTGCCACGGAGGGGGCCTTTCAACGCAGAGGGGGAGGCCGGCCCGCGGGGCGCGGGCCGGCCGGGGCGGTCAGGAGAAGAGCAACCGCCAGGTGAGCGGACCGGGCAGGCCGTCCGCGTCGCCGCGCAGCTCCTTGCGGGAGAGCTGGAAGGCACGGACGTTCAGGCGGTCGGCGTCGCCCCAGTCCTCGGAGGGGCCGACGCGGTAGTGCTTGCCGAAGCCCTTCGCGACCAGGCGCTCGCCGAGCTGCTTGATGTACTTGTTCTTCTTGCCGGGGCCGAACTTGTCGCGGCCGGGGAACGCCGGGGGCGTCGGCTTCGGCTTCGGCTTGGTGGTCGAGCCGCCGCCGGTGGACGGCTTGGTGCCGGCGACGATCGCCTTGGCCTTGGCCAGGATCTTGGCGAACGGGATGTTCCCGGGGTCGCCGTGGACGTTCTCCGGGGCGTGGAGGTGGCCGCAGATGCCCTTGAAGGCGTTCCACTCGGAGAAGGTCATGCGCGCGCTGGTGGCGCCGTACGAGGACGGGTAGGCGGGCCACTCCGACGGGCCGCTCAGCGGGATGCCCATGTTCTTGTGCATCCAGGCGATGAGGTCGGCGAGCGCGTCGTAGGCCCACTCCGGGGCGTCGGGCCAGTAGATGTAGTCGACGCCCGCCTTGAGCTTGCCCCAGGTCTTCTTGTGCGAGGGGTCGCAGGTGCCGATCAGTTCGAGCTGGATGACGTTGAGGGTGTTCGTCTCGACGCCCCCGGCCTTGTTGACCAGGGCGCGCGCCGACCGGTTCAGCGCGAAGTGCTGGTAGACGTCGAAGCCCTTCTTCGTGAAGTTGGGCTTCGCGGTGAGGTTCGGGGCCTCGGCGCCGTTGCTGTAGGAGACGATGCCGGTCCCCTCGGTGGTGTGCAGGGCGAGGACGTTGGGGTCCATCAGGTCGCCCTCGTACGTGTCGCCGTACCAGTGCGTGCCGCGGATCGCGCCCGGGTAGAGGGTGGTGGCCATGTGTGCTTCCTCCGGAGCTGGTGAGCAGGGGGGAAGCACCGTGCGGGGCGGGGGGCGCTAGCGTCCCGGGCTCACTCGGCGCCCGGCACGTCTTGGTCCTGGTCGTCGTCCGGGTACTGGAGCGCGTGCAGCGTCTCGGCGAGCCGTGTGGCGAGGTCGGCCGAGGGGCCGGTGTTCTCGACGGCGACCGGGCCCCCGGCCGCGCCGGTCAGCTCGACCTCCAGGTGGTCTTCCTTGCCGTACTGCTTGCGGTGCTGCCGCTCCAGGTACCAGGCCGCCGCCCTCCAGTCCGGCGGCGTCGTGATCGTCTCCTCCAGCACCTTGCCCGAGTGCGGGTCGAACTTCCTGTGGGTGGTGACGATGCCGCCGCGGCTGGCGCGGCGGATGTCGAGGGCGGCCGAGAGGGCGGCGGAGGCGCGGGCACGCTCGACCTTCTCGAAGAACTCCACGAAGTGGTCGAGGTCGGGGTCGGGGTCGTTGCCGGCCGCGCGGTCGACGGCCTCGGTGCGGCCGTAGGCCATCCAGCGCAGGAAGGTGGCGCGGCTGATGCCCGCGTTGACGGCCGCCAGGTCCACGGCGAGGCCGGCGCGGGACGCCTCGACCAGGCGCGTCTCGACCTCCGGCGTCAGGAGCCGGGTACGCGCCGCGGCTTGGGAGCGGCGGACTTTGCGGCTGGGCATGGCGGGGACCGTAGATCGACTGCCGGGTTACTGTCCCGGGCTGAACAGGTGGCCGCAGGCCGGGCAGCAGACGGAGCCGGAGCGTTCGTTGTCGCCGCTGTCGCCGTATCCGTCGTCGGTGAAGTCCTCGCCGAGCATGTCCCGCTCCGGCGTCTCGGTGCCGTCCGGTCCCTGCGGCAGGCCCTCGGGGTCGACCTCCCGCAGCAGTTGCTCCATCTCGTCGTCGGAGATGCACAGGGAGTCGAACAGGTCGGCGTCGGAGGTCGCCAGCTCTTCCAGGATCGCGGCGAGGGCTCGGGAGTCCCATCCGCCTGCCATCGGCAGCCGGTTGAGGAGGATGAGCACGGCGTGGGCCTGGCGGTCGCTGGCGGAGGCCCAGCCGCGGGTGACGGGGACCAGCCATCCGCCGTCGTCGTCCAGGAGCAGGCCGTCAGGGATGGGCTCGCCGCGGACCTGCATCTCTATCAGCGCTTCGCGGCGGCCGTGGCCTGCGATCACCAGGCTGGTGCGCTCGTCCACGACGGGGGTGTCGATGAACCCGTGGTCCTTGATCGAGGCGATGATCCGCTCGATCTCATGCTTCTTGGGGTTCGCCGGGTCCGGGGGGAGATCGGTGAGCGGGATGTAGCTGATGTAGCGGGGGGCGGCGAGTCCGGTCACGGCTGCTCCTGTCGCGCAGCTCGGGCCGGGGGTGAGGAGCGGCCGTTGGTCAGCGAGCCCGCGGACTTCAACCGCGGCGCCCCGGCTCGCTACCGGGACATGCCGTCATGGCCGGACCGTCGGGCCGCTCCTCGGCCGGCGCCGCCCCACGTGTCCGGACGGGGCTGCGCCGGGGCCCGCGTGGCGAGTTCGGCGGGTGCGCGTTCCACCGGTCGTCTCTCGGGCCGGGCGGAAGGAACTCATCCCGTCGCGGTTTCTGTCCTGGCCCGTGATCCGGACATGGTGTACAGTCCCCGTTTGTGGCCGCACGAGCGAGCAGCCACACCCGGTCTGGTGTAACGAATTCCGGCCTCACTCCGTCCATAGGGCGGAAGGCCACCAGCGCCAGACCTTCAACGCTCCAAAGCCGGGTCACCGGCAAACCAGAGAGGTACGTACGCGATGCCCGAGACGGACAACGCACCGACGGTCGGTCAGAGCGACCTGGCGCTGAGGGCTGCGGTGGCCTACCGCGTGAAGAAGCGTGTCGCCGAGATCTGCGACCCGGTCATCGAGGAGAACGCCGAGCACATCCGGAACACGAAGGGCACCCGCAGCCTGTCGGCCGAGATGCCCCTTGCCGAGGGCGGCACCCAGCCGCTCGGCACCTTCACCCGGACGATGGCGAAGGCGAAGTTCCGCATCGAGGACCGGAAGAAGGTGCTCGACTACGCCGACGCGCTGGAAGAGACCGAGTACGTCATCCGCCCCTCCTTCGAGAAGGCGCTCCTGAGCCGCCTGGTCTGGAAGGACTCCCAGGTGATCGACACGGCCACCGGCGAGATCGTGGAGGGCATCAGCTACGACCCGGGCGGCCTGACCGACACCGTCAGCCCGAAGTGGAACGACGCCGGCATGGAGGCCCTGGACGCCCTGCTCGGCTTCGTTGACGCGGCGCTGGAGAACCTGCCCCACCTGACGGCGGACGACTTCGCCCTTCCGGTGCTGGAGGCGGGCGAATGATCCCCGCGTTCATGACCGAGTCGCCGTGCTCGCGCATCGACCCCGAGGCGATGTTCCCGGCCCCGTCGGACACGGCGGCCATCGCCTTCGCCAAGGAGCAGGTCTGCGGCACCTGCCACTTCCGGGCCCAGTGCCTGGAGTGGGCCATCAGCCCGTTCAGCCGCTCCGAGTACGGCATCTTCGGCGGCCACACCGAGGACGAGCGCCGCGACCTGGTCAAGGCCCGGAAGCTCGCCAAGCCGGTGCGCCTGAACTACGGGCCGCTGCCGCCCAAGCACCAGCGCCTCTCGGCCGCCGCCTGATCGCCCGCACGCTTCTGCCCGCCCCGCACCCCGCGCGGGGGCGGGCACCTCTCGCAAGGAACCACCGTGATCCCCAGCGACACCCGCTTGGCGCTGATCGACCAGGCCACCGACAAGGCCGACGAGTCACCTGACGAACTCAGCCCGGAGACCCTGACCGCGTTCGTGCGGCACCTGCGGCGCAACGACCTCGACGTACGCGAGTGGCACCGCTGCGACGACTTCGCCGCGTCGGCCGGCATGACCCACCACCAGGCCCGCCGGGCGGTCGGACAGCTCGTCCGTGCCGGCCTGCTGGACCGGGACGTCGTGCCGCGCCGCGTCCGCCGTCAGGACGGCCGGTACACCGTCTACCGCCTGTCGCCCAGCGCCATGGAAGGGGCAGGCCAGTGAGCAGCCACGAGATGGACGAGCTGGACGAGCAGTTCGAGGTCGTCATCGGCCGCAAGGCGCCCTTCTCCATGATCCCGGACTGGGTGACCCTGTACCCGGGGAGCAAGTCCTCCCCGATGTACGCGGGGAAGATCCTGTCCCCGACCGCGAAGGCCGTCTACAACGTGCTGGCGATGCACGTGAACGTCTCGCGAGGGGACAGCGCATGCTGGCCCTCCCGCAAGACCATCGCGCAGATCCTCGGCTTCTCCCGTGAGCAGTCCGTCGACCAGTACCTCGACCAGCTCGATGAGGTCGACGCCATCGACCGCGAGCCGATCACCCGCGCCAACGGCGCGAAGGGCGTGCGCTACATCGTGCACCAGACGCCGCCCAGCGACTTCGAGGGCGAGCAGAGCGTGGGCGAGCACTACAAGCACCGCCGCGCCATCGAGGCGGCGAAGCTGACCCGCTCCCCGGGCCGCCCCCGAAAGACGGAGGCCGCCGACGTCGAGCAGCCCCCGCTCGCCGTGACCGAGGTCGAGGCGGAGCCGCAGGAGAGCCCCGCGGACGCGCTCGTGCGCACGACCGTTGACGAGTGGTGGGCACAGGCGGAGGAGCGGGTCGTCCTCGGCGAGATGGACCCGCTCGGCACCGACCGGCAGAAGGAGCGTGCGCGCGGCAACCTGGTGGCACGCGTCCGGGACGCGGTCGCCACCGGCCACGACCCGGAGCTGATCAAGCTGGCGCTGCGCGAACTCGGCGAGTGGGGCCCCGCGAAGGCCAAGTTCGAACGAGCGCTCAAGACGTACAAGGACAAGACGCCCGAAGACATCGAACTCGACAAGCAGGCGCAGAGCGGCGCCAAGAAGTGGTGGGCCGAGGCCGAGACGCGGGTCGCCGACAAGAAGATGGGCCCGCTCCTCGCCGACACCAAGAGGCAGGAGACCGGCTACTACCTCAACCTCCGCACCCGCATCCGGGAGGCCCTGAAGGCGGGATACGACCGCTGGATCATCTGGGACGCCCTGGTGGAGCTGGGCGAGTGGTCGCCCGCGAAGCGCGAGTTCGACCGCACCCTGCGCCGGCTGTCCGGCGTGCGGCAGCCCCGAGGGGCCCGCGGAGGCCGGGCGCCGCTGTTCACCAACGACCAGTGGAAGCAGAAAGATCCGCCACCGCAGAGCGGAGCCCCCGACGTTCCGACCGCACCCGACCTGAGCGTGTTCGGTGTCCAGTCCGATGACGCCGCCTGACGAGAGGAGGACCGACGACATGTCCCTCACCATGACCGCCCCAGCGATCCCGGAGACCCGGCAGGTGGTGCGCGCGGACGGCCCCATAGCCGCGGTCGCGAGCATCCTGCGGCGCCGCGGGATGGACCCCGGCAAGGCGGCGCTGACCGAGGACCGCCCGGACAGCACGGACGAGTACCAGCGGGAGGTGTACCGGCAGGCGTGGGTGAACTCGCTGCGCCTGTCCGGGCACGACGACTACGCCCGCTTCACCCTCGCCAAGCTGCACGCGGATCAGTTCCCCGACCACGTGCGCACCTACGTGGACAAGTGCGTGGAGGCGCGGGCCCTCAACCGCGAGCAGGAAAAGCTCCCGGAGGACGAGCGGGAGATCGTCCGGCCGACGATCCAGCACCTGATCCTGCACGGCTCGACCGGCACCAGGAAGACGGCCACCGCCGCCGCGGCCGGCGCGTACGCCGTGGAGCGCGGCCTGATGACCCGCTTCGTCTCGCACTCGAAGTATCTGGGCTGGCTCCGGCCGGACAGCGCGCCTGCCGGGCTCACGCGGACGCAGATCCTGGAGCGCTACGAGCGGTGCGACGTGCTGATCCTGGACGACCTGTGCGAGGAGATGGACGAGTACGCCACCAACCACGTCCGGACGCTCACCAACAACCTGATCACGGCACGCGCCAACAAGGGTCGCGGGACGATCTTCACGACGAACCTGAACTTCGACCAGGTCGAGGTCGTTCTCGGCGAGCGCCTGGCGTCCCGGATCGGCGGCCGGGCGCTGCCGCTCAAGCTCGTCGGCGACGACGCCCGAAAGCCGCAAAGGTGGTGAATGGCGCGGATTCCACTGGTGCGTCGAAAGGGTCACGCCCACCAAGCGGAAGGTGATCTAGTCTGTCCGGGACCGGTGCGCTCACGAGCGAGAGCGCAGCGCCAACGCTCCTGGAGGACAGCTTCGTGGCCCGACCCCTATCGACGGCGCGCTTCGCGACCATGTCCGAGGCGGAGATCCGAGCAGCCGAACGCACACTGATTGCAGGGACCTGGGCGATCACGGCCGGGGCCCTGCTCTTCAGCGTGCTCACCGTCACCCCGCTCGTCCGGTCGGTCAGTCCTCCGGGCTGGGAGTGGACGGCCCCCATCCTCCCGCTCGTCGTGGACGCCGCGGTGATCATCGTGGTGAAGCTCGACTCCGTCATCTCCCGGCTCGGCGGCGAGGGCGGCGCGTGGCCGGTGTTCCTGCGGTGGATGACCGGCCTGATGACGCTCGCCCTCAACATCGGCGACAGCGCCCTGCACCACGACTGGGTGGGCATGGCCGTCCACTCGGTGGCCCCGCTCCTGCTGATCGTCACCGCGGAAGCCGGCCTGTCGTACCGGCGCGCCATCAGCGGGGCCCTGGCGCGCATCGCTCGCGAGGAGGCGGAGGCGGCCGAGCGGGAGCGCGCGGAGCGCGAGGCGCAGGCGCAGGCCGACCGGGAGGAGCGGGAGCGGGCGCGTGCCGCCGAGGAGCAGGCCGAGCGGGACGCTCGCGAGCACGCCGCCAAGCTGGAGCGGGAGCGAGCGGAGCGTGAGGAGGCCCGGCTTGCCGCCGAGCGCGAGCACGCCCTGGCCGTGGAGAAGGAGCGCTCCGCCCGTGAGCGGGCCGAGCGGGACGCCGCCTTGGAGCAGGAGAAGGCGGCCCGCGAGTTCACCGCGCGCATGGAGCGGGAGCGGGCCGAGCGGGACGCCGCCGAGCGCCGCCGCCAGGAGGAGCGCGCCGACCGGGAGCGGCGCGAGAAGGCGGCCCGCGAGGACGAGGAGCGCCGGCGGGCGGACCGGGAGCGGCAGTTGGCGAAGGTGGCCACCACCGCGGCGGTTCCTGCCCCCGGGCGGCGCGTCGCCCCGGCGAAGGCTACTGGGGGGACGGGCCGCGTCGTGACGGCCGTCGTCATGGACAACGAGTTCGCCGGCATGACGAAGGACAAGGCGGAGGAGGCCCTGTTCGAGCTGTACCGCGCGGCGCGGGACGCGAGCACGTACGACGACTGGGAGCAGGACCCGCTCGCGCGGCCGGGCGGGGAGTTCTGCGGCAGCAACCTGGGCCGGCGGCTGGGCCGCTCGGACACTTCGGGCCGCACCAAGGTGAAGCCGAAGTTCGAGCGCTGGTACCAGGAGCACAAGGAGAAGGCTGCGGCCGAGGGCGGCGTGCTGGTCGGCGTGGGCTGAGCGCGCAAGCAGCAACTGCGGCGGGTGTCCCGGAGAACGGGGCGCCCGCCGCAGTCGTGTCTGGGCTCGACGCAAGCGATAGACCACATGGTAAACTGTACACAGTGTCCGGAAGGGATCTAAGCCCTTCCGACGGCACACCATGCCCCGGTACGAGCAAGCCGCGGGCGCCAACGCTCCGAAGTCAGCCCAGGAGGACGGTCACCCATGGCCGACACGACCACAGTGGCCGAGCAAGCCACGCAAGAACCCCTCACCGTCGATGAAGCCATGATCGCCGTCATGCAGGAGATCGGCCCCGTCGGCAAGAACGGCCGAAACGAGAAGCAGAACTACCAGTTCCAGGCGTACGACGACATCGTGGCCGCCGCCCAGGGCCCCATGGCGAAGTACGGCCTGCGCATGCTGCCCGAGGTCATCGACCAGAAGCACTTCGTGCGCGGCGAGCGTACGAACGTGGCCATCCTGACCGTGCGGTACCGCATCCGCGGGCCGCGCGGGGACGAGATCGACACCCCCATCGTGGTCGTCGGCGAGGGCGCGGACGTGGCGGACAAGGCCAGCAACAAGGCCATGACCGCTGCGAAGAAGTACGCCTTCAAGCAGGCATTCGAGATCAGCGACGACACCGACGACGGCGACTTCAAGCACCCGGTGGCCGCCGGGGGCCCTGTGGACTGGTATGTCGCGCAGCTCGACCGCCCCAACGTCTGGCAGAACCCGAACGCCCTGGCCAGTCTGCTGGAGCGGGCAACTGGGGCGGGGCACGACGGTCTGCACATGCCGAACCGCCCCGGCATCACCCTCCGCGCGGTGATCGAGGCGCAGGGCCGCAAGCTGCTGGCCGAGCAGCAGGAGCGGCAGCGCCGACAGGCCGAGGAGGCAGAGGCGATGCGGGCCCAGATGTCCGCCGAGTACCCGGAGCCCTCCGAGCCGTACGACGCGTGGTCCCAGGCCGTACCGGCGCCGCAGGCCCCCCAGCGCTTGGATGCTCCGGCACCCCCGCCGGCCGCCCCCGCGCCGCAGTGGAACACCCCGCAGGTCCCCGCGCCCGCTCCGCCCGCGCCCGCTCCGCCCGCGCCGGCTCCGCCCGCCCCCGCTCCGCCTGCCCCCGCCCCGGACGCGACCGTGGTCCAGCGCGAGTTCGCCGCAGCCCTGGCCGACCCGGTCAACGGCTGGCAGGCGCTCCACGACATGCGCGCCCGCTGGGGGGCGCTGCTCGCCCAAGCCCTGATCCACACCGACCTGTGGGGGACGGTAGACGCCAACAGCGCGGTCAACATCGCCATCGCAAGCTGGGCGAGCCTCGTGCAGCAGCACCCCGCGGCCACCGCAGCGCCTATGCCGCCCGCCCCGCCCGCGCCCGCGCCTGCCGTCCCGACGGCGGCACCGACCGCGCCCGCGCCTCCAGCTGCCCCCGGGCCGGCGGAGGAAGCCACCGCGCCCGCGCTGCGGCTGGCTCCGCGCACGGCCGACATGAGCGCCGCCGACCGCGCGCGAGCGAACACCGTGGCCGAGCTGGAGTTGCAGGCGCAGATGCTCGGCGTGCCCACGCTGGAGTTCGTCGCGGACCTCCTCCCCGAAGGAGGGACGAGCGTTGAGGACATCAAGGGCGGGAGCCGCCTCCAGGACCACGTGAAGCAGCACCGCCCCGAGGTCCTGGCGGCGTTCGTCAGCAGGGGGATGACGGAGGCGGCCTCCGAGTACGCGAAGTTCGGAGATCGCGTGCCTGCCCGAGACATCAACAAGTTCCTCCAGAACATGCTCCAGGTGACCTGACGCGACGTGCCGACCCCCGCGGGAACCGCAGAGCCCGCGGGGACGGGAGTGGCACGCGCCCCGTCGCGTCACGTCACGTCACGACGGCCGCCCTGTCGAGCAGCGCGGCACTGCTCGGGGGACGGCCGAGCAAGAGGGGTACGGGTCGGTGAGGTCCGCTCGGCGAGGGGTACGCCCGGACCGGGGTACGGGGGGTACGCCCGCGCGAGGGTGCGGGTACGCCAGCGCATGGGTACGGGGTACGGCCTCAGAGGGGTACGGGGTACGGCCCCGGAGGGGTACGGGGTACGGCGCCGATGCCCGGGGTACGGGGCACGCCGCTGCAAGGTGCGGTTGCTGCGCGCCGGCCGACTGGGCGCTGTTCCCCGTGGGAACAGCGGAGCCGCAGGCGGCCCTGCGAACTCCCTGGAGCAGGACCCCCAGCCCCGTACGGCCCTGTGAGCTGCGATGACGCGCGTACCCCCGCCACGGCGTACCGCGTCCGGTGCACGTACCCGTACGCCGTACCCCGTACCTCGGGACGGCCCCGTACCCCGTACCTGCCGCGCGGCCGTACCCCGTACCCGCCGACCCGTACCCCCGCGCACCCTCTGTGCCGAGGCGTACCCCCGGGAACGGCCGTACCCCGTACTCCCTGCGCGGGGGTACGGGGTACGGATCGTTCAGCGAAGGCGTACCCCTCGGGGAAGGTACGCCTTCGTAAGGTACGGCGTTGCCCTACCGACCGGCGGCAGCCGCCTGGGCCGCGTCGCGCTCTTTCCGGCGTTCCTCGGCGGCGAGCCGATCGGCCTCTTCCTCCTCACGCACCAGCGCAAGGAAGCGCTCCGGGTGCTCGTCGGCCAGTCGCCGGCGCGCGCGGCTGCGGGGACTGCGCTCCGGCAGCAGGTGGCCCCTGCGGGCCACGATCCCGGCCCAGATGTAGAAGAAGAGCTGGGCCTCCGTCTCGGCCCTGGCGCGGAACTGGTCCAGACGGCGGCGGCGGGCGTTCTCGGACTCACTGGCTGGAGGCGGCAGGTACTTGTCCGGTTGGGCCAGAAGGTCGGGGATCAGCCGGCGGGCCTTCTTCGTGAGCTGAGGAGATCGGATCGCGTACGCAACCACGGGGTCCCGGTCGGCTTCGTCCGCTGAGATGAACGTCGCCAGCACTGCGCCGAACTGCCGGTTGGTGAGGGCGGCGAAGGCGTCGATCTGCGCCTCGACGGCCGCGGGGTCCGGCTCCGTCCAATTGCTCTGACGCGAGCCCTTGCCCTCGGGCACGTCTTGCTGCGGTGCCGCCATTCCGGCTGGCCCTCCTGGACTCGATCGTGGCCGGCTGGAGCCGACAGCGGTACGGGCAAGGTGGCCGCCCTGCGACCGATCTCCCCGCGGCCGGATCGTCCCGGATAGCGGCCGGTCCCCGGCGTTCTGGGCCCGTGGGGCGCAGTGTCTTGGGTGGTTCTCGCGCTAACGCTCCGGGGTCAACCCTGAAGGAGGACAAACACCCCAAAGAATCGCGAGTCCATCGCCTGCGACGGTGAGATCGGCGGCACGGCGGCCACCTAGTGCGGATGATACCCGCGCGGCCCCGCGGGACCGCTATCGAGCAGCCCTATTCGGCCGCTGAGGCGCTTCTCGGACTGGTGACGGACTCGATGGCCGGGGTGACCCCGCTGGGCTTCCAGATCAGATCGTGCGCGCTCTGCGAGACGGCGAGGACGGCTCCGATCGTGCCGAGCGTGGGAAGGCCGTGCTGGAACTGGTCCAGCCCGCTGGTGGAGACGACGGTGACGACGCCGGCGACCAGGGCCATGACGGCGGCGACGATCTTCTTGTTCCGTACGGACCACTCGGGGCGCTGCACGACGGCGGTGATCAGCGGCATGAGGCCGCCGACGGCGGAGCCGGTGCCGATGAGTTGGAGGGTGGAGGACATGGGGTTCCCGTCTGTCGGTGGCTGAGACGGCGGGAGAGTGCCGCCCGGCTGGGGCTTGCGTCCCGGGGCGCGGGCGGCGTCCGGTCAGTCCCGGTCCTGGGCGTCCACGTCGGCTTCGATCTCCTCGGGCGGGGCGGGGGCGGGCCGGCCGAGGGTCTTCGCCACCAGGTCCCGCAGGTCCCGGATGTACTCCAGCGCCGCGGCCTTCCAGCGGCGCCACTGCCGCTGCTCCTCCTCCAGGCGCTCGACCTTGCGCTCCAGGTCGACCTGTCGCTCTTCCAGCGTCGTGACCCGGGCCATCGTGGACTCGTTCACCGAGCGCTGCTGTTCGAGCAGCGAGGTGAACCCCTCCGTCACGGTCTTCATGGACGAGACGAACGTCTGGCCCTCGGCGATCTCGGCGTCGGCCTTGTTCTTCTTGGTGTTCTGCCGGTACACCAGCCAGCCCCCGCCGAGGACTCCGGTCATGCCGAACAGCGGGGAAAGGACGGGCGCCAGAGAGGTAAGCCACTCCACGGGCGCCTCCTCGGTCGGTGATGGTCAGGTCGGGGTGCGCGGGAGCCGGGGCCCGTGAAGGCCCGCGGCTCCCCGCATCCGGCAAGCTGCACCATCGAGCCGGCTTACGTCCCCGGCGGCGGCGTTCCGGTGGCCGCGCTCGGGCTGACGCCGGCAACCGGGTTCCACCCGACCCGGATTGCGGCCAGGAGCTGCTCGTCGCTGATGGCCTCGGCCATCGCCACCGGGTCGGTCGTCCCGGCCGCCGCCGCCGCGATCATGAGCGGCGGGGAGACGACCAGCCCGACCATCATCGCCAGGGCCTGCGCCTCGGTGGGGCTGAGCACCGTCTTGGCCAGGTTCCAGCGCAAGGGGTAGCCGGGCGTCTCCACCGGCTCGACGAAGACCTCTTGTGCCACCACGGCGATGGCCATGCGCACGCGGGGCAGTAACGAGGGCTCGCAGGCCAGGGCGCACAGCGTGGACAGCGGCAGGGGCAGGGCGGACATGGGGCGGTTTCCTCACTTGGTGTAGGTGACGCGGAGCTTCGGCGGGTTGGTCTGGCCGTAGCCGCGGGCGCGGCCGTAGTAGGTCGAGGACGTCGAGTTCGGGTCCAGGGCGATGCCGCGCCACGACGTCGAGTCGAAGACCGAGGTGATGTCGACCCACTTGCCCTCGTTGCGGGCCCAGGAGATCGTCGTGGCCTCGCTGTCGGAGGAGAACGTGGACGGGCGGGAGGTGTGCTTGTGGGCCTTGATGACGGCCTTGCCGCCCGAGTTCGAGTACCAGTGATCGAAGTAGAGGTAGATCTCCGCCTTCGAGATCGTGGCGCCGGACAGGTCGGTGGCCAGGCTGGACGGGAAGCCGATCAAGGACGCCTGGGTGCCGTTCGTGGACGAGTAGTAGCCCTGCATGCAGGAGTTGCCGTAGTACGAGTTGTACGAGCTGCGGCTGGCGTACGAGCCGGACCAGGAAGCGGAGTACGTCTTGGTGTACTTCTGCACGGGTGGGGCGGTCGTGCCGCCGCCGTCGTTGTACTGACCCGTCTCCGGGACGTGCGGGCCGACGTCCTCGATGTAGAAGTAGCCCATCGACGTGGAGGACCCCGTCATCTCGCAGGTCTGGCCGGACGGCCCCAAGGCGTTCTGGAACGTGATCAGGTACCGGTGCAGGCCGGCCCCGAGTCCGGCACCGTTGACGACGTACTCCATCCGGCAGGTGAAGGAGTTCCCGAGGGCCATGTGGGTCACGTCGACGTACTTCTGCGGTGACGTGATCTTGGGGGCGCCGGTGCCGCCGTCGCGGAGCCGCACCTGAAGTTCTCCGCCGGCGACGGACGGGTTGGCTCGGGCGGAGAAGACGAACCTGTACATCCGCGTCGGGTCGATCTCGCAGGCCAGCTCCACGAGCCCCATCTCGGTCCCGGACGCGGTGCGGGTGCTCGCGATGTAGTCGATGGCCTGGAGCCCGCGCGGGTAGACGTTCAGGTACTCCATGAAGTCCGAGCCGCCGATGGTCAGGCCCTCGGCGACGGCGAGACGCTGGAACCCCGCGGCCCCCTCCTGGTCGATCGTCGCGACGGGCAGGCCGCCGGTCGACAGCGTCAGGTAGTTCGGGCGGCCGGTGACGAGAGCGACCGCTTCCTCTCCGGCGTCATCGAACAACTGGAGGCCGCGTGGGCTGATCTCCGCTCGGGCCCCGGCGACGCCGGACGCCAGGACGACGCGGCACGCCGCGTTGTCGTACTGCACGGTGCCCGCGCTGGAGTCGACGGTGGACATCGCGACGCGGAGCTGCACGGTGCCGGCGGGGGCGGCCACATCCGGAACGCCGCTGATGGACGTCCAGGCGCCCTTGACGGTGGAGCCGTCGCCTGTGGTCACGGTGCTGTACCCGAGGATGTTCCCCGAGGCGTCCAGCCACTGCCCGTAGAGACTGAGGCGGAGTCCGTTCCAGTCGCTGGAGGCGAAGTAGTCCATGCTCAGCCACAGCTTCGTCCCGGGGACCGCGGGCAGCGTGGCCAGGGTCATCGACCGGGTGACGACCGTGGCGTTGGCGGCGTTGACCTGCAAGGCCCGTGGGGTGCCGTTGCCGGGCGTGGCGATCGACCACCACTGATTCGAGGCGGCGCGCTGGTCGGACACGGCGCCCTCGAAGGAGGGGTCCGCGATCACGTTGCCGTCGGTGCCCAGGGACAGGCGGTCTGCGGTCAGGGAGCCGGCCTTGACGTGGGTGGCGTCGATGACTCCGGCCGCGATCTTCGTGGCGGTGACGCTGTTCACGGCGAGCTTGTCCGCGGTCACGGACAGGGCGGCGATCTTGTCCGCGGTGATCGCCAGCGCCGCGATCTTCTCGGCGGTGACGGCCAGGGCCGTGAGCTTGTCCGTCGTGACGGCCCCGGCGAAGATCTTCGGCGCGGTGATCGCGCCGTCCGCGATCTGCACGCCCGGGACGACGGGTCTGACGGCTGCGTTGTCGAACCAGACGGCGCCGGCCGTGGCGTTGCCGGACTCGGCCCGTACGCGGCCCTGCACGGCGTCTGCGGGGGCCGTGACGGTTCCCGCGAAGCGGGCCCACGCGCCCTTGGCGGGGGCGGTGGTGCTCAGCTTGCTGTAGCTGAGGATTGTGCCGTCCGACTTCTCCCACCGCACCTGGAGGTTGATCTCGGCACCGGCCCAGTCCGTGGAGGGGTAGTAGTCGGTGGCGATGTAGAGCTGGTCCCCGGGCGTGACGGGCAGCACGGTCAGTTCGGCAGCCCGGTACGCGGCGGTCGCCGAGACGGTGTCGATCTTCAGCGAGGACGGGGAGCCGTTGCCGAACGTCTTGTCCTGCGCGAGGAAGGTCTGCTTCGCGGCGATGGCCGCGCCGCCCGCGCCCTCGAAGGAGGGGTCCGGCAGGACGTTGGGGCTGCCGACGATCGTCAGCTTGTCCGCGGTGATCGTGCCGGCGGCGATGGCTGGGGTCGTGACGGACCCGGCGGACAGCTCCGAGGCGGTGACGGACCCGGCCTTCAGCTCCCGCGCCGTGATGGCGTCGGCGGCGACCTTCCCGGCCGTGACGGAGTCCGTGGCGAGCGCCGCGGTGGTCACTGATCCGGCGACCAAGTTGACGGAGTCGACAATGCCGGTCTTCAGGGCCTCCAGGGTGACGACGTCCACCTGCATGGTCGCGGCCGAGTTCGCCGCGTTCTGTTCCCCGTAGTTCAGCCACAGGTACGGCGTGATGAACCGGACGTCGGCGTGGACCAGGCCGGCCGCGCGGGGGTCGTTGTTCGGGCCTGCCGAGCCGTTCGCGCCGGCTGCGGCCCGGCCGTTGAGGAAGCCGATGACCTGTACCCAGCCGTCGCCGGTCGTGATCGCCTTGCCCGAGGCGGCCACGTAGTAGTGCGAGTTCGGGCTGTCGGGGGTGCCGTTGCGGTTGACCAGCGTCTTGCCGTCCGCGCCGAGTCCGGCGACGCCGACGTAGAACGAGTCCGTGCCCGCTGCGCCCGCCGCGGTGAGCCGCACCCGGGCGCTCAGCCGGTACAGCACGCCTGGCTCGTACGGGATGACGGTCTGGCCGAGGATGCGGTTGTAGCCCTTGGCCTCGCCCACGGTCTGTCCGGTGGGGGCGTCCGCGATCCCGGAACGGTGCTCCCAGGTGGCGCCGGTGCCCTTGTCGTTGATGGTCCAGGCGGCCGGGTCGCCCATCGCATCGACGTAGCGCTGCGCCGCGCTGTCCGAGAGGGCGCCGCCGAGCGCGTTGATCGTCACCGCGCCTTCGGCGATCTTCCCGAGGGTGACGGCCGCCTTGGCGAGTTTGTCTTCGAGGACCGCGCCGTCGGCCAGCGCGGTCGTGCCCACGGCGCCGAGGGCGATCTTCGCGGCCGTCACCGCGGACTCGGCGAGCTTGACCTCGGTCACGATCCCGTCGACCAGGTCCTTCGGGACGGCCTGACGGGGCTGGCCTTGTACGGCTGCTGACGGGGGCCCGGTGACGGCGGCGGTGTTCTGGCCGACCAGGCGCACCCATACGGCGTCGTAGCCCTCGATGGCGATGGTGACCGTGCCGCCGAGCGGGGCGGTGATGTCGGCGACGTGCGTGGTCACGTCCGGGGTGAAGTCGGCGGTCTGGCCGACGTGGACCTGGACGAGGAAGAAGTCCGAGGGGGTGGTGTAGCTGTCGTCCCACTGGCCGTCCCAGCCGACCACGAGCCCGGACAGGCGGGCCTCGATGGTGGGAGGCATCGGCGTGGGCGGTGGGACGGTGTTGACGGGGACCAGGGCCACCGCGCCGTCCGGCTGGACGCCGACGCTGCCCTTCAGGGTCCCCTCGGCGTCGTAGATGTCGAGGGAACCGCCCTCGATCGAGGTGTAGGCCGCCTGCGAGGTCCGCTCCAGCGCCTGGAGCCGCCGGTCGTAGTCGTTGAGCAGCGCCGCGAAGGCCCGCGCATCCGACTGGTTGTCCAGGAAGTTCGCCATGGCCGCGGATGCTGCGGCGGGCAGGGTGCTTGCGTCCCGGGCGCTGTTCCCCGTGGGAACAGCGCCCCGGCGGCGTCAGTAGTGGAAGGAGTCGCTGCGCTTGAGGGTGAGGACGACCAGGCCGTCCGCGCTGATCTCGTCGGCGACGATCCGGTGCCACACCTGGACGTCGCCCACCCACGGCACGTGGACCTGGACGAGGATGTCGTCACCGAGGGACCACGACCCCAGCCGGGCGTTGGGGTGGTCAACGATCTGGATGGCGGGGATCTGGAGCGCGGCCGTGCGGCCGGCCAGCTCCTGCTCGCCGCGCTTGCGCAGCGCACTGTCGGAGCTGAGCGTCTTGTCCGTGACGGTGGCGACTCGGCGCAGGCGGTTGTCGCTGCGGTAGACCTGGGCGCGCTTCATCTTCTTGCCCTCGCCCGTGCCGAGGACGACGACTTCGTTGGCGAAGTCGTCGCCCATGCCCTCGGGCTTGGCGATGGCCAGGATGTTCTCGCCGTCGGCGAACCTCAGATCGGTGCGCTTCCGTCCGAGCCGCGGCTTCCCCAGGGTGATGCGGTGGGAGATGGTGTTCCCGCCGCCGGACCAGGAGTGCGACTCGACCCAGTCGAACGGCATGTCGCGGGCGAGGCTGTCGAGGGCCTGCCCGCAGTCGGGGTTGTTCCACCACGCCAGTTCCCAGGGGTCGGAGCCGTCCTTGGCGCCGAGGAGTTCGCCGGAGTCGTGGCTGTCGATGGTCAGGCCGAGGTTGCCGTTCGGGCGGCTCTGGATGTGGCTCCAGATGGAGCGGAACGCGTCGTAGGTGTCGATGCGGGGGCCGCCGTAGGGCTTCGGCGGGTCGGGGACGCGCTGCTTGCCCTTCTTGCCGTCGACCCACCCGTCGTGGTTCTTGTCCTTGCCGGCGTAGGGGTCTTTCGGGGTGATCAGGGCGCCGGAGATCAGGTATCCCTCGAAGGGGATGCCCTGGGGGTAGGCGGTGAAGCCCTCGCAGTTCACCGTGCACTTCGCCCCGTCGAACGCCGTCTTCGTGACGAGGCCGCCCCACCGGATGACGCCCTCGATCTCCAGGTAGAGCTTGGTTCCCCAGTCCTGGAGGATCGGCTGGCCGTCGGAGCCGATCATGCGGGCGTACTCGGGCTCGATGGTGCCGGCCAGTGCACCGGGGCCGGACAGCTCCCGCTGCGGGTTCGAGGAGAGGGAGAGAGGGACCTCCCAGTCGAGGATGGGTTCGGCTGTTCCGGCCCACCTGCCGGCCGCCCGTTGTGCGATGTACCTCCAGCCCTCCGGCATCAGTACTCGTCCTCGTCGGGGGCCTCCACGAACTCCACGTCCGCGATGATCGAGGTGGACCCGTCCACGCTGAGGTCACCGGTCTCGATCTTGGACATGTACGTCTGGAGGTAGAGGTTCTGCGTGGTCCCTCGCAGGGCCGTCGAGACGCTGAGGTTGTCGGCGACGACGATGGTCTGCCGCCGGGTCTGGGTGCCGGTGTCGTCGTCGATCACCGTGTTCTGGCCCTGGATGCCGGCGAAGACGTTCTGCATGGTCGCGAAGACGTCGGACTTGGTCATGCGCAGGCCCGCGATCGTCGTCACGATCTTCACGCGCGTCGCCCACCGTGGGATGTCGATGCTCCACTTCGCTGCTCCCGGCCACGTGTGCCACTTGTTGTCGGAGTAGCTGAGCGTGCTGAGCGAGCCCGGGAACGAGGTGAACAGGCGGCGATCCCGGCGCGGGGCCACCATCGTCCGCAGATCCTTGATCATGGACTGCGTGATGGCGTTCGTGTTCGGCGGGATGTCGATCCGGGCCAGGACGATCGCCGAGTTGTTGCTGCTGAGCGAGCGCACGTCCGTCGCCGTCTTCGGCACGTTGCTGACCACGCGGGTGTAGATGTACGGCCCGACCTTCGGGTTGGACGGCTGCGGCCACGTCTCGCCGTACGCGTATGGGTTCTCGACGCGGGCCACGATCAGGTCCGAGCGGGCCGACACCCCGGTCGCGGCGATCGAGACGCGGTCGGCCGTCGGCAGCCGGCCCGCGTACGCCTGGTAGGTGGCGCCCGCGGTCCGGTTCTCGATGGCGCACGCCCCGGCGGTGATCTGCACCTCGGCGGACGGGGTGGACAGGGCCTTCACCCGTAGGTCGCCGGAGCCGACGACGCCTTCAGCCCCTCCGAAGGCCGCGTACGCCAGCAGGCGGGCGACCTCCGCGCTGTGCTCGGCACCGCCTTCGGTGAACCACGGCACGTTGTCCCAGGGCATGACACTCCTCCGCTGCTTGGGGGTTGGGCAGCGGGACTGTTCACCGTGGGAGCGCCTTGCGTCTCGGGCCGACGGTCGCGGGATCGGTGTTCCCACGGGGAACAGCGTCAGAGGTAGGCGTAGGCGTCTCTCCAGGCGACCGTCATGTACGCCGTGCCGGTCTCGTCTGTGCCGCGCAGCACGAAGTCCTGGCGGCCGATCGGGACGCGCATGTCCGCCAGGCGGGGCGAACCCCGGTACAGCGATCCGGCGACGGAGGCGCTGCCGTTGCGCAGGACGGTCCGTACCCAGGGGCGCGGGTCGATGACGACCCGTTCGCCGGCCCCCAGCGTGAGGTTGAGGCTCGCCTTCCAGCGGCCCACGACCTCGCACGCGGGTTGGGAGATGGGGCCGTAGATCGTGATGACGGGCCAGGCGGGCTTCGTGCCGCCGATCGTCACGTCGCTCGTCGGCCGGGACCCGCTCTCGCCCGTCATCGTCAACGGTGTCGTCAGGGGGCCGACCAGGCCGTAGTGCGGCGGGGGCACCAGGTCCACGCGCAGCCGCTGCTCCACGTCGTCGTAGGCGGTGTCATCCAGGCATGTGAAGGTGGCGACCACGGGGGTGTAGCCCTGGCGCGTCAGCCGAGAGCCGGCGGGGGCGCACTTCCTGGGTCGCCCGTAGAAGAGGCGGGCCCGGCCGCCCTGGGTGGTGCGCAGCACTGCGGGGGTGGCGAAGCGTCGGCGGACCGCTTCGGCGTCCCATGCCTGGAGCATCTTGGAGACGGCGCCGAGGTTGGCGCCGTGCCGTCCGTGCGCGTCGGCCGCGTCGTCCACGGTGTCGACGCCGACCTCGAAGGTGATGGTCGCCTGCGAGCGGAAGTCCTGGCCGAGGCGGACTCCGTCCTCGCGGGGCATCGGGGTGTCTCCGGCGTCGGTGTCGCCGTAGGTGATTTCGTACGGCTCCAGCAGGTAGTAGCCGGTGCGGAACGTGCCGAACGTGAAGTTGGCGGCCGGGTGCACGCCGTTCGAGCTGTACGACAGGTTCCACTCGCCCTCAGCCAGCGGCATACGCACCTCCGCGGCGGATGCGGCGCAGCTCGAACAGCGCGTCGCCAAGGGCTTCGCTTGGGGACATCGGGGCTCCGGTCATCGTGAGGTTGAGGTCGCCGCCGACGAGCGAGGTGTTCCCCGTGGGAACAGCGCTCCGCGGGGCGGTGGTGGAGGTGCTGGCGCGGTGCATGGAGACGGCGCCGTTCGCGAAGGCGCTGAGGGCCCCTTGGCCGGGGTAGACGACCATGCCGCCGAACATCCGGGCGACCTCATCGAGGATCATCTTGCTGCGCTTGCGCTTGGCTTTGGCCAAAGGCAGGTAAGCCTCGCCCCCGGTCTCGTCCTCCGCCCATATGCGCCATTCGCCCGCCTTTGCGATCTGGGCGACGTGGCGTTCGGTGCCGTTGGCGAAGGCGCGGATGCGGCTGCCCGCTGCGCGGATGCCGCCCTCGGCGTAGCGGAGGATGCCGCCGTTCGCCTGCGGGCGGCCGACCACGGACGGCTTGCCGGACTCCGAGTACTGGACGGTGACGTGCACCGTCTTGCCCGTGAGCCCGTTGATCTTCTCCTGGATGCGCTGGACCTGGGCCAGAGGTGTGGCGTTGGGGGCGGTGATCTCGATCTTCTTGCCCTTGAGCACCTTGACCTCGTAGCCGAGATCCTTCAGCTCCTCCTGGGCCAGCTTCGTCGGCGCCTCCATCTTGAGCTTCTTGCCGGCGGGGAGACCGGCCACCTTGTCGCGCACGCCGGTCAGGTCCGTGACGGCCTGCTTGACGAGGGTCTGGACGGTGACCTTCTTGTTCCCGGGCGTGGCCGCCAGGTCGCTGACGAGCGCGCCCAGGCTGGCCCTGGCCGTGCCGGTCGGCGCGGAGATGCTGACCTGCTTGCCGCCGGGCAGCTTGGTCACCTCGAACCCGAGGTTCTGCAACGCCGTGATGGCGGCGGCCGTCGGGGTCTTGACGGTGATCGTCTTGTTCGGGGGCAGGGCGAGGAGCTTGGTGGACAGGCTGAGGATGTCGGCCGTCACCTTCTCCATGCCGTTCGCCTGGAGCAGCACGGACACGGAGGACGGGATCAGGCCCATCTGGTTGGCGAGGCCGGCGGCCTGGTCCTTGGTCAGGCCGAGGTCGGTGCCGTACTTGATCGCCGCATCGCGTGCCTTCTGCACTTCGCCCTCCGCCATCTTCATGGCCTCGGGCAGGCTGATCTGGTGCTGCTTGGCCATCTCGAAGGCGGCGTTGGCCGCGTCGAGGCTGGAGTCCCGCAGCTCGGTGATGTGCTGGTTGTAGTCCTGGCCGGCGCGGGTGACGGTCCGCAGGCTGCCGTCCTGGTTGATCAGCTCCTTGTTGGCGTCCTTCAGTTCCTTCGTGTTGTTGGCGATGGCGTCGTTGACCGACAGGACGGCCGCGTTGACCCGGGTCTGCGCGTCGTGGAAGGACTGCGTGCCGCCGGTCAGCTCGTCCAGGGCCCGCTTCAGGCCGTCGACCCGCGAGTCGGCGGTGGCGGTCGCGCTCGACATGCCTTCCACCGCGGTCTTCAGCCGGGTGAAGGAGTCGGTGCCCTTGTTGCCGCTGGTGTTGGTGGCGTCCGCGAACTCCTTGTACTTCTGCTTGCCCTTCTCCAGCTCGCCGCTCATGCCCGACAGGGCGTCGGCGGCGGCCTTGTACTCCTTGCCCTTGTCGGTCATGACCTGCTTGCTCGCCTTGCCGCCGGCGACGTCCTCCCAGTGGAGGGTGGCGTCGGCGGCGTCGCGGAGCTGCTTCTCCAGCTTCTCCAGGCCGTCGCCGTCGTCCAGGTAGGCGTCGGTCAACTGCCGGAGGTTGATGCCCGCGTCGCGCATCGCGTCCACGAGCTTGCCCTTGCCGTCGGCGAGGTCGGCGTCCTGGAGGAGCTGCGCGGCCTGCGCCCTGACATTGGCGTCGATCGCGCCGTTGGAGTCCCGCAGGGCGGTCGCGAGGGAGCTGATGCGCTCCTTGTGGGCCTCGGTCGCGCGCGCGGCCTTCTCCTGGCTGTTCGCCCACAGGCCGATGAGGATGGTGCCCGCGGTGATCGCTGCTGCCCACGGGCCGCCGAGGGCGGTGACCATGCCGCCGAGGGCCGTCTTGAGGCCGCCGCCCGCGACGCGGATGGCGCCCATGGACCCGGACAGCCGCCGGCCGTCGGCCGCCGCGGTGCGGTAGGTCGAGCCCATCCGCTGCCACATCGTGGTCTGCGTGGCGACGCCCGCCGCGCTGGTGGTCGAGACGGTGCCCACTTGGCGGATCGACCCGACGAGGCCCTGCACGCCGCGCGAGATGCTGGTGGCGACCCTCAGCATGAGCAGGCCGCCGAGGAAGGCGCCCAGGGCGAAGCTGGCTCCGGGGATCACGTTCATGATCCCGTTGAAGATGTTCAGCAGCCCGTTCAGCGCCTGGAGGAGCGCGCCGAGACCGAGCCCGGCCGAGGACAGGGACGCGATGGCGCTGGCGATGTTGGAGATCAGGCCGATGACGGCCGGTCCGACCGAGCCGCCGATGGAGTCGAGGAAGGCGCCGACCGCCGGCATCAGCTCCGTACGGATCTGGCGGACCAGGTCCGTGACGCCGCTGTCGGTGGCCATGCGGCCGAGGCCGCGCACCAAGTCCCCGACGAGCGCGTTGAGCTCGTGGAAGGTGGGGGCTGCGTCGCTGAAGAACTTCTTCATCGACTTCTGGCCCTCGCCCGAGTTCGCCCAGCGGTTGAACCGCTGCATGGCGCCTTCGAGGCCGTCGAGGAGGGCGTTGCCGGAGTCCATCCCGGCGCGGGCCACGCCCGCGATGCCCTTGCCGAGTTCGAGGGTTGTGCGGCCGAGCTGCTTGGCCTTGTCGGCGGCGTGGTCGAGGAATTTGCCGAGAGAGCCGGTCTCGCGCCCGGCCTGCGCGGACGCGCGAACCCAGAGAGTGAACCTTTCTCCGGCCTCGGCGACGCGCTCCACGAACGGCCCGCTCGCCACGAGGAAGTGCCCGGCCGCCGCCGCGAGGTTGGCGACGCCGTCCGTGACGTTGCCGATGACCTTGCTGTTGGACGCGGCGACCGTCTTGAAGTCCTTGGCGAACGGGCCGCTCTGCATGGCGTCCGCGCCGCGCTTCGCGAGGTTGCCCATCTGCCCGGCGGCGTCGCCGAGGGCGCCCTTCAGCAGCGGCAGGACCGCCGACGACAGGGGCTTGATCTCGTCGGAGATCTTCGAGAAGAAGCGTTCCTGCACGGACTGCTTCATCGAGCGCCACTCGCCGCTCAGGCTCGCGACGGTCTTCACCGTGGCGCGTGCGGACGTGGAGAGCCCCTTCAGGGACTCGTCCAGCGCCTTCTGCTGGGCCTCGGTGAGCTTGGTGCCGGCGGCGAGCTGCTGCTGCGCCTTGAGGGTCTGCTTCAGGGCCTCGCCGAAGCCACCGAAGGCGACCTTGGTGGCGATGGCCGCGGTACCGCCCGCGAGGATCAGGCCGGGGATGGCGCCCAGGACACCGACGGCGGGCGCCGCGGCGGACACCAGGGCGGTGAGCGCGGCGCCGTACTGGGTGATGGCGGCGATGGCGGGCTGCGCGACCGAGACGAGCGCGCCCATCGCGAGCATGCGCAACTTGCCGCGCCCGCCCCGGCCGCCGCCCATGCTGAACTGGAACGGGACGTTGACGGGCTGGGCGTCGGCTTCGTCCTGCGCCCCGCGCAGCAGCCGGCGGATGCGGCCGAGCAGCCCGCCGCCGGTGTCGCCTTCGTCGTCCGGCCGTACGGGTACGCGGACGTCGCTGTCGGCGACGCGGCGGGCGACTTCGTCCAACTCCCCGCGCAGGCCGTCGCGGTCGACGCGGACGTTGACCGTGGCGGTGACGCCCTTGGATGCCTTCTCGACGGCCTTCTTCAGGCGCTTCCGCAGGCCCTTGTCGTCGATCTCGACCTTGACCTTGGCGGCCAGGCCCTCGGCGGCGGCTTCGACCTTGGTCCGCAGCTCGGCCGCGAAGCCGTCGAGCACCGAGACGACCGTGACCTCAAGGCGGCCGGCCTGCAACCCCTCAGCCATTGGGGCGCACCATTCCTCTCCGGGCGGCAGCCGCGAGCATCTTGCGGTGCCCGTTCATGGGGGCGGGCTGCTGCTGCGCCGGAGCGCTGTTCCCCGTGGGAACAGTCGAGTCGGACGGCGTCGGGTAGGGCCGGGCGATCGTCCGGTGCTCCTTGCGGCGCCGGTCGGCGGCGAGCAGCGAGACTTCCTCGATGAGCTGCGCCAGGAGTTCGGTGTGGACCGTCCAGCCGCCTATGGGGCCGGAGGCGACGCGGGACTCCTCGGGCAGGCCGTCGAGGTACGAGATCAGCCGTCGGAGTCCGATGAAGCCGGGCTGTCCTGGGCGGAGCCAGACGCCTCGGGCGTCGAGTCCGTTGTGGAATCGGGAGAGGTCGGACTCGACGTCGCGGAAGCGTTCGCGGAGGAGGTGCCCGACCTGAAGAGCTTTCCCAGGTCCACCCCGTAGACCTGGCCGAGGGCCTTCGTGAGGCGGACGTAGTCGGGGATGGACGGCCGTACGGCCTTGAAGTCCTTGTAGGTGTCCTCGCCGAGGAGTTCCTTGTAGATCTCCTTGACCGCCTCGTAGAACCGGGCGGGGAGCTGCGGGCGCCGGAAGATCAGCTCCACGATCTCGCCGGTCGTGGTGGTGCCGCTCTCCGCGTTGACGATGTCGCGGAGGATGCCCATGAGGTCCAGCTCGTCGGAGAACAGCGGATCGAGGCAGTCGGCCGGGATCTCGGCCGGGAAGATGAACTGCTCGCCGCGCAGCTTCACGGGGATGCCGTTCGGGTACTGCACCTCGCGACGCTCGGCGTCGAGGTCAATCACGAAACTCATGGGGTGGTCCTCCCGGGTGGGGTGTCGAAGCCCGGGGAAGGTAGGAGGACCACGCGGCTAGCGTCTCGGGCCGACGGCACGAACACGGCCGGACGCCGCGCCGCCGGCCTTTTCCTATCAACCTTGATACCTAGAACCGGCTGGGCGGTGTTCCCACGGGGAACGCCCGGCCGCGTGTTCCTGGCATCTGGGCGCAGACCCGGGGGGTCTGGCGGATAGCCTCTATCGCGTTCACATCGTCACGGCATCGCAAGGAGCAGCGTGGCCCTGCAAGTAGTCAAACCGAAGAAGACTGCGGCAAAGCCGCCCAAGTCGGGTGACGACAAGCCCAAGTCCGAGCTGTACAAGCGCGTCCACCAGAACGGGGACGTGATCGAGGTCCCCGTCGAGGACATCGACGCGAACCCGTTCAACGACCGCGAGATGGTCGACCTGGACCAACTCGCGGAGTCCATCCGCGAGGACGGTCTCCTCAGCCCGGTCACCCTGATCCGCCGCACGACGTTCGCGGAAGCCCACCCGGATGCGGCTGAAGGGCTGACGAAGGAATGGGTCCTCGGCCCGGGTGAGCACCGGTGGCGAGCGTCGATGCTCGCGGAGCAGCGGACGATTCGCGGCATCCTCCGCGACGACCTGGCGCCGAAGATCCGCGGCATCCTCCTGCTGGAGAACGTCTACCGGACCGACCCCAGCCCCATGGAGAAGGCGCGGCAGATCAACGACGCCATGGAGAAGGACGGTCTGTCGATCCGCGAGGCCGCCCGCATCCTCAAGATGGGCTCCACCAGCGTCCACAAGCTGACCGAGCTGCTGAAGCTGCCTGCCGACGCGGCCGAAGCCGTGCACCGGGGCACGCTGGTTCCCACGCACGCCCGGAAGCTGCTGACGCTGGACGACCCGCAGTCGGTGAGCCGGGCCTACCAGCTCATGGAGCAGCGCGGGTTGAAGGTGGACGAAGCGGTCCGCCTGGTCCTCGCCGGGGCGGATGCCGGGAACGACGAGGCCGAGGACGAGACCGCGCCTTCCGAGGAGCCCTCCGCCTCCGGAGGTTCGGAGTTGGAGCCGGCAGGCGGCGGAGTCCCAGCGCAGACCCGGGTCGAGACCACCGAAGAGGAACCGGCACCGGACGCGCCGGAGAACGAGGACCAGCCCGAGGGCGAGGACGAAGCCGAGGAGAAGACCGAGCCGGCCGCCGCGCCGAGGCCACCAGCCGTCCGCAAGTCCCCGAAGGCAACGGCGACCACCGACCCGTACGCGGCCGAGCGGGACACCGCGTCGGCCGACCGGGATGCCGCCTGCTGGTCCCTCCTCCAGCGTGACGTCTACGCGACAGCCGATCAGGTCGCCGGCACGATGGCCCGTGCTCTGCTCGTGCCCTTCAAGCAGGAGGCCGCGCGGGCGAAGGCGCACGTCTGGCTGCGGAAGGCCAACAAGCTCAGTTTCGACGTGAGCAACGCCGACGCGTACCACCAGGCGGTACTCTCCTCGCGCGATCCGGAGCTGATCGCCCGCGTCACGTTCGCCACCGCACTCGCCGCGAGCGAGATCCGCGCAGCCGACCGCCGCCGTCGCACCTGGGACCAGCACGACGCCGCCCACGTCCAACTCCTCATCGAGAGCACCGGCTACGTCCCGGAGACGGACTGGGAAATGCGAGAGCTGACCCGGCACAACGTGTCCGTCCCCGAGAAGCAGCCCACCGAAGGCTGAGCCCCCTCGCCCTCCCGATCTACCCGGAGCACACCAATGAGCACAGCCAAAACCACGCTCGTCACCCATAGGGACCTGCGGCCCCGCGGGCGCCTCCACCCCCTGATCCTGGCGATGGTCCTCGCCGCAGGCGGGACGGCCAAGACCAGTACGACGACCATCCTCGGGACGATCCTCGCGCTCCGCGGGTACATCGTCCGCATCTTCGACCTGGACCCCCAGTGCAACACCTCGGAGATCCTGGGTCGCCGCGAGGAGCACAAGGAGCCGGACCAGAAGACGGTGTGGGACCTCATCCAGGGCCTGTGCACGCTGGAAGAGGCCACGGTCCCGGCCCGCTACCGGACGGGGTACGACGAGGACGGCGACCCGATCTTCGCGGAAGTCCCCAACATGTTCGTGGTGCACGGCGACAGTCAACTCACCGACACCGACACCCTCCTGGCCAACAAGCCGAACAAGTTCAGTTGGTTCTACAACTTGACCGGGCAGTACACCAAGGGCGCCCTGGTCGCTGACGAGCGTGAGGTCTGGCTGCTGGACCTGCCCGCGAACTACGGCAAGCTCACGCTCAGCACCCTGTTCGGCCTGACCGAGGACGACGAGGTGATCCCGCCCCTGCTGGTCACTGGCAAGGAGTCCGGGGCGCTGGAGAAGCTGCTGCGGGAGCTGCTGCGCATGCAGAAGGAGTTCGCCGGCGACATGGCGCCCGCGGCACCGACCGTGAAGAACATCCTGCTGTGCGCGACTCCCACGTCGAGCCACAACGCGCAGGAGTACCACGACACCGTCGAGGAGGTAGAGCGCGACTACCCGGGCATGGTCCTGCCGCACGTCCGGCACAGCGGCGTGACTGCGAAGCAGTACCGCCGCCAGGTCACGCCGCCGATCTCGGACCCGAAGTCGGCGCCGTCAGTGGACTACGAGAAGGTCGCTGACGCGCTCGGCTTCCCGGACCTGGAGCCGTAACCCGCACACGCCCAAGGCCCGTACCGATCGTGGAAGTCGGCATCTCCCACGCCCGGTACGGGCCTTGTCGTTGTACCCGCCCAGGTTACGCGGCCTCTGCGAACGCGGGGTCGTTGGTGATCAAGTACCAGGCGTCCGAGTCGTCACCGCCCTGGACGGCGAGGCGCAGCGGCAGGATCGACTCCTTCGCCTTCTGGAGGTCGGTCTGCACGCCCTCCATCTGCATGGCTCGCGGGATGATGTACCGGTAGACCTTGGCGCCGTCGATGACCTCGATCACCGCGGCGATCTCGGTACGGCCGCCGATCCGCGGCGGCGCGAACTTGTAGTGCTTAGCCCCGGTACCGCCTGCCGCCGGGGTGATCTCCGAGATGGTGCCGCCGCCGAATACGGCCTTGAAGTTCTTGGCGTTCCACTGCTGGAGGTCGACTTCGATCGTGGCCGAGTCGGAGGTCTGGAAGGTGCGGGAAGGGAAGTCGGTCTGGGCCGACTTCACCTGTTCGAACTGGGGCTCCTCGTTGAACTTGAGGCTGTCCTCGGTGGTCAGGCCGACCGAGTACCAGCCTTCCGGCATCGTGACGGTCGCGTCGGCGGGAGCCTCCGTGCCGACGACGGCGAGCCAGAGTCGGGTGCGTGCGGGGACGACAATCTGTGTCGCGTTGGTGATCTCGCCAGCCATGGCGGTGGGTCTCCTCGTGGCCAGGGGAAAGGGCCGGGCCACGATGCGAAGGGCGGCTGGCTACCGTCCCGGGCTCAGAAGTGCGGCGGGCACGCCCACGACCTGGTCGTGGAGATGCGCGGCGCGGTCGGGGAACGGCGCAGGGCACGGCAGGAGTGCGGACGCCAGGGCCTCGGTGAGCGCCGCGGTGATCCGCTCCCGCTGGGCGTGCTCCTCGATGGCGCGGATGGTCCACTCGCACTGGAGCGACGCGGGCGGCACGAGATGCCGGATGACGCGCAGGGGCACGGTGAACGTGGTGGTGAGCTGCACCGGCCAGCCCTCGGGGAGGAGCACGTCCAGGTCCTCGTCGGTCTCGAACGTCACGTCGTTGGCGTAGCCGACGTGCGTCCACGCGCCGGCGCCGTCCGGGTCCGTGCCCGCGGGGGCGATCCACACGCTGCCGCTGTTGGCCGGGTTGGTGAGGGTCACGAGGTCTCCGGGTTGGGGTGCTGGGTGATGAGCAGGCCCATGACCCATCGGGGCTGGCCTGTCTCCAGGGGAGATTCGAGGAGCACGCCGGATGGGCGGACTCCGCTGATGATGGGCAGGCCGGGGGTCGACGGCGCCTCGGGCAGCTCGGCCGCGGCGACCGCGCACAGCTTGAGGATTCGGCTGAGGGCGGCCGGGCCGGGCCAGCCGCCCGGGTCGCCGAACAGCTCCAGCGTCACCTCCGGCTCGGTGCGCCACGTCAGGGTTCCGAGGTCGCCGCCGGGGCCAGCCGCGACGCGTAGGTGCGGCCACGGAGCTTCGCGGGTTCCAGAGACATGGCCGGGCCCGCCGAGCGCTTCCGTGACCTTCGGGTGCTCGGCGAGCCAGGCGAGGACGGCCGCGACCTCATCCGCGTCGGCGAGGGCGTACGCGTCGTTCATGGTCAGGCGCGTCCGCGGGCGATGTAGCCGTTGCCGCGGAGCTGCCGGGCGTAGTCGGGAGACACGAACGCCTTCTGGCCGGGCTGGTAGTCGCGGCCGGCGATGCGCAGGTGGTGGGCGAAGGTGACCTCTTCGGGGGTCTGGCCGTGGCGCAGCGCCGGACCGACCACGGTCTTGGTCTCCTCTGCGGCGGCGGTCTCTGCCGTGGTGTCGGGCTCGGTGGTGGCGGTGGTGGACTTCCGGGTGTTCGTCATGAGGCGGAAGAGTGCAGGAGCGGACGGCTTGTGTCGCCCGCTCGCGAGCCGGCCCGCCGCTATCAAGGTTGATACCAGCGGCTCACGGACTGTTCCCCGTGGGAACGGCTACCGGTGGCGGGCGGCGACCACCGCGGCGGCGCGCTGCATGTAGAAGGCGCCCTGCGCTTCGAGGTTGCCGGGGTAGAGGGTGCCGATTTCGGCCTCGACAACCCAGTCGCCTTCCGCGACGACCTTCACGGTGACGGTGGAGCCCGCGACGACGGGCGGCAGGGTCCGGATGTTCCGGGATATGCCGTCGGGGATGCTCTGGGCGTGGCACCGGCAGTTCTTGATGTTGGCGACGGCCCGTGACGAGGAGTCGCGCGGCTCCTTCATGTAGGTGATGGGCCCCAGGCCGCGGTGCTGCATGTCCCACTGCATGGAGTTGACCTTGAAGCGGAGGTTCGCGGGTACCTCCTGGCCATGGGCGGCGACGTGCGTGGGGCGGACCTTGTCGTCGGCGACGGTGATCCACTTCTTAGTCGGCGGGGCGAAGACCTTGGCCTGCCGCTCTACTTCGCGGGCGATCTCGTGGATCTTCGGAGCGACGAGCTGGGCGAGCTTGTGCTCCAGGCCGGGTTCCGCGTGGAAGGTGGCCATCACGGCACCTCCGGCGGGTTGAGGGTGGCAACGATCGCGACGTAGTCCGCAGCGCCGAAACCGGGCACCCGCTTGAGCAGCGCGGTGACGACGGTCCACAGCCGGGTCCCGTCGCCGATCACGTCGCCGGGCTCGATCGGCCAGGCGGCCGGGTCGGCGCGCAGCGTCCACGAGCCGTCTGCCTGCTCGTTCGCGGCCCCGGGCCACGTCCCGCGCGCGGCGGGCCGGGCGTCGGGCGGCGGCGGTACGGGCACGCCGCGCGCGTCCCGGCCCCAGGGGTGGGCCAGGACGTACACGGTGAGGTTACGGTCGGCCAGCACGACGGCCATGTCAGCCCTGCCCCGCGGTGACCAGGCACTTAGTGATGCCCGCGTTCACGGCGGCGACGTACGCGGTGAACGCCGGCGTCGTGCTCTTGCGGCCCGTCCGGGTCATGTCCCCGTTCACGAAGAACGCGGTGCGTTGCGCGGTGGTGAGTTCGAGCTGGACGCCCATGCCCCTCGTGCCGCGGTTGCAGATGTTCTGGGGGTCGTTGCCGTTCAGCTCTTCGCTTGCCAACTGCACGGCGAACCCTGCCTCCTTCAGGCTCTGCCCGATCTGGTCGCGGAGGTTGTAGTCGAGGCCGCCGAGGTAGGTCGTCGCGGTGGCTCCGGCTGCGCCGTGCCAGGAGACGACGTGGGAGGCGGCCCGCACCATGGCGAGGGCCTGCGGCTCGTCGTACCGGGTGCTGGTGACGTGCAGCTCGTCGTTGCTGCCGGCCGCCTTGAATCCGTCGAGGGTGTACCAGTCGTGCATGTCGCCGGACGCCGCCGCAGCGAGTTCCGACGTGCCGGTCTCGATCCCGCCCCCGTGAATCGCCAGGTGCAGCAGGGTGGAGAACGCCGAGATCCGCCAGGAGCGTTGGTAGTCGATGCCCTCGATCTGCCCGCTCGCCAGTTCGGCGTAGGAGTTGTAGAGGTCGCCCATGAGGGTCCTGTCTGGTTCGGTGCCGGGTTACCAGCGGCTGTAGCGGCGCCCGCGGCCGTAGGGCCAGGGCGCGGCCGGAGCGGTCGGGATCGGCCGGTAGAGGCGCTTGCGGTAGCCGGCCAGGGAGTCCAGCGCTGGCAGGGCCCCCGCCTGGCCAGCGAGCGGCGCTGCCTCGTAGCTGATGGACTGTCCCTCGGCGGAGACGGAGGTGACGCGCCGGCCGCCGCCGTCGGCGCCCGCGGCGGTGCGGATGCTTTCGGAGGCGTGGGCGATCACGTACCGGACGATCGGCTCCTCCAGGACACCGTCCAGCCCGACGAGGAGCTGCACGTCGTACGCGCCGTCCAGGTTGTCGATGTGCTGGACCACCGTGACCGCGTCGTCCAGGTGCTGGATGGGCCACGCCTGCGGGTCTTCGAGGTCGTAGCCGAACAGCGGGTGCACTCCCAGCAGGGTTCGCGGCTGCGGGACGACGGGGCGGCCGAGGTAGGCGACCACGTCGGCCTGCGCCTCGGCGATCACGGTTCGGTACTGCTCGCGCTGGGCTGCGGTGAGCGGCAGGGGCACGCCGAGCTTGTCGGCGATCTGCTCGGCGGAGGCGAGCAGCCCGGTACCTATCGGGAAATCCACGCGCACGGTGCGGTCCGTGGTGGCCGGCTGGTCCTTGCCGGGTGTGAAGGTGACGGTGCACCAGTACCGCCCGTCCGGCAGGTTCTCCGGCAACGTGAACCGGTAGACCGTCGAGCGCAGCCGTACGGCTGGCCCGGCGGTCGCCACGACGGTGCCGTTGCGCTCGGGGGTCGCGTACAGGTCGATGCGGCTGACCTGGCCGCCGTCGGTGTCCGGGTCGCGCAGGGCGCCTGCCCAGACAGGTCGGTAGTCGTACACCGCCACTTTGGGTTCCCCCTACTCCGCGGCCGGGGCGAGCTGCGCGCGGAGCCGGGCGACGACCCGCTCCATCTGCCCGCGCTTCAGCTCCGCACCGATCGGCACGAGCAGCCGGGTGGCTGGCGTGTTGTACGCGCCCATGCCGACGTGCTCGATGAGGCGAGCAGTGCAGCGGAAGGTGTTGCCGTGTGGCGGCTGCACGTGCACGAACACCGCGTCGGGGTCCGCCGGGGCCGTCCCGGTGGCCTCGTCCACGATGTGGTCGCTGATCTGCGCGGGCAGGAGCTGCTGGGCCGTGGTCATCGGGTCGGGCTCCGGACGGGGCTCCGGCTCGGCCGGGGGCTCCAGCGGCGCCACGTCGGGCACCTTGGTCTCGGCCGGCTCGGGCGTCTTGGCCTCGGTCTCGACGGCCGCCGTCTTGTTCTCGGCGGCCTCAGCCGGCTCCGGGGCCTCCACCGTGTCCGGGGTCTTCTCCTCGGTACCGGTGTCGGCGTCGGTCGTGGTGGTCTTGCGTGCGCGGGGCGGGGTCACAGGGTCCTCCTGCCGTGTTCGTGAACGTGGAGGAGGAACCCTGGACCGTGCGCGCCGCTACCGTCTCGGTCAGGCGTAGGTGTAGGCGTTGGACTTGGTGACGTTTCCCGCCTCGTCGGCGACGACGACGCTCACGGCGCCCGCCGTGCCCGCCGGGGTGGTGACCTGGAGGCGCCCGGCGGACAGCACCTTGAGGTCCGTCCCCGTGGCGCTGCCGAACTTCACGCTGGCCACGCCGTCGAGGTTGGTGCCAGTGATGGTGACGACCGTGCCGCCCGCGGCCGGGCCGGTGGCGGGGCTGACGGCCGCGACCGTGGCCGGGGGGAACAGCGCGTCGATCTGCGACTGGCGCAGGATCGTTCCGGCCTTGTACAGCAGGGTCTTGATGGACCCTTCCGGCACGCTGTCGCGGGTGTCGCTGGGGCGCGTGCCCTGGTCGTGGTGGCGGGTCGAGTACACGTCCGCGGTGACCCGCTTCAGCGGGTCGGGGGCGTCGGTGGCGGGGAAGGCCGCCTTGGTGATGCGGGCGCCTGCCGTGTTGTAGAGGCCCATGGGGTTCCCTTCAGTGGAGTACGGAGAGCGCAGCGTGCCGCAGCCGGGTGGCTTGGGTCCCGGTCACAGGATGCGGAGGTCGTCCCACCCGTCGGCGGTGACGGAGAAGACGAGCAGGCCGGGCTGGGACACCTCTCCGGAGCGCATCGCGTACCAGTCCGAGCCGTTGTCGAGCGTGGGGGCCTGCACCCACAGGCGGCCGGCGCCGAGCTGCTGGGCGCGGAAGTGGTGGAAGTGCCCCGAGACGAGGATCTTGGCGTCGGCGATGGGCTGGCGGCCGAAGGTCTGACCTCGCCACCAGTCCGGGGCTTTCTCCGGGCGGGGGTACTGGTGGCCGTGGTTGAGGCCGACGATCGTCCCGGCCATGTCGAGGCTGACGGTGTCGCGCCAGGGTTCGGGCGTCACGAAGGAGACGTGGCCGTAGGCGTCCGTGTTCTTGGCGTAGGCGTCGGCGATCTGGCTCATGACCTCGATGCCCCAGTCGTCCTCGGGCGGGCCCACGGGGTCCTTGCCGCGCCGGACTCTGGCGTGGTTGGAGCCGCAGGTGGCGGCGACGACGCGAGGGAAGGCGGTGGCGAGCCGGTCCAGGCCCTCGAACGTCAGCCTGCGGTGGACGCGCACCATCTGCGTGAGCGTCAGGTCGTTCGTGAATGCCTGGCTTGCGACGTTTTCGAATCCTTCGATGCAGTCGCCGGCGTCGAGCCAGTACGCAGAGTCCGGGCTGCGCCCGACCTTGCCGAGGTCGCGCAGGTGGTCTTCCAGCCGGTCGAACCGTTCGGCGACCCGGGACACCAGTTCCTTCGTGCCGCCGTCCCGGCCGACCTTTCCGGCCTGCGGGTCCGCGTACACCACGGCGAGGGCCCGAGCGCTGCTCGCCGCTGGGGTGCGCGGCTTGCGGCGGCGTCGCATCACGTCCCGGATCAGGGTGTTGAGGTCTTCGGCGGAGGCCCAGCCGGGCACGGTCGGCTCGATCAGGTACCGGCAGCGCCACACGGGCCGGGTCACGGCGTCGTCGCCCTGGGCGTCGCGGTGCCACGCGGCCGGGTCGTGGCGGGCTTCGACCAGGCGCACGCGGTAGCCGTCGGGGACGCTCAGCCCCAGCTCTTCAACGCGGGCGCGCCAGCCGGACTCGTCCTTGGGCGGGGGGTCGGCGGCCGGCGCCGTGACGAGCATGGCGCCGCCGGGCTCGTACCGTACGCCGGGCTCCCATCCCTTGGGGGCGGAGACTGTGGGCCGGGTGGTCTCGGGCGGAGCGCTCTGTTCGGCAGTGGCCGGCGCGAGGAGCGCGTCGAGGTCGCTTTCGAGGCTCATCGCGGGCACCTGCATCCGTTGGAGGCGCCACGGCGGCGGTGCCGGGCGACGGCCGGGGCCTGCACGCGGTGCCCGCCGCCGGTGAGGGTGTTGGCGATCCGCGTGGCGGTGACGGTCGGGTTGTCGAGCACGGACTGGAACTTGGCGGCCGTCGCGGCATCCAGCGTGTCGAGGATCGCGCCCACGGTGCATCGCGGGCCCTTCGGGGGATCAGGCTCTTCCAAGAGCCGGGTGAGGGCCGTGCCCAGCCCATTCGTGTCTGCCACGGCAGTCCTCGCTTCCTACAAGGGAGCGGGGCCGGGCCGTACGGCCCGGCCCCGCTGGAACGTTCCTGCGCTCGATCAGGGGGCGGCCGGGGTGGTCCAGGAGCCGATCACGAAGGACTCGGGCCGGCTGACCTCAAGTGCCAGGCGCTCGTCGGCACGGAAGGTGAGAACGCCCCTCTCGAAGTTGTCGCTGTTCTCGCTGGAGACGGTGACCGAGACGTTCTCCCGGTCGTAGAGCTGGGCGCCCATCCCGAAGGAGCCCAGAAGGTAGTTCCCATCCGGCATCGCCGTGGTCTCGACCACGTTCAGACGCCAGACACGCTTCTGGGCGCCGACGGCGACCTGGAGGGCGACACGGAACGCGCCGTTGTCGTCGGTCTCGACCTCGACCTCTTCCCACATGGTGGGGCTGATGACGATGCCGGTCGGCTCGTACTCGGCGAGCAGGGCCTTGGTCATGGCCCGGCGCATCTGGATCGAGAACTTGTCCTTCGCCAGGCCCTGGTAGGTCTGGACCCCGGGGGTGTTGAACAGGCCCGTGATGGACGTGCCGTCGCCGCCCGCGGAGTGGAGCAGGTCGTAGTCCTCGGCGAACTTGATGCCCTCCACGAGGCGCGAGTTGATGAACTGCTTCAGCCGCGGCTCGTCGGCGAGGATGTTCTTGTGGCCGTCGAGCATGTGCGCGATCTCGGCGACGGGGAAGGCCACGGGCTCCAGCTTCAGCTTCGACCGCGGGGCCTTGCCGAACACGTCGCTGTCCAGGCCGGTCGGCGCGGACACACCGTCGGCGGCCCGGCGCTCCGGTACCTGCGCGGCGTTGTTGACCCACCCGGTCTCGCGGATGCCGATCAGGACGGGGCTCTTGGTCTTGGCCTTCGGGAACAGATCCCTGATGTGCCACTTGCGGCGCTGCGCCTCGGTGATGCCGAGATCCTGCGCGGAGCCCAGGGCCTGCACGGTGTGGGTGCCGGCGGACAGGGAGAAGATCGACTTGCCCTCGATCTCGGCGCGGATGAACGGGCGCTCCTTGAACTCGCTCTCGGCGGCGCGCTGGTAGGCGGCGGACTCCACGAAGTAGTCGCCGAGGCTCTTGACCTCCGGGCCGGCCGCGGACGCGCTGCCGTAGAACTGCCCGGCGGCCGACGAACCCTCGGGGGCGTCGAGGTAGCCGGTCAGGTTCTCGGCTCCCTGCGCGGCGTCGAGGAGGCCCTTGATCTCCTGGGCGCTCTTGACGGCCTTGACGTAGGCGTTGCGCTGCTCGGTGGAGACGACGAACGCGCCGTTCTCCTCCTTGAAGGTGCCCGCGATGCGCTCGGCCTCCGCCGACTTCTCGGCGAGCTGTCCCTTCAGGGACCGGATGAGGCTCTTGTCGGTGGCGGTAGCCATGGTGTGGTTGCACTCTCCTGTGCTGGATGGGCGATAGGCGTGCGTCGCTCGCCCGGCCAGCACCGGGACGCCTCAACGCGAGGCGCATAGAAGGCGAGTGCGGGGGTTACCGTCTCGGGCTCCCGGGCACGAAAGTCCGCGCACCCGGGAGCCCGGCGTTTGTGCAGTTCAGAGCGTCAGTGAAGCGAGGAGCGCCTTCACCTCGTCCGCGTCCAGGCGGACTTCGTCGGCATCGTCCTCGGGCTCGTCGTCCGTGTCCGGCTGCTCCGCCGGGACTGCGGCCGGGGTGTTCCCCGTGGGAACGGCGTCGTCGGTGGCGCCCGACTCCGGCTCGTCGTCGTCCCAGCCGTCGGTGATCTCGTAGTCGTCGTCCCACAGGTCCAGGGAGGAGCCGGCCGGGGGGTTGCTGTGCTGCTTGTCCATGGGGAGGCCCTTCTTCGCGAGGGAGTTGAGGAGTTGGGTGATCTTCGGCTTGAGGTGTTCGAGGTGGGAGGGGGCGGCGTCGGAGACCTCGATCAGGGCTGTGGCGTCGTCCAGCGCGACGGCCGTCGGCTGGACGAAGCGGGCGTCGATCTCTTCGGAGCCGCCGACGGCGTGGGTGTCGCCGGTGACGGGGAGCGCCACGGTGGTCAGCTCGACCTCGGTGGGCTTGCCGAGGTCGATGTCCCGGCCGGCGACGACGTACGGGACGGAGTAGGTGGTGGGGCCGGTGGCGTCGCTGTGCCGGGTGACGATGACGTGGTCCGGGTACGTCGCTTCGACGCACACCCAGCAGTCGCCCTGATCCTTCTCGTACTCGTTCTTGAAGAGGTGCCGTACGGAGTCGGCGAGACGGGCGTGTAGTTGCTCGTAGGACAGGGGCATGGGGCTCATGGGCGCGGTCTCCGGGTGTGGGGTGGACTTCGCTTCGAGGACGATCTGCGCCGCCGACTTCGTCTCGACGCGGGCGGCCGGGCGGGCGGACTTCGCTTCGAGGACGATCTGCGCGGCCGACTTCGTCTCGACAGGGGTCTGCTCGGGGGCGGGGGCCGGTGGCGGGGACGACGCAGGGGCCGACGCGGCGGTCTGGCCGAGGGGAATGAAGGAGGTGTCTCCGCCCCGGACGACGGCGATCTGCTCGAAGGTCACGGGGGTGGCGGGCACGGGCTCGATGTCCGGGAGGTTGTAGCCGAGGGTGACGTGCGGGGTGTAGCCGTGCCGGGCGTCGAGCTTGTCCGAGTACACCGACGTCCGCAGGGCGTCCACGACCCGTTGCCGAAGCTCGGCAAGCCCCGGCACGTCGACGGGCACCCAGGCCGGCTCACCGTCCCCGGTGTCGGGGAAGCGGCCGAGGCCGCCGATGGTGCCTGCCAGTGAGCTGCTGCCGGTGACGGCCGGGGTGACGATGTCGCGGAGGTCGTCCGGGTGGCCGCCGAGTTCCGCGGCGTCGCCGAGGTACGCGAGCGTGACGTGCAGGTGCTCGGCCGGGGTGCCCTCGGGATGCGCGATCTTCGCCGCCACGTCGGGCGGGAGCCGGAGCGCGACCATCACCCCGACGCCCGTCTGCGTCTCGGCGGCCTTCAGCTCGACCGCCGACCAGGTCGCCTTGTGCTCCAGCTCCCCCCGCTCCGCGCCGACGGACGCCTTCACCTCCAGACTCCGCGTGAGCGGATGAGCGCCGTGGAGCACCGGGCTGACCTCGTACAAGTCCAGGTCGTGGATGATCCGTACGCCGTCGTGACGCTTGGAGGCGCCGCCGGGGGTGACCTTGTACCCGATGGAGAACGCGGCTTCGCCGTTCTCGTGCCACTGCTTGACCTGCGCGTAGGCGTCCCGGCCCCACGACGTCCCCATGTTGAACTGCACCGTGGCGACGAGCGCGCCCGCCTCGCGCGGCCAGACGCTGCCCCCGGGGATGGTGGCGAACCGCGGATCACCCGGCATCCACTCCTCGACCTCCAGCACGCTCCCCACTGGGTCCTTCCAGGAGTGGTGCCAGACGCTCTTTACCCGGCGGGTGGCGAGGGTGCGGGTGAAAGCCCCCGGGAGGATGAGGTCTTGGACCTCATCCACCACGCCGGTGACAGCGAAGATGGCGCGGACGATGCCCCTGCTCGGGCGCGGGCGGCTGGACGGCGGGGTACGGGGCACGGCGGGTTCCTCCTGGCGGACGTCTCGGGCGGTGCGCACCGTGCCCCCGCGGAGGGGTTACCGTCCTGCGCTGGCCGTACGGCGGGCCGCACCCGCGTGCCGGAGGCTCACTTCCACGGCAGCTTGCCGCCCTTCTTCTTCGCCGGGTCGTCCTCGTCGGCGTCGGCGTCCTCCTCGCCGTCCGGGTCGTCGTCGGTCTCGGCGGCCGGGTCTTCCTCGGCGGGGTCGTCGCGGTCCTCTGCGTCCGCAGCGGGGTCGACTGCTTCGTCCGCGGTTCCGAGATCGAGCGGTTCCACGTCGCCCGGGGGGAGGGCGCCCGGGTCGGTGGCCGCCGGGTCCGTGGCGGCGGGGTCCTGTGCGCCGTCGGCGGGCGGCTCACCGTGGTTGCCGCCGGTCTCCTGCATGCCGGCGTCGTCCACGTCGATGGCCCACGTGTCCGGGTCGGAGTACCGCCAGACCTGCCCGGTCTCGTCTCGTACCCAGCCCGTGAGGGTGCCGTCCTCGGCCTTGTCGAGCCACGCCTGCTCACCGTTCGGGCCGGACAGAGCGGCGTACGCCTGCGCGGGGTCGGTCTCGTCGCCCTCGTCGTACACGTCTCCGGCCCAGGGGCGCGCGTCGTCCGCTTGGGGCGGCTGCATCTCCGGTGGCGGTGGTGCGGCCGGGGGGCCGGCGGCCGGGTCGGCGGCGGGCTGGGGCAGGTTCTTCACGGCGTATGCGTAGTCCACGGGCGGCAGGGTCCGGGCCGGGGCTGCTTACGTCTCGGGCTGATCCCCTGCCGTGGCTCCCGGCCGCTCGCTACTCTCGATGCATGACTGAGTTGACGGTGTCCGTGGATGACCGCCTGGCGGACCAGGTGGCGGAGTCTGCCCGCCGGTACGGGCTGCCGGTGGACGTGTACGTGGAGCGGGTGCTGCGCGCGGCCGAGACCCCGGGCGCTCCTGACCGTGAGGAGCGCGCCCGGGAGCTGGCGCGCGGGGCCTTCCGGCAGTGGGATGAGGCCGGGCGGCCCGAGGCCGGCGCGATGAGCATGGCGGAGGTCTTCGGCAGGTGAGCGCGATCCCCGCGCGGTTCGCGTCGAACGTCGGCCGGACCATCCGTGACCTGCCCACCCCCGACCGGGACGAGCTTGAAGCGGCGATCGTCCGCGCCTGCGAGGACCCGTGGTCGTGGCCGCAGGCCGACAAGTACGAGATGGACGAGTCGGTGCGCGTCATCACGACGCGCACCGCGATCGTCCACTACGTGATCCTGCCGGGCCCCGACCCCCACCTTTGGGTGTTCGCGATCACTGTCTGACCTCTACCACCCGGGTGCGGTCGCGAAGCAGCGCGAGCACCGCGGTAACGTCCGTGGGCTCCAGATCGCGCCGAGGCCCGAGCGGGCCGAGCAGAACCGGTTGCCCGGTGTGCTGCTCGACCAGGGCCCGCACGCGGCGGGAGCCGGCCACCGGCCGGTCTTCTCGACCGGTGACCTCCACGTCGTAGGCGCCACCGTCGTCCAGCGTGCCTATGACCCTCATATCGTCCTCCTTCTACCGGGTGGCGAGCAGTCCAAGAAGGAAAGCCCGCAGGTCGTCGTCCTCGTACCACTGGCCGTCGAACAGCGTCGCGATGCCGAGCGGAACCAGGTTCCCGGTGTCGCCCTGACCGTTGCTGTTGCGGAACAGACGCGCGAGGAGCCTGTCCAGCGACGTGCGGCGCCGCGCGCCCACCCGCCCGCTGTGGGTCCGGGTGAAGTGGAACGCCTCCTGCGCGGCCAGCAGATCCGGGTAGTGCTGCTGAAGGTGCGCGAGCAGGGCGTGCGCAGCCGTACGGCGGCCGTCGTCCCCAAGGTCGGCGACGGTCGCGATCCGGCTGGCCGGGTCGTAGCCGCCGGCGTCGCCGCCGCGGGCCGTGAGGAACCGGGCCTCGGTCGGAGACAGCCAGTCCCGGGGCACGAACTGGGCGATGCCCGTCAGGGCGCGCACGGCGTCCGGGTCGCTGTCCGGGGTGGTCACCAGCGTGGCCGTGGTGCCCGGCCCCATCTCGCGGACCTCGGCGAGGGTGCCCCGTACGGCGTCGGGGAGCGCCGCGGCGTACGCCTGCTGAAGCCGGGCGGCTTCCTGCCGTGCGGACTGCGCCTCGACGCGGGCCGCCGCGACCTCCAGGTCCGCGCCGGGTGCGCCGCCGGCCGCCGCCGCTTCGAGGTCGCGCAGGCGGCGCTCGGCGGTGTCGGCGTAGTTCGCGGCGTGCCGGACGGTGCCGTGCGGGTCGTCGCCGAGTTCCGGCGCGGCGGCGCTCAGCCGGGCTACGACGTCGGTGTCCACGTCCTGTCCGGCCGCGCGTACGGCCGCGAGGTGACGCAGGGCCTGCGGGCCGGGCCCGCCGTCCACGGAGCGGTCCATCGTCCAGCGCACGCCGTCCTGTACCTCCGGGAGCTGGCCAGCAGCCAGGGAGGACCGGCTGGTCGGCCGGTACCAGCGGGCGCGGCGGGAGACCTGACCGAACCGGCCCGGGGCGGGCAGGAGCCGCGCCCAGTGGGCGACGCGGTCGCCGAGCGGCAGCCCATCTGTGTGCTGCGGGAGGCGCCCCGCGGCGGCCAGGCGACGCAGGCGACGGGCCTCGGGCCACGACCGGATGCGCCGCATCAGGCCCTGACGGAACCGGGAGATACGTTCCCGCATCCGGCGCAGGTTCTCGCGACCGGCCCGCCACGCCTTCGCGAGGGCCTTCAGGAAGGCCGCGACCAGGGCGATGATCCTCCGCGCGATGGCGACGAGTCCGGCCACGATGTGCGGCAGGATGCCGGCGCGCTGCCCCTCGGGCAGCCGGGAGGCGATCCGCTGGGCGGTGGCGTTGCGGCTGCTGTCCATACGAGCGGCGAGCTGCTGCACGATCGCGGCGCGACGCTCCGGGGTGAGGAGTTCACCGCTGTCCGCGGCTGCCTGGAGGGCTTCGCCCACGGCGTCGTCGGCGTGCTGGGTGACGTCGTCGTTCACGCCTGCCTCCCCGTCGGTGTTGTCGCCCCCAGCCGCCCGGGTGCGCAGGGCCTCCGGGATGAGGCGCAGCAGGTCGGCCGCGCGGCTGGCGGTGTCCTCCTCCGACTCGCCGTCCAGCGGCTCCAGGTCGTCCAGCGTGCGCACCGCGGCGCGAACAGCGTCGGTGCGTGCGCGGGCCGCCTCCTTCCGAAGCGACTGCACCAGGTCGTCGCGCTCCTGGCCCTCGAACCCGGCGTCGGTGATCGCGGCCATCGCCCCGTTGCGAGCCCTGCGCATGCCCGCGCGCAGCGCCTCGGGGGTGAGCCGTTCAGCGATCTGCTGGCGGAGCTGGTGGATGCTGCCCGGCGTGGTCGTGCCGTCGAGGGCGCTGTCGATCACCGCCCGCACGACTGCGTCCGCGTAGTCGGCGCGGACCTTGCCCGCGTCCGGAGCCGGGTTCGGGTCGCGCTGCTCAGCGTCGTCGTCCGCGGCCGGTGCCTCCGGGTCGGGGAGCTGGTACAGCGGCTCGGAGGACGCCAGGGACCGCTTGAAGCGCATGCCGTCCCCGTCCTCGATCGTGAGGACCCGCACCCCGCCCGGCGCCTCCTGGATCTGCACGACGCGGTACGCGGTCATGGTGTCCGGGTCGAACTCGTCCGGCAGGGTGATCGTGTCCCCCTCGCCGACGGAGCCCACGGTGCCCGGCTCCGGCTGGTCGACGTCGTCGGGCTCGTTGCCCGCCGCGGCGTCCAGGTGGTCGGCAGCTCGCTGCGCCGTTCGACCCTCGGGGGTCGCCGAGTCGGCACCCTCGCGCAGCTCCTCGGCGAGCGCGGTCGCCTGCCCAGGGGTGAGCGGCAGGTCGTTGGCGACGCGAGCCGCGCCCTGCTGGGCGTCGGGGTCGCTGGCCGGCGCCTGCCCACGGTCGGTGATCGCGTCGCGCTCCTCGGGGGAGAGCTGCGGGTCCACGGTGGGCCCGGCGACCGGGTCGACGGCCGGGGCCGGCTCGTGGCTGGTGATCTCGCCGCCGCTGGCCGGAGCATCTTCCGGCCCCAGCTCGGGCGGGTTGCCATCGGCCCCCAGCGCCCGCTGCACCTCGCTGTCGCTCGCAGTCGAGACCTTCTCGGTCTCGCCGGTGGTGGTGTCCTCCAGGTCGAGGTGAGTCTGCTCGCCCTCCTCCTCCCGGCCGGTGACCCGGGCGGTGCGCGGGCCGTCAGGGGACTCGCGTACGAGGACGTCGCCCTCCTGCACGTCTCCCGCAGGGGCGGGTTCGACGGAGGAGACCTTGTGGTCGTTGTCGCCGTCGGCGGTGTCGCCGATGACGCGCAGGTCAGCGATGGGCAGATCCCTCATACCGTCCGGGGTGGCGACGGTGGCGGTGTCCCCGTCCACCGACTCGACGGTGCCGAGCATGTTGCCGTCCCGGTCGCCGACGACGTTGCCGTCGCGCACCAGGCGGCCGTCTGCGGTCCAGCCGGAGGGCCGACCCGCGCCGCCGTCGGTGACGTTGAGGGAGGTGGGCGAGTGGTTGTCGTCGGTGCGGTCGTCGCCGAACTGGACGCGGACGCTGTTGGCGCTTGCGCCGGTGACCACGCCTTCCTTGCCGTCGTCGTCGGTGACGAGCGAGCCGGGGAAGAGACCGTTCCCTCGGGCGTCCGTGGGCACGCTGTCCGCGATCCGGCCGGTCAGGACGTCGGAGTCCGCGCCGGTCTGCGGGGAGCCCTGGAACTGGTCGGCGTCGTCGCGGGTAGCGCGAGCCGCCGCGGCGTCCGGCATGACGTACACCGGACTGCCGGTGCGGGCGTCCGGGCTGTCGGCGACCAGGACGCGGTACATGTCCGTGGCGCGGCCCTTCTTGGTCACCGGGATCAGCTTCGGTCCGCCCACGACGTGACCGGCGAGCGTGCGGGCCTTGCCCTGCTTGGTGACGCCGTCGATCCGGACCAGGTCGCGGAGCTGGAGTTCGCTGACCTGGACCCACTCGGCGGGCCGGCCGCCGACCGGCTCCGGCGCGGCCGGAGGCTCCGGCGTCGCGTCAGGCGCGCCCGCTGGCGCGTCCTGGCGGCGTTCGTCGCCACCACCTTCCGCGCGCGCGGGACGGTCGGCCGCCGGGTCCGCAGGCGGCTGGACCGGGGTGGTGCGCGCGGCGGCGGGTTCCGTACGGCCCTCCGACCGCGGGGCGTCCGTACCGCTCTCGGGGGCGGAGGTGTCCGTCGCGGCCGGGGTGACGGCCGTGTCGTCCTGACGCTCGGCCTCGGGGGCGTTGCTGCTGGACGAGGAGTCGTCGGCCGCCGCAGTGCGGGGGCCTTCGCCGATCTGCCGCCCGTAGCGGTGCTGATCGAACGGCAGGGTCACGTCCTCCGCCTCGGCGAGACGCAGGGCGGTGCCGCCGTCCGCCGGGATGATGAACGTGTCGCCGTTCGCACCGTGGCGCGTGCCCTCGAACTGGTCCTTGGAGACGGTGACGCGGTACCCCTTGTACCGGACTCCGGACGCCTTGAAGGTGGCCTTCGTCGGCTCGCCGATGACGTAGCCGAGTCGGCGGCCGGTGTACCCGGCGTAGAAGCCGGTGATACGCCCGTCGAGTTCTACGACGTCGCCTTCGCGGATGTCGGAGATGGGCACGCGTACGGCGTTGTTCCTGCCGCCGTTCTCCAGCAGCTCCTCGATGAACTGGTGGGCGGCGCGGTTCTTGCTGGCGTCGTGGTGCTGGGCCCTCGGGTCCTCCGGGCGGAGCACGTCGAAGTCCTCGCGGATCTGGTCCGCCAGCCAGCCCGGTCCGAGGATGTACTTGTCCTTCAGGTTGGGCTTCTGGTGCTTGTAGTGCGTGGCGTCGAGCCAGCGCAGTTCGTCGTGCAGGTGCGCCAGGTCGTCGGCCACGTTCCCGCTGGGCGTCACGCCGCGGCCGAGTTCGTCCAGCAGGGCGCGCAGCGCGTAGTAGCGCTCCAGGTCGACCGGGTTGTCGGCCAGGGTCTCCAGCCCGCGGAAGGGCTTCTCCTTGCCGGGGAAGCCCAGTGACTGGGCCGTGTGCCTCATGGTCCATGCGAGGTCCGGGTGCACGACGCTCAGGTCCGGCTCGCCGCGCTCCTTGTCGCGCAGCACGAGGTGCGCGATGGCGGCCTCGCGGGTGGCGAACTTCGTCAGGTCGGAGGCGAACGGCGGCTCGCTCCACCACTCACCGTCCGAAGAGGACCCGCCCGAGGAGTGCAGGTGAGGGGCGAACAGGGTGCCGATCAGCCGGCCGTCTCGCCAGATCTGACCATCGTGGTCCAGGCGCAGGACGGGCGTCGGGTTGAAGCCCTCGGCGGCGAGCGCGCGCATCCGCTCGGGCGAGCCGAACAGGACCCGCTCGCCTTCCTCGCTGACGACTCCCTTGGGCCCGGTCTCGTACTGCTCCATCTCCTTGGCCGTCGGTACGCGGCGGCCGTCTACGGTGCCGCCGCGGCGTCCCGTGCCGTGGGTGGCGTTGAGGAGGTACTGCGAGTCCGCAGCTCCCTCCGGCGCATCCGCCGCTTCTCCCTGCGCAGAGTCAGCCGGGCTTCCCGCGTTCGAGGCTGCCGCGCCATCGGCCGGCTGCTGCCCGTCGGTCTGCGCGCCGGACGACTCGGAACGGCCCGCGTCCGATTCCGGGGTGCTGGTGTCGTCCTTACCGTCCTGGCGGCGGAAGCCGGGGGCGGCGTCCATGACGCTCTGGCGCGCCTGGTCGATCGCGGCACCGATGTGGTTGCCGTTGGCGTCGCGCCACGCCCGGAGGGCCTGTGCGTCCAGTTCGGGTGCCGACCAGTCGATCGGGTTGCCGTTCTCGTCCCGAAGCTGCTCGTAGGCGTCGGCAAGTCGCACGGCGCCGTCGCGGCCACCGATCTGTTCGCCGAGGGCTTCCCAGCCGGCGAGGTGCATGCCGCTGGCCGCGTGGCCGAACTGCCAGGTGCGGCCGTCGTCGTCGGACCAGGTGATGAGCCCGCCGCCCGGAGAAAGCGTCAGGGTGTCGTTGTTCGCGAGGCGCCGCAGGTAGGCGGCGTGCTCCTGCTTGTCGGCCCCGGCCGGGGTCGGGTTGTTGCCCGAGCGGTAACGGTTCTTCAGGCCGTCGAGTCCGCCAGGCCCGCCGGTGTTCGGCGAGCGGTCGCGGTCGTCATCCTCCCGGCCGCGGTCGCGGTCACGGTCTCGGCCGGGCAGGTGCGGCAGGCCGCCGTTCGGGGCGCCGCCGTTGCGCTCGCCGCGCTCCTTGTCTCGGTCGCGGTCGCGGCGCCGGCGGCGGTCGCGGCGCTGCTCGGAGTCCGAGTCATCCGCCTCGTCTCCGTCCTCCGGGCCGTCACCGTCGGGGTCGTGGTCGTCGTCGTTGCCGGCGTCGGGGCTGGGCGTGCCGCCGTCGCCGCCGTTACCGCTCGCTTCGTCGGGTGCAGCACCATCACGGTCACCGCGCCGACGGCTGCGGCTCTCGCCTTCCCGCTGGTCGTCGTCCTGGTTCTGCTCCTCCTCCGAGTCCTGCTCGCGGTCCTCGGGCTCGCCGTCCTGGCGGGCGTCGTCGTCCTGCTCGTCGCGGCCAGTCGCCTTGTCATGGGCGACCACGAGACCGGCCGTGGCGAGATCCTTGCCGTGCCATACGCGGCGCTCCCCGTCGGGGGAAATGCTCACGTACTCCAGCACCTTGTCCTTGTTGGTGTTGTCGATCCGGCCGATCACCACGCCGTCGACCCTGACGGTCCACTCCCGGTCCAGGCCGGGCTTGTCGCCGTCGTCAGCGGTGACCTCAGCTCGGGCCACCAGCGCCTTCACGCGTTCGGGGCCGCCGAGTTCGTAGGTCTCGTCGTCTACCGGAACATCCCAGCCGATGTTGATGTCGGTGCGCGCCCGGTTCGTCGCCCTCTTGCGGACGTTCGGCTCCGGCTTCTCCACCAGCACGACCCACTCATCAGGTCCCACCCTGTCCTGGCCGTGGTCGGCGTCGATGGACACCGAGCGGACGGCGCCTTCGACTCCGCCGCGGTGGGTGTGGACGACGTAGTTCGGAGTCTCCATGCCGTCGAAGCCGTCGGTCGTGCCGCGTCGCGGGTGCTTCACGGTGTGGAAGATGTCGCCCTTGCGGAGTTCGGAGCCGCGCGCCCAGCGCATGCCCTTGGGCAGCTCGGCTTCGCCGATCTTCAGCTCTCCGGTTCCGGTCCGGGCGTCGGCGAAGGGAGCCATCGGCGCGCCGATGCTCTCCCGCCGGCCGTTCGCCCAGTGCATCCCGGCCCAGTTCGAGCTGTCTTCCTGCGTGGCCCATCCTGCGAAGGCGGCCCAGTAGGCGCCACTGTCGGACACAGCGGCGTTGAGGGGGCGCATGGCTTCGGGGAACTGGGCACGGATGCCGTACGACTTCTGATCGGGGTTGTCGCCGCCGACCACGCTGACGACGAAGTCCTCCGCCTGCTGCTCGGAGAGACCGTGCCCTGCGGCTCCGGCGCGAGCGCGGGCGATCTGCTCGCGTACCGCCGCCTGGACCTTCTGCGCTCGCTCCTCGACCAACTGGTTCCGGAGTTCCGCAGCCTTCTTCCGCCCCGCCCGGGTGGCGATGTGGTCCATCAGGATGGGGCGGAGGTCCGCGCGCAGCTCGTCGCCCATCTTGCTCACGGAGGCGCGGAGATCTTCCGCGAGGCCGGCGAGGAACTGGCGTCCCTCCAGCGGTGCTTCTTCCAGGCTGCGGCGGGTGTTCTCGTCGTACTGGGCCAGCGGCTCGACATCGGCCATCGTGGAGATCCACTGCATCACGGACCAGGGGTCGGCGCTGGCCGTCCAGCCCTCCCTGTTGTGAGCGATCGCACGGTCGAGGTAGACGTTGCGCACCCCGGCCGGCTGCGGCTGCGCCCATATACCGGCCCACCGGCGGATCGGTTCGGCACGGGCGGTTTCGCCCACGTCGCGGGGGAAGCTCAGGACGGGCTCGGAGTCCGATTCCGCGACGATGAGGGCGGCGGCGTGCGCCGCGTTGTCGAAGTCGCTGCTGCGGTACCACGGCTCACCGACGGCGCCGTGCAGCGTGTGGTCTGCGCGCCACGACTCCCCGCCCGTGAAGTGGGCCTTGTTGTCGTTGTACAGGAGTGAGCCGATCCGCTTGCCGTCGAGGTAGACGGCGCGGCGAACCTCGTCGGCCTGGAAGCGCCGCTCGGCGGGGATGACGTGGATCTCGCCGATCTCCACGGTCTTGCCACCGCGCTCACCGACCGTCTCGCGGGTCTCGTCCGGGCCCTTCCAGCCGACCGTGGGCTGGTCGGTCTCGGGCGCGGTCAGGCGCTCGACCTTCTCGTCCGCCAGGAGGGAGACGCCGTTGCCGTCCGAGGGCTCTTCCCCCTGCTCCCCGACGTGCAGGCGCCATGCCTTGATGCTCTGCCCGTCGCGGGTGGCCGTGATCTTCTTCGGCGGGGCAAGCAGGTAGCCCTCGCGGACAACGGCGTTGCCCGCGCTGTCCTGGGTCTCCACGCGGACGTAGTCGCCCTCGTTCACCTGGTCGATGCCCTCGACTTCGGAGCGGTCGACGCCGTCGTCGGTTGGCTCCTCGGGGGCCGTGCTGCGCTTGATCGCTTCCCTGATCTGCGCCCCGGCAGCTTCCTCGATCTCCTCGCGCTGCTGGTCTTCGGCGCGCCGCCTGCGGACGGTGGCCCGGTGCCGCGCGAGGTGGGTGTCGGTCACGTCGAGGAACCGGCGCAGCGGCTCCTCCATCTCCTGGCGTTCGTTGTCCTCCAGAGTGGCGAGCAGTCCGGCCGCGTGGTCGCGGGCGGCGACCAGGTACCGCTCCGCCTCGTCGTGGTCGTTGTCCTCCTGGGCGGCGAGCGCGTCCAGGACGGCCCGGCCCAGCAGGTTGACGCCGGCGGGGGTGTCGTCGTTTGCCCAGGTACGACCTGCCGCCCGACGGACCTGGAGTTCGGCGGCATCGACCGGGACCATCGCGGCCCGCCAGTCGCCATCAGTCGCGAACGGCTCGGCCGCCGGAACGTCCGGGGCTGCGGGAGCCTCCGGGGTGCCAGTCTCCGGTTCCTCGGCGCGCGGCTTGTACGGCTGGGCGTAGTGGTCGGTCTCGCCCGGGGCGGGGATCGTCGCCGCCTTGCGCGCGGAGTCGTACTGCTGGAACTCCATCTTGCTGGCGGCGCCGAGCAGCACCTTCCGGTTGCGGCGGCCCTCGGGGGTGCTCTGGTCCTGCTGGGCAGCGGCCTCGCGCGCCGCGGCGGCCAGCGCGCCGGCCTGCGCCGAGTAGGGGCTGTAGCGGCGGTGGCCCGGGTCCCACGGCAGTGTGTCGATCGGCGTGCCGTCGTCGTAGTTCCCGGACAGGGTGAGCTTGCTCAGCTCCCGAACCTGAGCCGGGGTGAGCGTCATCTCGGTGATCGCCCGGTCCGGCGTGACCGGCGTGCGCGTGGCCTGCTCCGGCTTGCCGTTCTCGTCCGTCCCGCCGGTGTACTTCTGGCGGAGGAAGTCGAGGCCGTCACGGACGATGGAGGCGGCGCGCACAGGGGCGGCACCGGCCTGGTTAGGCAGTTCCTCGTGCCACTGCATGTCCGCGGGGGCTCCGCCGTCGGCGTTCTGGCCCCACCAGTACCGGCGGCCGTTGTCGCCGATGCGGGCGCGGACCCATCCGACGGTGTTGCCGTCCGCGTCCACGATGGTGCCGTGGCCGGCTTCCACGTCGAGGTCGCGCAGGCGGTACCCCGTGGACAGCTCCAGGCCCTCGGGGGTCGACGCCTGGGCGATGTCGTCCGCGTTCTTGCGGGCCTTCGTGTCCTCGCCGCTGCGGTCCCCTCCGAACGGGGTGCCGTCGGGGCGAGTCACGTCCTTCAGCGGCCACACGCGCGTGCTGCTGTCCCCGCGCACAAGCACCGACCCGTCGTGCACGGCCATGACGTCACCGAGGCCGTCAGGCGTCATCACCTGGTCGTCCTTGGCGGGCAGATCCTGCTCCGGGGCAGCCGCGGGGGTGGTCGTCTCGGCGGGCGGGACCGGGGCGTCCGTGTTCCGTTCGGGCGCCGGCGTGTTGGTGTCGTCGTTGTTGTTGAGGTTGGCGAGATCGTCGCGGACCCGCTGGGCGTCCAGCTTGGTGGTGCCTCCGGAGCCGTAGCGGCCTCCGGCGATGGCCTGGTCCAGCTCCTCGTCGGTGGCCGCGGGCAGCAGCGGCCGGGCCTGGCCGTTGCGGCGGCGCACCTGTGCGGGGCTGATCTCCTGTCGCTTGCCGCCCACGCCCGGCTCGTCGCTGGTGCTGACCACGGTGAGCATCGGCGGGTCGATCTCAGAGACCGTGCCGATGTTCGGCGTGCCGTCCTCGTCATCGAAGTCGACCTGGTCGCCGGCCTGGAAGTCGTCCAGCTTGAAGTCGCGGCGGTACTCGCCCTTCGGCGGCTGGGTGGGGTCGTCGTCGTTGACGGCCCGGAAGACCCAGCCGAGCGAGCCCGGGTCGAGGACTTCGGTGGCCCGGGTCACCGCGACGTACGCGACGCGCAGCGCCTCGTCGTCGGGGATGGTGTCCCAGTCGATGTTGCCGTCGTCGTTGTCCTCGGGCCCCTTGAAGTCGTCGGCGATGCGGACGCGTTCGGACTCCAGGCCCTTCGCCTTGTGGGCGGTGGTCACGAGCACGTCGTGCGGCTCGTGCTCGGGCACCAGGCGGCCGTTGCCGTCATCGCTGTCGTCCTGCGGGTACAGCTTCGCGAGGTGGGCGTCGATCCGCTGCTGCGCCTCTTCCAAGGACAGCTTGTTGTCGATCTTGTGGACGCCGGAGCGGGTCTTCGACTTCCACGGCACGCTGCGCTTGCCGGGCTCGTAGTAGTACCGGCGGGTCGCCGGGTCGTACACGAGCTTGCCGACGCCGTTGTTCTTGCCGTCGCCGAGCCACCGCCGCAGGCCGTCGGCGTTGGGGTCGTTCCAGTCGAGGCGGACCCACACGCGGTCACCGACGAGTTCGGTGGCCGCCGGCCGGGAGCCGGAGGAAAGCAGGGCGTCGATGTCGTCGCCGTGCTTCTCCAGCAGGTTGAACAAGCTGGCGAGCTGCTGGAGGTCGGGGTCGGTCTTGACCTCCTCCACGATGTCGTCGAAGGCCATGCCGTTGAAGCGGGCCAGTTCGGCGTGATCGGTGTCCTCGCCCTCGGCCAGGGCGTGGGCGGCCTGCACGAACTCCTGGAGGGCCTTCACGCCGCCGGACACGGCGACGGTGCGGCCCGCGGTGAGCGCCTGCACCGCGGCGAGCGCGACGCCGGCGTTGGTGCGGGCGATGACCATGGACTCTTCGCCCGGGTGCAGTTGCTCGATGCGGGAGTTCTTGCGGTCGAAGCCCTTCAGCCGCATGCGGGTGCCGAGCAGCCGCAGGAACCGGTTGCCGACGTCGGCGACGGCCGGGCCGAAGCGGAAGGACTGGGTGAGGGTGGCGCGCGCGTCCACGGGGAGCTTGGCCAGGGCGTCACTCGCGCCCCGGAAGCCGTAAATGGCCTGGTTGGAGTCGCCAACGGCCACGACCTGCACGCCCTGGTCGAGGGCGGCGCGGACGACACCCTCCATCACCGGGTTCACGTCCTGGGCCTCGTCCCAGAACAGGGTGTCGGCGTCGATCTTGTAGCCGCCGAGCGCCCACTGCTTGACGATGTAGTCGAAGTCCATCGTCAGGTCGCGGTCGGGGTCGCCGGCCTCGGGGTCGCTGAGGTTCGCCCACATGCGGTCAGCGAGCGGCTTGACCGCGTTGAACAGGTCCCGACGCTCTTCGTCGGTCTTGGCCCTGACGTGCTGCGGGCCCATCTCGGCGTCGGCGGACTTCGCCCACTCGCGGATCATGCGCTCGGCGACGGTGGCCGCGCCGCCCGGGGTGAGGTCCCGGTTCCCGGCCTTGACCGTGTCGTACCAGCGCATGCGGTCGGCGATCTGCTGGGCGCTGAGCTTCTTGAAGCCTCCGGCCTTGCTGCTGGGCAGCCGGTCGTTCAGACGCCGGTCGGCGACCCGGGCGGCGTACGCGTTCGCCGTGGAGGCGAGCATGTTCTTCGCGTACTCGCCGCGGGCCTGGGCCTCGCGGGCCTCGGCGGCGACCGAGCGGTTGAACGCCAGGTAGACGATCTTCTTGCCCGGCATGCGGTGCGAGAGCATCTTGAGCGTGGACGACTTGCCGGTACCGGCGAGAGCCATCACCGCCATGTTCAGGCCGCGGCGGGCCGCGCCCTCGATGATGATGTTCTGCTCGTCGGTGGGCGGGTAGTCCTCGCGGGCGGAGGCTTCGGAGCTGATGCGCTCCCACTCCTCATCGGAGTAGCCGCCCTCCTTCGCGTCGGGCAGATCCTCCACGCGCGTGACGAGGCCCTGGACTTCGGCGTCGTTCAGGCCGTAGCCCCCGAGCCGGTCCTGCACCGTGTCCCCGCGGGACGGCTCGACCAGCTTGCCGTTGTCGTCGTACTTGGGTTCCGGCTTCCACCGGCGGCGCTCTTCGTCCTCCAGCTCCCACTGACGCCGTTCCAGGCGCCGCCGCATGGCGAGGTCGAGGGGGTCGGTGGACTCGGCGAGGGGGCTGAGCTGGTCTTCGATCTCATCGATGGCGTCGCCGAGCTGTTCGGCGGTCATGTCCGTCGGCGCGGTCTCCGGCTCCGGCTGCCGCTGCGGGCGGGCCGCGGGGGCGGGGCGCTCTCGACCATCGGCGGGCCTCGGCGCGCGCGGGGCGCCCGGCTCGCGGGTGCCCCCCGTGCCAGAGGTACGAGAGCGGGGTGAGGCGTTGGACGGCGTGCCGGAGTCCGCCGGGGCGTCCGTCTCGGCGGACTCCGCCGGGGCGCCCTCGGTCTCCTCCGGCTCCTCGGTGGTCTCGGGCTCCTCCTCCTGCGGCTGGTCCGCCTCGGGAGCAGCGGACTCGTCTTCCGGGGCACCGGACTCGGGCGCGGCGGCGTCCTGCTCGGACTCGGCCGCTGCCTCATCGTCGGGCTGCGGGGCTTCCTCCTCGCCCGGCTCCGTCTCGTCCGTCTCCCCGGAGTCGTCAGGCTGCGGGGCCTCTTCCTCGGCCGGCTGCGTCTCGTCCGTCTCGTCGGAGTTCTCGCCACCTTCGGGCCGCAAGTCGTCCAGCTCGGCACGCACCTGCGCGGGGTTGAGCGCGACGTCGCCGTCGACGGAGTCGGTGGTCTCCTCGCTGGGCGCCGGGGCGTCCGGCTGCGCCTCGCTCTGCTGCTGGTCGTTGTCGGCGGGCGGGGCGTCCTCGCTCAGCCCGTCCAGGTCGCTGCGCACCTGCGCGGGGTCGAGGGTGGTCTCGCCGCGCTCCTCGCGGGCACGCTGCTGCTTCTCCCGCTTCTTGCGTTCCTTCGCGGCCTTCCTCGCCTCGGCGTCCGGCCAGGTGATGCGCGGCCGGCCCTTCTCGTCGGTGCCGATCGACGGGGCGGCGGGCGTACGGGGGAGCAGGTCGGTGTCCTGCTCGGCCGCCGGGTCGTCCACGTCCGCGGCGTCCTCGCCGGCGGCAAGGCGGGCCTCGCGGAGCTGGTGCTCCAGCGCCTCCATGCGGTTGCGCTTGTCCTTGGCCGCGTCCTCGCTGCTGACCTCCCGGCCCTGCTCCTTGATGATCGCGGCGATCAGCTTGGAACGGCGCTCGGCGGCCTCCAGCTCGGCGGCCTGCTCGAAGGGGCGGTCGACGCGCTCTCGCGCGGTCGCGGCGGCGCGCTCCTCCTGGCGGAGTCGGCTCTCCAGCCGCACGATCATCTTCTCGACGTCGGCGAGCTTGTCCTCGATCCGGGTGATCGGAAGGGTCGACTCCTTCTTCAGGTCCTTCTCGTCGTACGAGAAGAGGCTCTGCGGGACGTCGGGCATGCGGATGTCCACCAGGTGCACGCGGCCGGCGTTGCTCCACGTGGTCCGGTACTTCGCGGTGACCTCGATGTTGCCGACCTTGCCGATGACGACCTCGGGGTGGCCGCCAGGCTTGTACGGGTTCTCGGTGCCCTGCCGCAGCACGGCGCGCGCCGCGGTGGCGAGCGCCTGGGCGGCCTCGTCGCGCTTGGTGAAGTCCTTGGTGCCGATGGTGGCGTTGAAGTCGTCGCCGCGGGTGTTCTTCTTCCGCGCGACGACGTCGCGGAGCTGGGCGGTGAGTTCGTTGGTCTTCTCGCGCAGCCGCTCGGCGGCGTGGATCGTGGACTTGTAGCCCTCGATCGTGCGCATGTGGCCCTTGAGCTTGCGCGTCAGGGCGCCGAGGGCGACCTTCACGTTGGCCTGCTCCAGCAGGTACGGGTTGCCGGTGGAGATGGCCGTGACCTGCTCGGCGTTGAACACACCGTCGGGGATGTCCTCGATGGTCCGCTCGGTCAGGTTGCCCTTCATGATCTGGCGGATGAACTTCGCCTTGCGGGCCACCGTCTGCCACGAGAAGCCGTCGAACGACCCCTCGGTGACGTACTGGAAGATCGCGACCTCGGGGTTGAAGTTGCCCTGGCGGATGATGCGGCCGTTGCGCTGTTCGAGGTCGGCCGGTCGCCACGGGCAATCGAGGTGGTGCAGGGCGGTCGCGCGGAGCTGGACGTTGGTGCCGACGCCCATCTTCGTGGTGGAGCCGAGGAGGACGGAGATCTTGCCGTTCCGGGCGTCGGCGAAGAGCCGCGCCTTCTCCACGTCGTTCTTGGCCTCGTGGATGAAACGTATCTTCTCGGCGGGCACGCCCCGCTCGATGAGGAGATCCTTCAGCTCCTGGTAGGCGGGGAACTTGGACTGGCCCAGCTCCTCCATGTCGGCGGGGCCCTCGGTCTTGCCCTTCTTCTTCTTGGACTTGCCCGGGTCGACCGGGGTGCCCATGTCCAGGAAGACGATCTGAAGGCCGCCCGGCGTCTCGTGCGGGGTCGGGTTGTTCTTCGAGGTCGGGTAGACCGCGTCCTTGGTGTCGGCGTAGATCCGGGCGATGTTGTCGGCCGCCGCGGGCAGCTTGGCGCCCTGCTCGTCAATGCCGACCATGCGGGGGTCGAGGGAGACCTTCCGACCGTCGGAGTTGATCTTGAGCATGTTGTCGACGGTCGGTTCGACGTCGCCGCGCTTCACGGCCCGCGCGCGGGCCGCGATCTGATCCATGTAGGCCAGGAGCCCTTCGGTGGGCTCGACGGAAACGGTGACGGCCTTGCCGCCGGCCACGTCCGGGGTGTCCAGGTACTCGGCGAGGTCGTCGGAGTTCTTGACGTCGGCGACGGTGCGCCAGATCCTCAGCAGCTCCGGCATGTTCCGGAACGCGGCGAAGCGGCTGACTTCCCGGAAGCCGGACCCGTCGGCGGCCAGCTCGGTGCCGTTGACGACCTTGCCGTAGGTGGAGGCGAAGTCATCGAAGTTGCGGACCTTGGCCTTGTCCAGCAGGTCGGGCCGCAGGTAGCGCAGCATCGTGTGCGCTTCGGTGATCGAGTTGGAGATCGGCGTGGCCGTGGCGAAGGTGACGACGCGGCCGGACTTCGTGGTCTTGCGCAGGTACTCCAGCTTCATGTCGAGGTCGGAGGCCCTGTTCGAGCCCTCGATCGCTGCGCCGGGGAGCGTGGAGTTGGTGGTCAGGTTCTTGTAGTGGTGGGCTTCGTCTACGACGACGTAGTCGATGCCCGTGTCCTCGAAGTAGAGGCCCGCGGTGTCCTTCTGCGCCTCGACCTTGGCCGTGATCTTCGCTTCGAGCTTCTTGAGCCGGTTGCGGATCTCCTTGACCATGCGGGAGTCGGTCCGCTTGCCGGGGTTGGCCTCCTGGTCCTCCCGCTTCTGCCGCTTCAGGGCCTCTTCGAGCTGCTCCTTCTCCCGCTTGATGTATTCGAGCTGCACCTCCGGGCGCATGGGGATGGACTCGAAGGCGTTCTGGGTGAGGATCACCGCGTCGTAGTCGCCGGTGGCGACGCGGGCGATGAACTCCCGGCGCTTGCGTCCCTGGAGGTCGTCGCTGGACGCGGCGAGGATGCGGCCGTTGGACGCGGACTCGGGGTACAGCTCTGCGAACTCGTCGCGGAACTGGTTGAGCATGTGGTTCGGGACGACGATGGCGGCCTTGTTGACCAGGCCGAGGCGCCGGAGCTCCATCACGCCCATGGTCATTTCGGCGGTCTTGCCGGCGCCGACCTCGTGGGCGAGGAGCACCGCGGGTTCGCTGACCATGCGCGCGACGGCGGCGTGCTGGTGGGCGTGCGGCTTGAACCACTCGGCCAGGCCCGGCATGGTGCGGCGCTGGCCGTCGTACGACCTCAGCGCCAAGTTGTTGTGCAGGTCGTTGTAGCGCTTCTTGACCTGCTCGGTGCGTTCCTGGGTGGCCCACAGCCAGTCCTGGAACTCCTCGCGCATCTCCTCGGCCTTGGTCTGGGCCGCGGCGGTGGCGTCCTCGTCGACCCAGGTCTTGCCGTCCTCATCGCGGTAGGTGACGCGAATCCGGCCGTTGGTCAGGATCGCCTCGGCGAGCTTGACCGCGTTGAAGTCCTCGGTGCCCCAGACCTTGCGGGCGGCCTGGCTGTTCTTCACGGCGTCGGGGGCGTCAACCCGCCACATCGAGCCGCCCTGGTAGCTGACGGTGACCGCGTCGGTGTTGAGCTTGTCCCGCAGGAACGCCTGGATCGGGCCACGGCCGAGCCAGGAGGCGCCCATGGGGGCGTCGATCTCGCCGGGGGAGATCTCCTCGGGGAGCACGTCTTCGAGGTGCTTGACGTTGATCTCGTACCGGGAGTCGTTCGCGGCGAGGGCCTGCGCCTGCTCCAGCTTCTCCCGCACGTTGCCGGACAGGTACTCGGCCGCCGGCACGAGGTTGCCCCGGTCGTGGGGCTCGAAGACCAGCGGGTACTCCTCGCCGGTCTCCGGGTCCTTGGAGCGGGCGGCGAGCAGCCGTTCCCGAGCCGTCTCCGGGCTGGCGCCCATCACGTCGGCGAGGGCGTCGATGTCGAGGGTGCCGCGCTGCTCCAGCACGATCGCCATCGCGTCCTCGGGACGGCTGGCCCGCTCAGCGATGGTGCGGTGCCGGGCCTGCCGCTTGGTGAAGATCGCGGCCGGCGTGCTGGTCTTCGTGTTCTCGTCGTACGAGTCCAGGGACAGGATCACGGCCATGGTCGGGTCCTTGGTCAGGAGTCCGCCCATGGGGGGTCGCTTGCGGAACGCCTTCTCGACCTGCTCGCCGGTCTCCGAGTCGGTGGTCTTGCGCTTCGACCACTCGAACCGGTTCACGGAGCCGAACTTGGCGTTGTACGTGTCGTAGCGGGACTTCAGATCGGCGCGCAGCGTCTCGATCAGGGCCTCGTCGGCGTCCGGCCGGGACTCCTCCCGGACAAGGGCCTTCAGCGAGTCGCGGAGCCCGAGGAGCTGCTGGGCCTCCTCGATCTGCGTCTTCGGCACCTCGAAGGGGTGGACCATGCCGTCACGGACCTGAGTGAACGTCCCGTCCGATTCGAGCTGCACGTGCCCGTCGGGCCGGTCCGACTCCGCGGACAGCAGCTCGACCTTGCGGCGCTCGCCGGTGTCCGGCTTGTACGTGAGCCGGGCGTCCTTCGCGCGGCCGACGACCCGCTTCAGGGTGTAGCCCAGCTCCTCGTTCAGGTCGCCGGCGACGTGCACGCGCAGCTCGCCCGGCCCGTACATGCCGTTGCCGACGTGCATGTCGCCGATGACGTTGCGGGGGTGGTCCAGGAAGTACGGGTTGACGTGGACCTTGGGCGCTTCGTTGTCCTCCGCGTCCTGGCCGGGAAGGTCGTGGACCTGCACGGTGTGCACCCACGTCGGCGGGTCGTCCTGCTTGCGCTGCTCGGGCGGCTTCACCTCGCCCTTGCGGGTGCGGCCGGAGGTGAACTCCTTGTCCTTCTCCCGGCGCCGGAAGATGAGCAGGTCGGTGACGACGTCCGTGCCGGCCGTACGGCGGTGCGCTCCGGACGGCAGACGGATCGCGCCGACCAGGTCGGCCTTCCGCGCCATCTCCATGCGGGCGTCTTCGGAGCGCGGCGTGTCGCCGTCCATGGTGTAGCGGGAGGTGACGACGGCGACCAGGCCGCCGGGGCGGGTCAGGTCCAGCGACTTCAGGATGAAGTGGTTGTGGATGTTGTGGCCGCCCTTGTTGTGGCGCATGTCCACGACCTGGTAGTCGCCGAAGGGGACGTTGCCGACGGTCATGTCGAACGTGCCGTTGGCGGCGCGGGTCTTCTCGAAGCCCTCGTTGCGGATGTTCGCGTGCGGGTAGAGGGCCTTGGCGATACCGGCGGTGATCGGGTCCAGCTCGACGCCGGTCATGTCCGCGTTCTCGGGCGCGTACCCGATGAAGTTGCCGGAGCCGCTGCCCGGCTCCAGGACGTTGCCGCCGTCGAAGCCCAGCTCCCGGACCGCCTTCCACACCTGCTGAGCGATGGCCGGGTCGGTGTAGTGGGCGTTGAGGGTGTTGTCCTGAGCGGCCTCGTACTCGGCGTCGCTGAGGAGTTCCCGGAGTCGTCGCTGAAGCGGCTCGAACTCGGGCTTCGGGGTGTCTACGAAGACCTGCGGCGTGGCGCCCCAGCCGGACCAGCGGGCCAGGGTCTCCTGCTCGGCGGCCGTGGCCGGCCGGTTCTCGTCCTGGAGGCGGCGCAGCACCTCGATGGCGGCGATGTTCGCCTTGACGCGGGCCAGGACGCCGCTGGGGACGACGGGGCGGCCGTCCTCCGGCGGCTGGTACTGCGGGGCGGTCTGCTCCTGCTCGGGGGAGCCGAAGGTTACCCGGCTGCGATCTTCGGCAGACTCACCTTCGGCATCTCCTTCTCCTCCGTCCCGGGCTCCTTCTCCAGGCTGTACAGCTTCTCGTCCAGGGCCTTCTCCCTCGCCCGCAGCGTCGCCATGTGAATCAGCCCCATCGCGTCCCGGAAGTCCGCCCCCGGCTCCGGCTCCTCCCGGAAGTCGTCCCGGTACTCCGCGATCAGCTCCTCGATCTCCGCGCTCTCCTGCGCGAAGAACCTCTCCGGCGGCGTCGTCTCCGCCAGCGTCGCCAGCGCCTCCGGCCGGTACGTCTCCCAGAACGCCTTCACCAGCGCCTTGTACCCGCTCACTCTGCTCCTTCTGGTCGTCGCGCTGGCCGTCGGCCGGCTGCGGGGTCACATCTTCACCCGGCACGCCCGCAGTGGGGGTGTCGGGGGCGGTCTCGGGGTTTTGACGCTGCTCTTCGTTCGGTTCGTCGCGGCGGCGGCCGAGGCGGGCCGCGGCGCTGTCGGTGGCGCCGCGCTCGCGGTCGAACTGGCCGGCGAGCTGCCAGATGGCGCGGCCGGACCGCTGGTCGTCCTTGTCGCGGAACTCAATCAGCTCGGCGTTCAGGCGGGGGCCGCCCCAGTCGACGGTGCGGCCGTCCGCGTGGCGGAGGTTGCTCGCCAGGAACAGGGTGAACCGGTCGGCGGTGTCGCGGTCGCCGAAGTGGCCGTAGGTGTGGAGGCCGCGGTTGCCGAGGCTCGACAGGCCGCGGCCGGTGCCGGCGGCGCGCACCTCGTAGCGGTAGTCGTCGTCGCGGGTGGTGTCCTCCACGATGGCGAAGCCGCGGTGGTCGGCGAGGTGGAGCTTGTACTTCGGGTCGTTGGCGTACCGGCGCATCACGTCGCGCTGGCCTTCGGGGGTGTCGTCGCTGCCGCCGCGCTTCCAGAACTCGTGCAGCTCGGCATCGTTGCGCGGGCGGCCCCGCTCGTCGCCGAATTTCTGCGGGCCGACGTGCCCGACGGCGATGTTCGAGGCGGGGGCGCCGGAGCGGTCCGCGACCTGCTGGGCGGCCTGCGCGAGGGGACTCTTCGGCGGCGTCTGGGTCGGGGCGGCGGGCTTCGTGCGGGAGGTGGCGCCCTCACGCTTCTTGGCGGCCCGCTGGGCGAAGCGCTGCCGGGACTCGGCAGCCAGCCGGCCGGCCTTCTCCAGGCCGTCCGGGGTGTTGAGCCGGTCGAAGGACGCGGGGTCGTTCCAGTCGATGCGTTCGCCGTCGACCTCGAAGGACTCCATGTTGTTGGCGAAGTCGATCGCTTCGCCCTTGCGGTCGGAGATGATGAGGCGCACGCCGGTCTCGGTGTGCATGACGCCCCAGCCGGCCTGCTCACCGTTCTTCGTGCGCCACGTGGTGTGGCCGACGACGAAGTGGCCGTTGCGGGAGAGCTGGGGCTTGTCCAGCTTGTCGAGCAGTTCGGTCGTGAACTTGTTGTGGCTGTCCTGCGCCTTCTCGTCCTTGGTGAAGGCGCGGACCTTGCCGCTGGCCCAGTGGGCGCGGACGTCGTCCAGGGTCTTGAAGCGGCGGTTCGGGTCGCGGCGGGCACGCTTCGCGGCGGGCTTCGGCTCGGGCTCGTCGTCCGGCTCGTCGTCGTCCGGCTCCGGGCCCTGGCCGAGGTCTTCGCCGTCGATGTCCTCCCCGATGTCCTCGCCCTGGTCGTCCTGGTCGTGGGGGTCGTCGGAGGTGTCGCCCTGGTCGCCGGCGTCGTCGTCGTTCAGGCCGGTGCCGCGGCGGCCGTCGGAGAGGCGGCGCTCGTCCTCGTCGCGGACCTTCTTCTTGCTCTTGGTGGGGGCGGTGCCGTCCGGCCGGGCGACCATCGTCAGGCGGGAGCCGTGAACGGTGGACTGCTGGTGCGTGGTCAGGTTCTCGACCAGCACGTTCCGGCCGCCGAGGGAGCGCACGACCCGGGCCAGGCCGCCGCCCCAGAGCCGCGCGATGCCGCCCGTCTCGATGAATCGGCCCTTGGAGTCACGCGGATGCAGATCGGGGTTCCAGGGGCGGCGAGCCTTGGCTTCAAGGCGAGCGGCGAGACGGTCAGCGGCGTTCGTGATCTGCATGCGGCGGACCATGCACAACCGAAGTGGTTAGCGTCGCGTCCTCACCGGCACGGCAAATCGGGACGCCGCGGCGGCTACATCGTCTCGGTGAGGATGTGCAGCAGGAACCAGCCGCTGAAGCCGAGCCAGCCAACGGTGAACACGGCCCGGCCGGTCTTCGAACTGCGGGTGCGGAAGAGCGCCCGGGTGTTCTCGCTGAGGGTGTCGCCCTCCTTCTTGTTGATCAGCGCCCAGGTCTCGAACAGGGCGAAGAGGGCGGTCCACAGGGCCCAGATGATCCAGCTCACGGGGTTTCTCCTTCGGTGCGGTAGCGCAGGCGGCAGCGGCAGTTGGCGGTCAGGTACAGGGGGGCGAGCTGGTCGCCGGGGTAGCGCATGGGGTAGCCGTCCACGTCGTACGGCTCGGTGACGGGCAAGGTGATCCCGTCGACGTCGGCGTGGGCTTCCCGTACGCGGTCGTCGCCGCGGGTCACCCAGGTCCGGACGATGTCGGGGCCGATCGCCGCGGCGGTGGCGTCGGCTGCGCCGTTGACGGTGGCGACGGCGGTGCTCTCGGCGATGCCGACGGCCGTGCGGGGCCCGATGTCGGCGAAGGCCGTGCGGACGAGCGCCAGCAGGTCCTCGATGTCGCCGGTCACGTCCTGCGCTTGGCCGAGGAGTCCGCTCAGGGTGTCCAGGAAGTGCCGGGCGGTCTCCTCGGCCGCGTAGACGGCATCGAGCACCGCGGTGGTGACGCGGGCGGCGGCGGAAGCGGGCGGCTCCGGGGCGCCGAGGGCGGCGGCCGTGCGCTGGGATACCCCGTGCGCGATGCCGGCCAGGACGTGCGCCAGGGTGCCGGAGACCTCGTCCAGCCACCGGTCGGTGCCGATGATGCGCTCGATGTCCAGTGCCGCGTCCCCGCCGCGGGTGTCGGTCGGGCCGTCGTCCCGCCAGAACCGGGTGCCCTTGCGGGCCTTGGGGGAGCGCAGGCGAGCGGTGATCACGCCCTTCTGCCGGTCGAACAGCGGGGCGAGGGCTGCGGAGACGGTCTGCATCGCCTGGTCGAAGTCGTCGTCGGTGACCTCGAAGCCGGTCGGTCCGGACAGGAGCGCCTTGGCTTGGAGGCCGCGGGCCTCGGCGACGGCCGCCGCCGCTTCCCCGGGCATCCGCTGCTCCGTCTGGCGTGCCGACTCGACGGCCGCGGCTGCTGCGCCCGGCTGCCCGCCGAGGCTGCCGTCTTCGCGGGCAGCGGCGACGGCCGCCGCTGCCGCCCCGGTGCCGGCCGTGGCCGGGTCTGCGGGCTGGCCTCCCTCGGCGCGGGCCTGAGCGACGGCCGCCGCGGCGTCCCCGCCACCCGGGTCGGCGGGCGGGAGCGGCGCGTTCGGGTCGCTGCCGGGCGGGAGCTGCCCGCCGGGGGCGTGGGGGTCGCCAGCACCCTGGATGCCCAGTGCTGCGGCGTCCTCCGGCCGGGCGGGGACGGGCGCTTTCTGCGGGGAGATCCACAGGGCCCGGCTGTGGGGGTTGTTGTAGGCGGGCAGGCCCGCGCGGCGCCGGTACTCGTCGATCGAGATCAGGCCCGCTTCCCACTCCTCGCGGGCCTCGGCGCGCCGCCGGCGGCGGGGCAGCTCCAGCACCTCGACGCTGCTGGTGTTGAACCGGATGTCGGCTTCCGGGTTGCTGATGTCGCTCGCGAAGGCGTTGGAGATCATCGCGAGGTGGTCCAGCTCGGTGTGGGACCAGAAGTTGAACTCTTCCTGCTCGGCGTTGTCGAAGGTGCGGCCGGAGGCGTTGCCGAGGACGCTCTCCGGGACGCCGAACGCTCCCAAGATCTCGATCTTGGCGTTCTGCGCGGCGTGCTCGTACGCCATCTCGCGGGGCTTGGCCGCCAGGTCGACGTAGTTCATGCCGCCGGGGCCGGCGCCGACGACGGAGACGTGGCCGGCGAATTCGCTGCCGGGCAGGAACCGGGACTCCAGGCGGTTCATCTCCTGCTCGCTGAGCGAGGTGGTGTCCACGGCGACGATGCCGCCGGGGCGGGCGTCGTTGCGGATGAAAGCCACGTTGTAGAGGCGCGAAAGGTAGTCCAGCTCGATGCTGACGCCCGCGGCCTCCAGGGGCGTCATGCCGGAAAAAGGATCAGTTGGATGAGGGTCCCGAATCCAGCGGACGCGCTCGGGGTCCAGCTCACGGACCTCGCCGAACAGGGTGGTGAACTCGAAGTGGGCGATGTACTCGCCGCGAGGGTCGGGGACGGGGATGACCCGGTCGGGCGGGAGGAGGTCGAGGCGGGTGATGGTGCCGCGGTTGCTCCTGGTCACCTCCACGAACGCGCCCCGCTTGGACAGCAGGATCTGAGCGGAGAGGCGCTTGCGGAACTGGGCGCCCGTCTCGACGGGGTTCGCCCGGCCGTTGAGGACCCGGAGGAGCGGGTCGTCCTCGATGACCTGCTCGAACTCGCCGTCTTCGGAGAGGCCCATCCCGATCTCGATGGGGAGGCGGCCGGCGTGCTTGCTGATCGTCTCGATGGCCTTGTAGACCCAGATGACGCGCTCGTAGCCCTCGGTCACGACACGGTCGAGGTCCCAGCCGTCCGCGCGGCCCTCGGTGGACCACACGTTGGAGGTGCCCGCGTAGGTGGTGGAGGCGTAGCCGCCGGTCCACGAGAGGTTCTTGGTCTCGGGCTCGGCCTCGGGGCGCTCGGGGATGAGCGACCGGAGAGCGGGGAGCCAACGGCGCTTGGCCACGTCAGTCTCCCTCGCTGCTCAGGAAGACGCCGACGGCGACCAGGAGGGCGAACAGCAGGGACCAGGGGGTGAGGGCGAACGCGAGCCCGGCCAACACGGTGAGGCCGAGGGACAGCGCGCAGTACCCGGCGACGAGCCGCACCGCAGGGTTCAGCGGCGGGGTGATGTACAGGACCGTGTAGCCGCCGACACAGAGGACCAGGCCGGCCAGGAGGAGCGCGACGAGCGGTTCGGCGATGTACAGGGCCCCGAGCAGCCCGACCGTCCCTGAGCCGATCAGGAAGAGGCCGAGCAGGTCGCGGAGGATGCGACGGCGCGGTGCCCGGTGGCTTGGGGGCGGAGACTGCGTTGGAGGATTCACGCGGCGGACCGTAGGAACCCGCCGGGCTTACGTCTCGGGCCTACTCCGAATCGAACACGAAGATCAGCGTGGCCACGCCGAGCCACGTGGCGACGGCGGCCAAGACGCCCACCGCGGCGGCGAGCTGCGGATCGCCGGTGGAGTGCTGGGCGATGCCGCCGGAGACGCCGCCGAGGAAGAGGCCGAGGAGGAAGATGCGCACGCTTCCCCCTACCGGGCCGGCCGGGAGACGCCGCTGATGTACGAGCCGATGCCCCGTCGCTGGATCACACCGCCGGGCAGGAGACGGGCGGCGGGCGGCGGCTCGGGCACCTTGCGCTTCGCCCGCTGTGACTGGTCGCCGCCGATCAGGTGCCGGTTGTCGATCAGGGCCTCGCAGTCGTTCTCCGCGACGTCCTCGTACGGCCGCCGGCAGTTGCGGCAGTACACCTCCAGGGCGTCCACGCGGGTGCCGACGTCCGTGGTGAAGCTGCCCCGGAAGTCGGCGACCTTGGCGATGCGCTCCTCGACCTTAATCTCGGCCGCGATGATCCAGACGTGCGCGAGGGTCTGCTGCTCCGGCTCCTCGGCGGCGTCCGGTGGCGTCGGCTCGTCCAAGGACGCAGCGAAGAGGTCTGCGAACGGCTCGAAGAAGAGCTGTTCGCTCACATCGAGAACGGGGGTCGGCACAGTCTGGGTCCTCCCGGCGGCGGTACATCAGATCGTGGCCGAGCGTCAACGCCTGGCCGCCTGTATGGACGGAGCGGGCGGCTCAGGCGTTACACCTCAAACCTGTGCACCAGTCCCTTCTTGCTGAGGGTGGGGGTGCCCGACGCTGGCCCGGATCACCTCGTCGCTGACCCGCAGCGCCTCCGTCATCTTCGCGAGCCGGGGCTCAGGGAGGTTGCCGCTGCCCAGCGCGCAGGCGCGGACGAGCTGCTGGGCCGCCTCGATCTGGCGTGGCTCGGCGAGGCTGAGGAACCGGTCGTCAGCCAGGCACTCACGGGCGGCGTAGCCGTCGGTCGCCGCGGCGGCCCGGCGGTGGAGCTCGGTGACCATCCGGTGCGCCGCGTCTTCCTGATGCGGCTCCAGCAGGTCCAGGATCGTCAGCCCGAGGCGCGTGTCGAAGACGGTCATGCCCGGCTCGGGTTGGTGCGCGAGGTAGTAGTCCTCAACGAGCGCGTCGAGGGTGGGCACGGTCGGGCCGAGAAGGGCCTTGTTGCACATCACGTTGAGGCACCCGGTGACGGCGTTCTCCCACACCTCGCCGGGAGCAGTATCGGAGACGAGTGCGGCTGCGGCGGCGGGATCTCGGCTGAGCGCGGCCACAACGGCGACCTGCCGACCGTCCAACATGCGCTGGCCGATGCCGCGGTGGTCAAGGATGTGGGCCAGCGCTTCCGTCCAGCGGCCGGCCGTGGTCAAGGTACGTGTGCCGTCGGCCAGGACGACTTTCCACAGCCAGGTGCGCACCTCGTGGCGGTCGGTGTCAGTGAGGGTGAGGTCGGCCGGTACGTGGACCCCCTCGAACTGCGCGCTGGTGCCGTTGGTGACGGCCTCGAAGAGGTGCAGCAGACGGTGGCGTCCGTCGTCGGCGGCGCCCGCGCGGATCTGGAGGCGGGCGAGGTTCACCACGGGTTCGAGGGCACGGATCGCGGTCATGCCGGGCAGGGGGGCGGCGTGGAGGTAGGCGGCGGCGTGCTGGTGGCACATCTTCCGCGCGAGGTCCGGGAGGCCGAGGTCGGAGGCGATGAGGGCGGCCTGGTTGTAGACGGCCGAGGCGAGGCCCTGATCCGCCTTTGCGGCGGCGGCTTCGGCGAGTTCGACCAGGCCGTGGACGCGCCGGGGCAGGGGCAGGCACGCGGGGCGGAAGCGGTAGATGAGCGGGAAGCGCTGGGCTATGGGTCCGTTCGGGTCCATGAGGTCCCCCCGGGGGTGACGGCGACGAGGAGCGGGCAAGGGCCGCGTGGTGCCCGCCGACGAGCGGGGGCACCACGCGGCCGGATCTGCTACTGCCAGGTGACGCGGACGCGGTTCAGCGGGGTGTCGAGGACGAAGACACCGGGCTGCTCGTCCGCGGGCGCACCGAGCGGCA